TCAATCACTCTCTCCATCTTCTCTTCCCCATACTTTGCCACACATACATTGTAAAGCAGCATCGCCCTGGTCATTATGCCGACACCGCCGATACGAGGTGTAACTTTGATATTCTCCATCTCATAAACAGCGTCGGCGCAGTCTCCATGTTGCTTTCCGTTTTTGTCATAGTTGATACCAACATCGATACAAACTTCAACTCGGTCAAGACCTCTTGTAGTGATGAAATTACGTTTACCTACTGCTGAGATAACGACATCAACCATTCTCATTTCAAGTGCTGTATCCTTCATTGGAGTCCCTGTGCTATTCACAGAAATCACATTGCAATGGCGCTTAATCAGCATATCAACCAGTGGACGACCCACAATATCGGACTGACCACATACAAGTACATTCTTTCCATCCAGATTGTAACCGATGGAATCAAAAATCTTCATAACGCCAAGCGGAGTACATGGTTGAAATGGTGATGTAGAATTAAAACCATCAACGTCAAGTTCGTCTGGAATACAAATATTTTTAGGATCGATATGTTTTGGCAACGGAAGCTGAACAATGATACCATCTACGTTTTCATAATTATAATCTTCCTGTATTTTATCATTCAACCCATCTTCGGTAATCTCTTCTGGTAGCTTGATAAGCTCCGCTTCGATTCCAACCTCTTCACAGTCACGCAGCTTGCCGCGAATATAAGCGTTGGATGCAAGATTGTCCCCTACTTGATAAATATGTAAAATAGGAGCATAGTCATCTTCTGCAATAATATTCTTGATTTTATCTTTGATATCTTGTGCGATAGATCTACAGTCAATAATCATTGTGAACCTCCTTACAGCATCATACCGGCAATGGCATGAATGACTCGCTCAAACATTTCGTGATTAAAAACATAGTCACCAAGGTCACGCACAAACGAGATGATATTATTTTCGCGGCCTTCGATTTTGAAATGCTTAAATCCCTGTGAAACCAGCATTTTGATTTCATCTTCATTCATAGATGTGCCAAGAAGAGGATTGCTGTTTCGAGTAGAGCCGCAATAGTTATATACTATCGCCAACTGATTTTGCAGCTCCGTAATATCATCACCATTAACAATAGCCTGACCCAGCTTTGTATTCAGCTGATAGTGACGGCCAGCCATGGGACAATTCGGCAGACATCGGTGATTGACAATAAATTCTACTCGATCATGGTCATGTAGGTTTTTAATAAACTGCTCGTCATGGATCTTAAATGGATTCACAACGACAATATCAAAACGGTCAAGCAGACGATTATAATATTCAGCAGAATCATTCCCAAGGCCGACTTCGACGGATGGTTTTACTTGCGAAGAAATCAGCTCAAGATTGGGATACATATAGCGAATATAATCAGCCAGTAAATCGGACATAACAATGACGCCGTTACGGTTTGTAAGACCATTCTGATTATTATGATCGAGGTGCCGCAACATAATATTTGAAGTTTCATCAACGAGATCGCCGCGTGTAACAAACGGGCTTGAGAATGTCAAACGAACTCCAATACCAAGTTCATTATATTTATCTACTCTGGACAAAACTTCTGACATAGGCAGATTTTTCTGTGGTGGGATACGACCACCCTGCAGGATTGTGTAAATGCTGCCAAACACATATCTGATGCCATTTTTCTCACAAGCCATTTTACAAGCTTTGTCAATATCAAACATCATTTCATCATGGCCGCAGAACGCACCAATGTTCCAATCGATTTCACCGCCGTAATCTTTTACAAGCATCGAGTTCTCCTTTCTTTAAAATCACAATTCTTCAGGCATCACGCTTCACGCCTTCACAGAAGAATTTATGAAGCATTTTGTCGTATTCGCGTCGGCACTGCGGGCACAAATCTGAAATCGCACCTTTATCTTTTAAGCTCCATCTTCCAGAGTCGGAAATATAGCAGCCCGCGATACAGTCTGGGAAACGTGCCTTTCTAACAAGTGCTTCTTCCCCACAACGGTCACAATAAATTTTTACATATTCTTCAATCATAATTCCGTACCTCTTAAAACATCACGCCGCGATCATTCGATAGATAGCAGCCCTCTAATGAGCTTGCAATTTTGTGGTACCTATTATCAAGGTTAATAAGAAATGTATTTATCATCTCATTATAAATATGTGCAGCCTCTTCGTAAGTATCAGCAAATGCATAATACGATTGATTTGTGTTCACGCTGATTGTGCGATTTTTTGTTTTAAACTTCGAGTTCCAATAATCCTTGTTATGAATAGTTCCTTGTACCGGCTTGCAATTGATGCCGGCCTTCGTATCATCAAATCGAAATCCAGTGCACCAGACTTCTTTATCTTCTGGAACAGACATAAGTGTATAAGTCATGATCTTTACTCCTTCTATCACCTACAATATGCATGTAAAAAGGCGGATTCTCTTGCAAGCAATCTTATTCTAATTCCACAAGTGCATTTGCACTCAGGACATTGGATCTCTGCCGGACGCCCTGTATTATCATAATTTCTTACCGTTTCACTAACAGGTCGTGCCGGCAAAGGCCATACATGAAACTCAGATCTTTTAGCTTCAAATACACAGCCACAAGAGTCACAAGTTACTTTATATATTTTCCCAGAATCTTTTGTCTGACTCGTTCCGTGTTTTACAACATTCATATTTTTATTCCTCCCACCCACCACTGCGATTATGTATCAGATACCAAACTTGGCGTTTACCTTTTTCAGATTGTCCGCCGCCTCGGCATATGCGTCGCGTGCGGCATGATAATCGGCCATCTTAGCAGCCAGAATTCGTTTTGCTTCCTGTTCGGCAGTATCAGCATTTGCGAGCTCCTGATTCAGCTGAAAACCTGCCGCCTTGATGCCACTGGTAAACCCCTGCAGATCACTGGATGCAACCTTTTTCTCAGCGATATAAGTGCCCCTCTTACCGTTGACAACAGAGTCTGTGTTGAACATCTTTACGATACGATCAGTAGTTCCATCATTAACGTGATAAACATAAAAATACTTAGCCATAATTTAGTCCTCCTTGACTTTTTCAAACGTATAAATCGTATGTGCTGTTTCAATTTTGACAATTTTTTCATTTTCTGAAATCGAGACAGAAGTAACGGGAGATGTGTGCATCCCTCCCGGATATGGATAACCATCATTGTCTTTTACATATCGGAACTGAGCGATCCAGCCGACAGGAATTGGACGGAACTGCATTGTCATACCGATCCATTCTGGATACCACCCGTCAGTACGAGTTTTGCCTGTATCTACATAGACGGCGTCCTTCATAATGTAATCGCCTTTCGGCATTTGGATAATATCGTTCATTGATTTACTCCTCATCTGGATTCCAAGGCCATCCGTCATCAGGTCGATCTTCCGATTCATCTTTAACATACCAGCTATTGTCTCCAGTACAAATTTCTACAGAAACACAATATTCAGCTCTGATATATCTTTTATTAAAGTTCATATATTTGGGATTGCCGTTAAACGCAGCTTTGATCATATCGTTTGCGCGATCGATAGCATTGCAAATGTCTTCGTCAAGCTTCTCTTTCGCATTCCAAGCTGTCTTTGCATCCAAATAACTAAACAACGATCTTTGATAGGTATCGCTAAATTTATCGCCATTTTCCATGATGTAATACACAGTAACAGACCTCGATGTATATGGGAGTTTAAGGTCTTTTGCTTTTACAACAACAGGTTCTTCTTCGGTGTCAACCGGCTGAACTTCTTCTGATTTATCCCAGAACATTTTACATCACCCGCTCCTTTTCATCCCAGTGTTTGATACCGTATTTGTCACGAACACGATTTAATCTTGCAAGAATTTCTTTATATTGCGGATTGTTTGGTTCTGTCTCGAACATGGCCGTCTCTGCTTTCCCAAGTTCTTCGTTATATCTATAACCACCATTTCTTAGCTTTTCCCCAATGACAATCAATTCGTCATCACTTTGTACCGATTCGTCATAGATACCATTTTCATCATAGTATTTAACACGTCTTTCTACATATGGGGACTTGACTGTATATCCAAAACTACATCGCATAAGTAATACCCCTTAATTGTTAAACACCAGTGCTTCCGAAACCATTATCACCACGCTCAGTTTCGTTCAATTCATCAACCACGTCAAACTGTGCCTGATAATACGGAACGAACATGAACTGTGCGATACGGTCACCATGGACGATTTCCTGGGGTATATCAGAGTGATTGTGCAAGGGAATAAAAGCCTGGCCACGATAATCCTCATCCAACACGCCGACTTTGTTCGCAGGTGCCAGACCCTTCTTAGATGCCAGACCACTGCGGGCAAATCCTAGGATAGCCCAACCATCAGCAGGAGCAAAACGCAGGCCGGTACCGATCATACGGGTCTCATGCGGATGGATGTAAATAATAGGATTACCATGCTCGTCATACAGGTCTGCCTGATCCGCTGTGATATAAGCGTAAACGTCAGCACAGGCGGCCTTCTCAGTGCCATAAGTTGGGATGTGAGCGTCAGGATAGATCTTGTTCACTTTTACAATAGGGTTCATATTAGTTCTCCTTCCATAATACGACTTCGTTCTTTTTTAAACTCTGCTTGACATCGATCACTCTTTGATTATTGCTGCCAGCCCATGGCAATGAAATATCGCGCTGAGCTTCGATATATGGGCCATCCACCAGAACATCCACATAGTTCAGATGATCCCAACCTTTGATTTGATCCCACTCGTATCCAGTCCACATCCAGATATCCTTAGTGTCGCCGAACTCTTTGCGGACACGCTCACAGATATAGCCAACGATAAGCCGGTTCTGAACGAACAGAGGGTCTCCCCCGCTGAATGTCAAGCCTTGAATATAATCGGGGCGAAGCAAATCAAGCAACTCTTGCATGGTGTCTTCGACGAATGGATTACCGGCGGCCGCATCCCACGTTTGAGGATTGTGGCAGCCAGGACAACGATGGGAACAGCCCGCTGTCTAAAGTGTGACCCTGCAGCCGATTCCATTTGCGATATCTGGTGTTGTTATCTTAATATAGTTCACTTGTTTCACATCCTCTCATGCCACCACACCCACCCTGCTCATTTTATTTACTGCTTCTTACTGTTCGCATATCTGCCAAAGATAAGTAGCACCAGCCAGATACCGGTTGCCGCCCATAGATTAAAATCTGGTCCAAGCAGCTTCCAACCGCCATATAACACAACAGTCGTAATGAACCACGACAGAATAAAACCAAGAAAACCTGAAATGAATTTTGCAATATCATTCATTCGATATCACCTGCCTTTCTGTTTTTTACTTTTAAACAGTGGTTTGCTTTATCAATTTTTATAAATGGCTCCATGCAATCAGTGCAAGTAACACGCACCTCTTTGGTGCTACGAATAATAGTCTTACACTTTGGACATATCCAACGTCTGGTACTTGATTTTTTATTTACAGATTCATCTGCAAATTCAATTCCAGTCAGATTCATTGTTTTCCATCCTTGTTGATCAATAAATCTGATTAGATCTTGACTAGGTCTTGTAATAGACCAACCATATTTTTCACTGCGAATTACAATCAGACCATGAGCTTCGGCCTGCTCCCTGAAGCGTCTATTATGGTACACATCATTATTGGAAGTATCTTTGATGCTGTTCTCCAAGCAATATTCATGGACCATCTCGTGCAATATTTTCCCAACAGTCTCTTCAATCGGCTTATTTAACTGATTTGCGTTAAGCTCTATTCCGAACGAAGTTGTGTTCCCAGAAATCGATCTATTTACGAATTTTTGTGCTACTTGAATGCGACTATTTGTGCCAACCGTAATAATTGCCTTTTTAAGTTCTCCATTGAAATATTTGATGTTCAACGCTGTAAATATTTCTTCAAATTGAGAAATCACTTGGCTACTCGATTTCAAAATTCTGCTCCTTTCATAAATCCATCCCACCCACCACATCTATTTACAAGTTAATTGTCGCTAAGATGAACGACTCTATCTCTGATTTCCTGAGTACGCCCCTGATTCCAGAAATTGCTTCCAATGTAACCGCAGGTACGCCGTGCAACATTCATCTTACTCTGGTCACGGTTGCCGCAATTTGGGCACTCCCACACCAGCTTGCCGTTATCCTCAACGATCTTGATCTCGCCGTCGTAGCCGCAGCACTGGCAGTAATCGGACTTGGTGTTCAGCTCGGCATACATGATATTGTCGTAGATGAACTTCATTACACTGAGAACTGCCGGAATGTTGTGCTGCATATTGGGCACTTCCACATAGCTGATGGCACCGCCCGGGGATAGCTTCTGGAACTCGCTCTCAAACTTGAGCTTAGTAAAAGCATCAATATGCTCACGAACGTTTACGTGATAGCTGTTTGTGATATAGTCGTGGTCTGTGACATCAGGAATAATGCCGAATCGCTTTTGCAGGCACTTGGCGAACTTATATGTAGTAGACTCCAACGGAGTGCCGTACAGAGAGTAGTCGATGTTTTCTGCTTCTTTCCATTCTGTGCACTTATCATTCATATACTGCATGATAGACAGCGCGAACGGTTTTGCTTCAGGATCGGTGTGACTCTTTCCGGTCATATACTTCACACACTCATACAGACCAGCGTAGCCCAGGCTGATGGTGGAGTAGCCGCCAAAGAGCAACTTGTCGATCTTCTCGCCCTTTTTCAGGCGGGCCAGTGCGCCATGCTGCCAATGAATAGGACTCATATCAGAAATAGTACCGAGCAACCGCTTATGACGAGCCTGCAATGCACGATGACAAAGATCAAGACGTTCATCAAAGATTTTCCAGAATGCGTTCATATCTCTACCAGAGCTACATGCTACATCTACCAAATTGATGGTGACAACACCCTGATTAAAGCGGCCATAGTATTTCTGACCCTTGACCCAGTTCCCTGCATTCGCCACATTTTCAGTAGTTCGGTCAGGAGTGAGGAAGCTCCTACACCCCATACTTGTCCACACGCCGCCTTTGAGCTCTTTCATAACCTTTGCAGAGATATAATCAGGAACCATACGTTTTGCGGTACACTGCGCTGCCAACTCAGTCAAGTGATAATATTTAGAATCCGGATGGATATTATCCTCATCAAGAACATAAATCAGCTTCGGGAATGCAGGAGTAACATAAACACCGACTTCATTTTTGACACCTTTGATACGCTGTTTTAACATCTCTTCGATAATGACAGCCAAGTCATCACGAGTCTGACCGGCAGGAACCTCGTCCAGATACATAAACACAGTGATAAAAGGAGCCTGACCGTTGGTTGTCATAAGAGTGATGACCTGATACTGGATTGTTTGAACACCACGAGAAATCTCAGCTCTTAGACGACGATTTACAATACGGTCGATAGCTTCCTGTGATGGCATTTTTTCGATATCATCATTCTGAAGCATCTCATAGAATTCGTTATGAACTTCTGCTGTAATCTTCTTACGGGAGACATCCACAAATGGAGCCAGATGAGACAGCGTAATGCTCTGTCCGCCGTACTGGTTGGATGCCACCTGCGCAATGATCTGGGTGGCAATGTTGCAGGCGGTAGAAAAGCTGTGTGGTTTATCAATGCCAGTACCAGAAATAACAGTGCCGTTCTGCAACATATCCTCCAGGTTGACCAAATCGCAGTTGCCTGTTACAATGCCACCATCCAGCGTAAAAGAATGAGTTTCAGGTTCTTCAACACACCAAGCATCATATTCAATTTCAGGTCGATACGGCGTAATCTTTTTCACAGACCACAAATTGTTCGCAATTTGATACTTTCTGAAGCGGAACTCAATCAGTCGTGCCTCTTTCTTAAAATTCGTATCACGAACGACTTCTGATTCGCTTGATACATAAAATCCTGCAACAGAAGAGATATCACGAATCATCTCCGCTACACGATCATCAGAAGTTGCAACTTTGTTGGCTTTTACTGCACCATCGGCAGCATAAAATCCTTCAAATAGATGCTGTTTCCTTTTTATATCTAAGAACCGCCACGCTTTTGCGTTCAGGAAATCTTGTTTAAACGCGCCCCTGTGTAAAACGTAAGCATCACCATGATAAGATTCCGGATATGTAACGGTGTCTCCGGCTTTTACAAAATTATCTACGTATCTAATTTTATTGCCACATAGACGAATCGTAGTATAGTCATTCTTCTTATCAAGGCCATCTCCGATTGCGAATCCTGTGGCCCATGCCTGATAATCTTCTTTGGATTCCATTTCGTATTTAGAAAGCTCAGGAAGCATGACCAATGTCATTCCTTCTTTTAATTCAGTGGTTACAGAGCCATCATTCAGCAACCATCTGTGATTTGCCGTGCAGAAGACATGCTTAACAGACCGACCTGCCTGAAGCATAACATCCTGCATTTTTTGCTTCCCGTACTTTTTTACAGTAGCGGTGTGCCATTTACCATCAGAACCGACAACTTTTACTGTTTCACCGTCATTGAAATCTCGAAATTCTTTTACGCCACTATCAGTCACAAAACGAGTATTGCTCTTAAAGCAATTATGCATGTGCTGAGCAAAGTAGTCTGCATCATGGAAGTGAATCAAACCCTCTTCATGTGCTTTGACGATCTCTGGGTCGAGCAACAGACGCGCAGTCAAATCCTTTGATACCTCACCTGCCATATAGTCACGCTGGACGCTGTTCACGGTGGGGTTTTTATTACTGTTTTCCTGATTGATTGCATCATTCTTAGCGTCGATGATTTCAAGGATACTGGCATTCGTCTTTTCCTTGTCGCGAATTTCCTGACGGAGCTTTCGCCAGTGACTATAAGATTCAGCTACATCAGCAAAAGGACTTGCTTTCAGCTGCTCAATGACGATATCCTGAATCTGCTCAACGGAAAGAGTATCTGGCATCTCAGCGATATAATCTGCAATCGCATTTGATACGCGAGAGTCAATGCCGCCGGGAGTGGTGGTCATCGCCTTTTCGATCGCATTCACGATCTTAGACTTGTCGAACGGAGCTTTTACGCCATTGCGTTTGATTACGTACTCCATATTCCATCACCTCCAAATCAATAGTAGCGTTGTTCGTTCATCATTTTCACGGCATAATCTTCGTACCAATGGGCCTTCTTCTCGTCCTGCTCTGCGGTTACACCGGGCTTAGAACCATCACGGAAGCGATACTTGTAGGCATTGCAAATACAGAACCAGCGGACGGCCTCATCGCCAAACAGCTTACGCATATTCTCGATGCACTCGGTGCCATGATAGTGAGCGGGACCATTCACATACTCATACGGCTGCTCATCGGGCTGTGCTGTATTTTCGTTTTCAACTGGATTACAAGAACAGTCGCTATCGGTAGCAGGTGCATCGCTCTTGCAGTGGTCACAATCGCCATCACACAGGTCTTCTTCGTCATCCTCTTCATCGTCATCCTCATCGAGGTGGCAGATAACATCACCATCAGAGATTTTTTCGGCACAATCGCAGTTCTCACAGTCGTAATCGCAATCGTCCATATCAATATCCTGCTGGCTCATAGCATTGATCAGTTCGTCGCGGAACATATACTCACCATCTTTGATGCCGCAAGCTTCGGCCAAAACGTGAAGAATGCCGTTGTCCAAAGCCTCCAGATCGGCAGTGTTGAAATGAGCGATACGGTGGCCGGTTTTCTCGTCGATGTCTCCAGTGGCCTCAAGAGTCAGGTAACCAAGAACCTTGTCGTTGTCATCAACATCATCGTCATACTCATCGTCTTCCGGAGTAACCATAATAGAAGAATACAGATCGTGATGATTCTTATAGATGTCGGCCAGCAGATTATGCCAGATAGGACTCTCCTTCCGAATGCTCCATTCAACGACATTCCCTACCCAATCCTCCTGACCAAAGAGATACATGCCCTTTTCGTTCAGATCGTGATAGGTCTTGCTGATTGCCAGAGTCATAGGCATCAGCAGTTCGTCGGTATGATAGATCAGACGCAGGCAGCCATTTTCCATGGTGACATCGCAGTTTTCGATATTAAACATCTTGCTCATATGTAATCTCCTTATCTCTCAACGGGTTTATAAACATCTGCCAGCTTCGGATGGCGGCCACAGCAGCGGCTCCCCTCGGGACAGAACGGATACTTTGGATTCGCTTCACAGGACGGAACCATCCATGCGCCGAGTTCGGGGCAAACCTGAGAAACCTGGAATTTGATTGCCATAAACAATCCCCGGATTTCACGCTGGGCACGAGTGCAGAGCCGCAGGTGGCTCATTTCAATCAGTGACCGTGCGTTGATGGTGACATAAAGTTCAGTACAGCAGGCATTCGGCAAAACAGCACGAGCGTCTTCATTGGCAGCACCGTGATACTCTTTTAAGATGCGATAGTCATTGGCGATATCTGCCATCATGCCATCAAATACATCTGCGTCTTCCCCACTGAATGGATTGACATACTGCATAATACTTTCATCACAATAGCGCTGGCTGCGAACACTCAGACTGATATGTCGATGGCGACTCAACTGCGCCAGAAGTGCTCGACTGACACCGGTGACATGAAACGTAAAGCTGATGTGTTCAAGCACCGAGGTGTGCCCGGTCGCCTTACATCCCTTTGCAATCCGATAAGTTTCAGTCGGCTCAGAATCATAACAGACACTTGCTGCCAGCTCTGCGATACTGAGCGGATTCTTGTCTGCATCCTTCTTTACCGGCTGTGAATACGAAATCAATTCGGCTTTCATTTACTGCCCCTCCTTGATAAAATCATCCACTGTTTTTCTGCCTGTCAAAACCTGTTTCATTTGTTCTGGCGACAATTTATATGTAATAACCTCACCACATTCATATCCGTAGCGCCGAATCTGACGCTCGCATTCTGCTGTGGCGCGTTCTTTGCGGCCAAGCTCTCTTTGATTGATCCCTCGCATGGGACCTCACCTCCCTCCTTATTCGGTATTTACGATCTCTGTTTCAATGTCGTATGTGTACTTGCCATACTTGGGGAATGCAATCATCGTGCCATGTGCCCAGAGAAAATAAAATTCATCCAGTTCTGCGACGATTTCGAAGCGTTCTCCATAGCGAAGCCGCCAACAGAGAGATTCATCTTGATAATTAAGTCTTAAATATCGACGTATCCACATAACGCACCCTCATCAATATTCCTGAGAGAGCTTCTTCAGCGTTTCGGAGATTATCAATTGCACAATCGATAAACTCAGGCTCACAAAACTCAAAGTGATTCCAAGCAATTTCAAGTTCTTTGAGATCTCCTTTAAATCCACTTTTGATTCGTTCTTCATTGTTCATACACCGTTCCTTTCAAAGCATCGAAATATGGGTCGCCATCCCGTTTTTCCAGCTGAGTCAATTGGCCATCATCGGCCACAGAATATAGACGGAAGTTTTTATAGATCCTATCTCCTTTGATCGTAGCCAGAGACGTGATGACGTAGTTGATATTGTGTTCTTCTGTGCCATCGGTAAGTTGAACTTCAAGTCGTTCTTTCTTTGGGACGTCTAATTTACTGAAATCAACCATAAGACACCTCACAAATCAGCAAGTTGAGCAGGAGACCAGATATCTGGAATACCCCAATCTTCTTCCGATTTTCCATTATAAATTCCGTAGAAATATCCTTCGGACGGTATATAGACGATTCGCTGCCAGTCATTCGTTCCGTGTGACTCCTTTGGCTCAAAATCACGAGTCAAAATTCTACGTCCACCGCTGCTATAAGCGGATGTCTTTGTAGGAACCTCGATACATTTGTTGTCCAAAATCCGAAGAATGTGCTTAATGGACTTCTTAGAAAGATTCATAACTTTCTCCTTAGCCGTAGCTTACTTCGTTCTTATCATCACGGAATCGCACAAAGGTCGGGAATTGCAGGGACTCAAGGCCGGTCTTTTTATCCATTGTGACCTCTTTGTACTTTAATTCGATGATACGCCCGATGTAATCACCCTGATTCGCCCACACGGTAGCTCTCGTAGCATCATCAAAACCGGAACCAACACGAAGCTCGTTGCCCTTGTAATCAACAACCAAAGCGCCCATCGTACCAGCCAGACGGTTCTGACCCTCTTCGATTGCAGTGACACGAAGATCAACAGTATAAAAACGCTTGATTTTAAGACAGCCAGTGTGACGCGCCCGCTTATAAGGAACCGATGTATTAAGCATGAGCCCTTCCCAATCATGTTTGACTGCATAATCGAGCTACTGAGGAATCACACTTTGATCTGTACCTTCGTAGACCATCGGCACGACCTGGATATTTTTGAGCCCTTTCTGCTCGATCGTAACGGCTAAATCTTCAAGCCATTTACGACGGAGTTTATATGGCGTAACAAAAGAACCATCTTCATAAGGAAGGCTGCCTTTGCCGTTCTCAAACTCATCAGTAGGAATCAAATCAAACACAACGAACTTGATCTGGCTTTTATCTCCATCCGAGTTCAACATACCAGTGCCAACCCGAAATGCCTCACCGTCTGATAGCCCTCTGCTATTACGATACACCAGCTCGCCATCGTAGACATATTCATCAATCAGCGATTCATCGCCAAGCTCTTTGATGATGTCGTCCTTAATATGGTCGAGGCCGGTAAACTCTTGTCCCTGACGGGAAATGAACTTGCCACGGTAAAAGGTGCCCCTGTTACCATTCATCTTGCGGCTGAGACTGAACCAGGTGCCCGGCTTGAGTTTGACTTTATCGATAGGATATCCTTGCTGGACTTCCCAGACCGGAATGACCACTTTGCCAAAAATCTTATTGACCGTAGCAGCTTCAACACCCAGGGGCAAATTCTTAGTGAATACTCGAATCAGAAAATCTTTATGTGAAGCATTCCAGTAGATATAACTGGCTGCCATTGACAAAGCCATGTCAGAGCCGGTGTTGCACTCCGCCAGGAATAAGCAGATATCTTGGAAAGTGTGTGGAAATTTATCCACGATTTGCACTTTCTTGTTGATTTTCGCTTTAGAGATTCCTGTTGTGATCTGCGGATCGAGAATAAAATCAAGGAAGAAAAACAACGGATTCTCACCAATCTCGTTCTTGGCATCTAACAAGATTGTTGCCTTGTCGGTCTTTTTTGTGGCCTTCTGAAGCTTTTTTGTCAGTGTTTCCAGCTTGTCCAGCAGCACACCGTCCAGAATCAGCTCGCCTTCGAAATCAAGTGATGATGTCATCTTCAGTCCCCTTTCTTGTTCTCTTTGGTTTTTGCGGTAATTCATAATGGGTCAGCGCTTCACGCATTTCGTGGAGAAGAAACGCATGGATCAGCCATGATGTGGTATCCGGCTCACAAAAGATGATCTGGCAATTATATCGAGCAAGCCATGTGGTGAGACTGCCCAACAATGAAGCTGGAGTCATCTTACTGCGGTAAGCACCGTTATGAATCTTTTCCCATGAACCGTTTTCAATGAGTATGTACGTCTTTGCTCCAGCGGCCGCAGCCCTGTCGAACTCTTTTGCGAACCGGATGCGATTCGTTGTGAAATTTCCGCAAATCTCTGTCAAGTCATATTTTCTTTCGACCACTACTTTGTCTGCCAACGAGAATTTTTCGCCATTGGGCAGTGTCACCTCAGCACTATAGTCACCGAAATCCAGTCTCTTACGCATATAAGCACACGGGAACGATGAGAGCCGCTGATGTAGAAGTGGAGTATCTTTTTCTCGGTCATCCACAATAATCACCATTGACTTGAGGATCTGAGTGATTTCGTTATATGTCACTTTGTCACCTCCTTTCACCTGACGTGTACGTATTTACGAAGAATCGTTTCTTTGTCGGTCCTGGATTGAATCCACTGGCCCTGCTCGTCTTTTGACCAGCGGCCTTCATCCCGCTCTTCATCAATGCGAAGGATGTCGCCTTTCTCGATTGGGGCAGCTTCCAGAGTGCGGCCTTTCACCTTAAGCCGCCGCTGCTGACCAGTTTTGAGGACGTAGGCGCTGACAGTTTTATTGGCGAACTTACCATCGATATCCAGGACGTAGATGTAAGTGGACTTGAGATTTGGCATAGTCAGCTGGATATAACCAAGGCAATCAGCTTCATATTGGATGCGGTCTGTAATTGGAGTTTTGACATCTTCTGTTTCTCTCGCCAAATTCCGAACAATACCAAGCCAGTCCACATTGACATATTTTTTCTCTGTCTCTTTTTCGCACAAATGAAGCATCGTATCATAAGAGAAAAGCTTGTCCATATCCACCTTATTGAGCTGCTTTGCTCCGAAGTATTTATTGAAGATGTCCACCTGAGAGAGAAGCTGATTGGGGTTCCCGAACTCCGAAAAGAAGTCGAGCTTAATAAGAATCTCAAGCTGGCGACTGTCCGCAATTTTCTTCATTTGGTTCATAACAAGCAGATCAATGAAAGAACTAAACTTGTCATTGCGGAGCTTATAAAACTCACGACTGAGCCGCTTGTTCAGATACTTGATAGATTCCATTCCCTGATAGATTTTCTTGTCTGTCTTATCGTAGACATATTCATCCCGGGAATGACGAAACTTGATGGGCATGATCTGGATGCCACGTTCATTCGCAAGCTTGGTCGCATTAACGATTTTTTCTTGCGTGTCCGCAGTGTTCAGAAGTGCCGTTACAAATTCGTGGGTGTAGTAATAGCGATAATACGCACAATAATATGTAAGAATCGAATACCCGGTAGCATGGTTCAAACCAAACTGATACGAGGCCGAGTTCTCGATGACCTGTAAGAATTCTTTTGCTTCTGTTTCGGCGGTTTCTCTTGATTTTGTTGAGTGATTACAATAGCCATTCAGGATACGAGGCATTGCCGCATCCAACTCCGCCTTGTTCTTGTGACCGATTGCACGGCGAACACTATCTGCATCACCGCCGCTCATATCACAGAACTGTTGGAGGAACGCGATGGTCTGTTCCTGAAAGACAAGCCAGCCCAGGCTATCTTTTAACAGCTCGTCGATTTCAGGCGACGGATTGTGATTTGCTTCATGCCGGAAGAGCTTGTCTCTGTAAGAAGCGCCGCCGGGTCGAATGGCTGCCGTGACCAAGCTCAGATCTGCGATGCTGTGAACATCGTATTTTTTGAGCGAATCAAAAGCGAAATCCTCAACGAACTGGAAAATGCCAACCGGAGACGTTTTCATATCTGCCCAGACTGCCTGGTCATCGAAATCCATTTCCCAAGTGTGCGGGTACGAAATATCAGCCAGCTTACAGGTTTTATCAATAACAGACACTGTATCAAGACCGAGGATATCGTACTTTGCCAGACCGACTGCATGAGACGCTTCCATGTCAAGACACAGAATGGGCAGCCCGTCTTTATCTTGGAAGACACCATACCTTTTATAGAGGTCGATTGGAGCGATGATAACGCCAGCCGGATGATGTGACAGAGACACGATCGTTCCTTGCAATCCATCAAAGTAGTAGAAGATATCAGGATGATCTGCACGACACTTTTCAGCGCTGGCATCGTATTCCTTTTTCACTTTTGCGATCCGATCAAGGGAATAAGGATTCCTAGATTCGTCTGCATCCGGATTTTCACGCTTCCAAACCTTTGCAAGAGCTCGTCCAATCTCGTCGATTGTCGCTTTTCCTGCCAAAGTACCCATAGCCAGAACATACGCACACTTCTCACGACCGAACGATTCAAAGATGTGGTTGTAAATCATAGGACGATAAGCATCAGGCACATCGATATCAATATCACCAATCTCGACACGGTTTTCATTACAGAATCGTGAGAACACCAGATTCCAGCGAGCCGGGTCAACATCGATGATATCTGTGACGAATGCACACCGAGAACCTGCAACAGAGCCACGACTTGGTCCGAACGGAATGCCCTCTCCCTTGCCCCAAATCATCAGGTCGCTCATAGAAAGCATAAAGCCCAGCATGTTGGTTTTCTTAAAGACTGTAAGCTCCTCTTCAACATCTGCCTTAAACTGGGCGACTTCATATTCAGGAATGATACCGCGACGAATTTTGTCGTTCAGCATATCATGGGTACGTTTGATATAAACATTGGCATCTGATTCAGAAGTCCCGGTCAAAATGGGATATCGTGCCTTTGTGCTCAGAGTGAAATCAGTGACACTATCTGCCATCCGATTCGTATTCTCGATTGCTTCCATCCAGACTTCACGAGGGAGTGCATCTTGCACAGTGAACGCGTCGACCAGCTCATTGTAAGACTTGAAGGTTAAATCAAATTCGTCCTCACCAGTGAACTCGATTCCCTTGCCCATCATAAGGATCTTGCGGCACTCTGCTTTATATGCATTCAGACTGTGGGTGTCAGTTGCAGCAATCAGTGGCTTATGATATTTTTATATGCCTTGCTCTGCATCTCGTTTGAAATAATCGCAACGCCTGTACCACCTTCTGCAAACGGGAGAACCATATTTTCAAAGATGAAACTTGATTTTCCTGTGCCGCTGTGACCGGCAAACAAATACATATCTCCAACAGGAGCGCCAAGTGTCAGATAATTCAATAGAGGTGCTCCGGCTGCATAACTGATTCCCTGATCCATGCCGGCATTGCACTGCTGGATGTATTTTTCATCAACAACAAGATTTTCGATCTTTGAATCGTTGCCGGTTGTCAGCGCCACACTGTTATTGAGCAGCTCGAAAGTGTTATATACATCTTCGTTCGTGGCATCATCAAAGCGCTCCGGGTGACTGAGCAGATCATCATACTTGGTAGCCAGGATTTTGAGCGTATTCATTTTGGCGATTTGGTTGTAATAGCTATCCGTGTTCTCTGGATCGACCAGATCCATCATCGCCTTACAAGCACGCCAGCCGTTCAGTTCTTCGTAATGCCGACGGAGTGTGGGTTTATCCGCCAGATATGTATCAAGAGTGATGTTGTCGATATTAGAAAAGCCCTGCCGACGAATGCCGCGACCGACCATGAAATAGAAAACTTGTTCTTCACAGATCAGGGTTTTATCTGTTCCTTCGTTGATGTTTTTGTAATCGTCGTATCGCTGGGGATCTTTCCACAGACAAAAAACAAAGCTTGCCTCGGCCTGTACACGATTTGCTTCGATTTTTTCAATCGCCTTGGTTAAATCCATAAATCGTCACCTCCTAGCAAGCTGCTAACATCTTTTCCTTTATGTGCAGTACCGATCGTTGACAAGTCGAGCATCGTGTCAAGATTTGATTCTGCATTATTTTTGACAGTCTTTTCTGCCTTATCTTTTTCACGCCTGTAAACAGCGCCGATGTTGTTGCGAATGATCGCCATCAGATAGCTGCACTTCCCTGCGTCATCCTCGAACTTCTTATTCTGCATTGCCCATCGAATCGACTTTTCGTTTTCATCCATGGTTTGCTGAATAATTTCATCTGAGTAGAAATCCAGTTCCTTTAGCCGGCGAAATACGATCGTTGGCATTGGCTGACCATTTTCTGGGTCATATCCAATAAAATCCGCGATCGTACTGCACAGCTTCTTATAAGATTCCATCGTGCGGCCTGGCTTCTTTTGAGGAGCGGGCTTATTCTTTTTCGCCTTTTCCCTGCGCCGCCCGGCCAACCACGCCTGATAAACCGCTTCCGATTGAAAGTAGCGATTGTTTGGCGCTTTATAAAATTGACTCCTGGGACCTTGCACCCCGGTAGCCATACATTTAACTGTAGGTTCCTTTGCCATATTTCCTACCTCAACATACCCACCGTCCCACCCTGCGTATTTACTTCGGAATGACCATATAAAGTGTGAATGATTAGACCAAAGAATAAACGCGTTTCAATGCGTCAATAGGAAATTCTGGATCAGAGAACTTAAGACCAACCTCATCGCGGATTGCCTTGATCTGAGCCTTAACATCGGCAGAAGCGTTACCGAAACGATCCTGAATTGCGCTGATCCACTCTGCACGGTGAGGCTCGTCCTCTTCAGCCTGAGCTGCTCCAACATACTGCTTTGCACGTTCAGCCTGTACAGATTCGATATCCTTCTTCTCTGCCGCCTGTTTCTTCAGATCAGCTTCGTAAGAACGACCGCCCTTATCATGCTCTGCCTTGATTGCATCAGTCAAAGCTTTGATGAATTCATCAGCGTCCAGAGGGATGCGATCCACAATATCAGCGAAACGACTCTTGGAATCAACCGAGAAGTTGTCATCACGGAAACAAATCACACGACGCTCAGATTTAACCTTGCCGACGATCTCCTCTTTGCCATTGACAACATTCTTACGGCCAGTTTTCACCTTATCGATATCACGATCAACATAAGCGACACCAACGATATCAACCTTGTTCTTCAGCGCATTAAAGTACCGCTTATCCATATTAGTAGACAACATGGAATAGCTTGCCAAAGTAACAGGATCGGTGATATCGGTCTTCTTAGTGTGACCAATAATAATAGGACTGATACCAACACGCTTCAGCTCCCACAGACGGTTTGTAACCAGCTCGATTGCCTTGTCAGTGGGGCCATTAAACCCAGAGAAAGTCGCTTTGAAGGACTTGGTGCGCTTATCGGGATTTTCACGATTCCAGATACGAACAGTTTCCTCTTCTGCCATTCGCATCAGTTCGTCAATAGTATCAATAACAACGACTTTCAAATCGCTATAATCGGAGAAGCGGTTTTCAATGATATCCATAGTGACTTCATCAAAGTGCTCCCAGTCCCAAACAGGCTCCTGAACGATACCTTCAATAGTGGCTTGGTCTGCTTCCTTGCCACAGGTCAGAAAGATATAACCATCGTCTCCTACCATCTTTTCACAAACCTGCTTGATCACAGTAGTTTTACCAATGCCGCCTTCACCCATCAGATAGATACTGTAATCAAGTGGATTCAGGCTAATTTCAGTTTTCTTACCAAATTTACGCGCCATTATGTATTCTCCTCTTTCAAATTTGCATTTCTTGCCCATTCTCCAAAATATTTCTCTTCCATCCATCGACGTTCTGCGATAGCGTCTTCAATATTATCGAAACGGGCTTGAATTGATTTTCCGTTTACAAAAATCTTCGCTTCGTATTTATTATCATCAACTTTTCTAACACCTAAAATGCCAGTATTATTGGAAGAATGAACATTTAAATTCATTCCATTTTCATGCTGAGTTGCAATACGGAGATTAGATTTTCGATTGTCGGAAGTGTCTCCGTTTTTGTGGTCAATTAAATTATCAACGCCATTATATTCACCAACATCCATTACCAGCCGATGCAAGTTGATAACGGTTTTACCGTTTGGATCATTATAGAGGTTTGCAATAATATAACCTCTATTCGCTTTTCTCCACGAATAAGCTTTTATTTTTTCATAATCTTCCTTATCAAAAAGAAATTGATCGCCATTGTAAGTGGTGCCAATACCATATTCTTTAGATTCAAGATCATAAGTTGATAAATGTTTTGATGCTTCTACCGAAACATGACCACACGAACACGATTTACCTGAAATCAAATTTTGCTCATGGACTGTTCTTTTAACTCCACAACTACATACACACAACCACATGGGTTCATGTCTCCCATCTGGTCTTATGTAATCAGCGGCCTTCCTGATTACAGTCCATTCACCAAATTTCTGATTGACCAGGTTTCTATTTGTTCGTGCGAGACAGCCACATGATTTAGTGTGACCGGTTTTTAATGCTCCGCCCTCGATAATAATTTCTGTTCCACAATCACAGATACATTTCCACATTGGAAGATGTTGGCCTTTAGGCGTGATGGAATCTTCTACCTGCTCAATGACAGTAAGTTTTCCAAACTTCATTCCAGATAGATTTTTCTTTACTTTAACCATTTCAACACCTTCTCTTATTCATTCCATGGTAAATCGACAGGATCAAAACATGGTGTCGATATCATCATCGCTGTCTTCCTGGGCCTCGACTGCAGGAGCAGCTTTTGCCTTGGTCTTAGCCTTGGAACCACCCTTCATCATATCGTCCACGCTTTCATCAACCGCCGGGGTCCAGATCTCATCCTCGAACTCACGAGCAGTGTAACCAGAATCAGCTGCAGTCTTGCACTCCTCAAATTCACCAGTCAGGATAGGCTTTACCAGACGCAGCTCCTTTTCCCGATCACCGAGGATATTTCCACGCGGCTTGAAATCTTCCATCTTAGAGATACCGAGTTCGACCTGCTCCCGCTGCTGTTCAGTCAGGCTGTCCATAGTAAACGGGACCTCTTCAGCGCCATTGACGACTGCGATCTGCCAGTTCATATGGACAGGATTGCGAGACTTGGTTTCCAGATAGCGCATCTTGTAATCGTGGATTGCCTTGTGCTTCGGCTTGTCCATATCAAAAACAGCAGTATTGAACACGGTGTCGATCTGGAACATCTTCTGTGCGCCATCTGCCTTAGACCACATCGGAGTGTAGCAATGCATCATAATCTTGCCGTCATCCTTCAGAGTGGTTGTATCCATGCTGTCCTTGTCGTAGTACAGGTCCAGATTCATAGTCAGATGGGGAACTTCCTTCTCACCTGGCATGTACACGTTCTGGATCTGATACTCGCGATAAACCTGATCCTTGTATTTACCGGTGCCGGGACGCAGAACGAACTTACCAGTAACAACAATATCGTCCTCATAACCGGCCAGAGCGGACTCCAGATACTCGATCATATCCCACTCGGTAATGAACTCCTTGCGCTCGCCCAGGTTCACTGTGAACTTTTTGGTGCTGGCAACAGTCTTGATCACATCTTCGTCCAGACGATCACTCCACGCGACCTCGATATTGTTTCGGTCAGTATCCATGGTCTTGATCTCGTCATTCTTAAAGCCTTCCAGCTTGACATAACCGAGATTGTTTCCGGCTTTGATACCAAAGTTAATACTGATCTTCTCACCCTTGTCGTAGGTGTCGCGCTTCACGAACGGGACCTTTTTGGAAACAGTAACCTTTCCGCAAAAGCTAAAGCGAGAGTAAACGTTGTTTTCCTTACTTGCCATATGTACCTCCTATGTAATCAGTTATCAATAATCGAATTCTTCAGTAGTCTTATGCTCCCACTCTGGCACCCTGGGGGCAAAGGGAACAACGATGGGCTCGTGTTTGCATCTGGACATGAATTCATCTGCCAGCTTGTCATAACAGCCAGAGCAGAGAGAGAACTTCATCTTGTCCCCATCACGCTTGCTCCTGTAGAAGAAAGGCAGTTCCAGGTTACCAAGATTGATCTCATCGCAGGTGTCCAGAGTCTTACCACAAAAATTACAAGTCATATTGTTTTCTCCTATCTAATTTGACGAAATGCTATCGAATCAAATCAGGAGACGCACGTCCATACAGCATCTGTACTCCCCTTTCGATTTACTATTTATAAATTCACTTCAGTTCCATGATGTCATCAAAGAGCATCACGTATTCATCCGTGTATTTATTTCCATGGAAGTGGCCAAAGTACCACATTGGCTCTTGGTATGCCGGGAATAAGGAGTAGATTTCATCAAAGAATCGTTCTGTTGACTGGTCTACTGTGCTCTGATCAATGCCAGAGATAAAAAGCTCAGTTGGCTCGAACCGCAGCGGACAGGTATGGGTCAACATAATATCGATTTGTTTTTCCGTTGCCATCAACCGTACCAGCCCCTTCGTGAGTTCATTTGGCTGTTCATCCGGCCACCAATGCCAACCGCGCCGCAGACGATAATCCTTGTCGACCGAATAAGCACCGCCGCAAACAAGTGCAGTCAACACACGGTCGGATGTAAAAATCGTATATACGGCACCGTCGATGGCAAAATACTGGTTAGGGTGTTCTGCGTGCCACAACATCGGACCCTGAATTGCACCCTCTGTGACATCGACCTGTTTATATCCATCTGCTTCTGTAGGTCGCCGCTCGTGATTGCCATGAATACAGAACAGTTTTGCAGGGATTTCATCCGCAATATTCTTGATATACATCTCCTGCGGGTGATCCTCGCCGTAGTAATTCAAACCAACATCGCCCAAGCAGATAAACCATTCTGCGTCTGAATGCACCTTGCAGAAACTCTTCAGATCATAAAATCGACTTGGGTTGCCATGGATATCACCTGTCATATAAACTGCCATCTGGAAACTCCTTTTCAAATTAAGACGGAAGTGGGCTTACTTTGTCATAAATCGTCCATTCATCAGGACAATCACAATGCGGAGTATAGAATCGGGTACAAAAATTCCAGTAGATACAATCATCGCAGCCCAATTCGTTTTCGTATCTTTTTCCGCATTGATAAATAAAGTCCCGAAGTGCAATTTCAAGTTGTTCTGGAGTAGTCATCTGTGAACCTCCCTATCCGATTTGTTTTTTGGTTGTGCTAGTGTGACTCGAACACACGATCAGGGAGTCAAAGTCCCTTGCCTTGACCGACTTGGCTATAGCACATTATATAAGGCGGCACCCAGTGCTACCTGAGCACCGCCGTGAGTTTTAAATCTTAGAAGTTGGACCACGGAAGAGATAACCAGCTGCAAAAGAAGCCAGCATCAATCCGCCCACAATCCAAATTGCTTTACTGATTTCAATCCAGATCAATCTGAATCACCTCAGTTCTCGATTCGCATAAAGCTGATATCGGTAGACTGGTATACGCTTGCATCCGGCTTCAGAGCACCAGCAGCCTTGTCGGCCTGATACTTTGCATTGCCAGAGCCTGTAATAATCAGTCGATTCTGATCAATACCCTGAGAAGCCAGATAGTTGGCAACAGTCTGAGCACGATTTGCAGAGAGCTGAATACCGAACTCGGTCTGAGTGTCTGCATTGATATTGCCGTTGATAACGATCATTGTGCCATCCAGAGTCTTGGCGATATTTACGAAATCATCCAGAACAGAGGCTGCGCTGGCCTGATCGGTGAACACAGAAGAATCCGGGACAAATGTTACATTGGCGGTCTTGCTCAGCATGGAATCATAATCCAGATTGCCAGTGACCTGCTGGGTGATATTGGCACGGGTTTCGTCACTTACAGTCACCTTTGTGGTGGCATTTGCGGCGGAAGTAGACTTAAAATCACCTTTCAGAGCGTCAATATAAGTGGTATCAAAAATCGTGTCCACAAGGCCGCGATTGACGGTTTCGCCCAGAGCCTCCCAGATATCGCACATCTGGTTATAGATCATGGGAGCAGTATCGTTTAGAATGTTATAATTGTCCTTCCAGCTGGCCATCTTGGCATTGGCGTAAGTAGCGTCGATATCGGCATCACTGGAAGTGGAGTACATCGGGAACACTTCACGGGCTGCTTCGTAATTGATGGGCTGATCATAAGACATCAGAATACCCTTGACGAACTTCTTGACAGTATCTTCGTGAGCTGCTGCCCAATCGGCATCAAACACAATGCCATCCATAACTAGAGAAGAAGAAGACTTGGTATCAAAAACAACGGTGCTGTTGGTATAGGTCTTAGCCTGAGTCAGGTACGGCTCCCATGTTGCAGCCACATCGATCTGACCAGCAAAGTATGCCTTAGCAGTATCATCTGCCGTACCAAACATAATCAGGTTGTTCATAATGGTTGCCTTATCCGCATCGGACAGGTTGGAATTATTGACAAACCAAGCGACCAGGGTTTCGGCCTCAGAGAATTCAGGAACGCCGATCTTGGCATTGACCCACGAATTCACATCCGCAAACTGAGTGGAAGCGATAATACCGTCGCCGCCATAGCTGTAGTTAGTAAACACCGGCATGATGATATTCTTACCGGCATCCGTAAACTTCTGAGACAGGAACGCGACACGGTTCGTAGTATAACCAGCGGCCTGCAGATCACCAGAGATCAATGCATTGCTGGACTCAGTAGCATCGTTGATGACATTGATATTCACCTTAATGCCGAGCTGGTCAAATACAGAGCCAGGCTGAGTGGTGAGACCCCCATTTGCCGTGATACAGCTCAACCAGCCCGCCCACTCATCCAGAGACAGATTGATCGTGTCGTCGCTGGTTGATGCATTCGTGGTGACATTCGTGGCAGGCTTATCAGACGCAGTTGGCTTTTTCTTGTCGAACTTGATCACACCGCCCTTGATGCCACCAACGACACCAATAGCAACAGCCACAGCAAGGACCACACCAACAACAGCGCGGCCAGCCTTAGTCAATTTGAACTTAGACATGTTATTCTCTCCTATTTAATTTTGATTTTATTTCTTGGACTGAGTGTTCAATCCAGAAGACTTTGTGAGGGTGTTCAGATCAGGAATGCTGTAAGTTGTTACGTTTGGATTGCTCTTTTTGAGACTGTCCAGGTACGAACTCACCTTATAATCAGCAGTGTTTGCGTCCGCCTTATCAAGCTTTCCCTCTCGACTGGTCTGATACAGAACCTTTGCACCCGCTGCTTTTTCACGGCTTTCCTGAAGGCCATCACGGGTAGCGTTGAGCATTTTATCGGTGCCGGTAGATGCACGCAGACGATCCAGATTGGAATACACATCTGCAACCTGTTCGTTCGCCTTTAATTCAGCCACCACATCCTTGCTTTCACGCTTCAGAGCAGCCAACTGATTTTCAAGCTTTTCCTTGATTGCCTTGACCTCTTCCGCCGCTGGTTTCATTTTTTGGAACTGAGCAGATAGGTTCTCGGCTTTATCAAGCTCTTCCTGTAAAAGACGAGCGTAAGTAGTTGCAGACTCTTCATCACCGCGACTCATGGCAGCCTTTGCACGTTCATCGTAACTCTTCGCCTGCTTCTGACAGGCAGCGTAGTTATCCTGAATCGTCTTGAGCTTACCCGTCAGGTCACGCAGAGTATTGCAGGCATCTGTGTATTTCTCAGTCATTTCATCGATCTTCTGAGCATAGATAGCGCGGGCACCATCTGGTGTCTTGGCTGTATCCTGCACAAAGACCTGCAAAAAACCACCGGCAAGAGCTTTGAGCTGTTGACGAAATGACGGAAACAGAATTAAACTGCCAACAAAGGCGAAACCAGCACAGAGAAAAGTAAACTCAGCAATCGTGAAAGAAAACATTACTGGGCACCCTCCTTCCCGGCGGGCTCCGTCTTATCCTCTTCGATAAATTCCTCGATAGAAGAAATCATCTTGAGTTCATCCTGAACTGTATTGGTGATCTTTTCGATGGCTGCACCAGCTTCAACGTTGCGATTCGTCAAAGCTTCGATCTGTTCCTTCATAGATTCGATCTGCTGGTCGTTGCTCTTCATCTCGTCAAACAGTGCATTCATCTTATCGTTACCAACAGCCCGCAGAAGCTCCTTGCGCTGCTTCGCATCAGAGATAATCGCGGCCGCATCATAACCAAGCGTCGTCATCAGGTTTTTGACCGTTGCTCGTTTTGTTTTGGTGGGCATCTCAGACGGGAATGTATCGATCACATCTTTGATCTTGTAGACAGTAACAGCGTCGGCAGGGTTCATACCATTGGTCTCGTAAACCGCCCGGACATCGATGGTATCGCCCTCAGGAACCTCTACCTGAACCGGTTCGTCCTCTGGGAAATCTCCATTGATGTAATGATCTCCGACGCCACTACAAACGCGAAGCTCATTCGTGGTATCCGGCATATCATACTCAGAAGCAGCTACACCCTCAACAAGACCTAGTTTTTCAAAAAAACTTTTCTTTGCCATAATTTTCTCCTCTATATAATTTATATAATTGGTGCTCCAAGAGTTCCATCAGGCTTCACATAACAGCCGTCTCGAATCTCAGAGAACCCACCACCATAGTACCAACCATGCGACTCAACAAAATCTAAGAACACGTCTGTGATTTCATCAAAATTCGCGTTATCTGGAATGGTCAAACAACCACACAACTCAATTTCGTGCGACATGTTGTCCTCCTTATGAAAATTTCCACTTGAAAATCTTCTTGATACAGATATTTGTGATCCAGTCAAACAGAATACTGAAAATCACAATCGCCAATATTCCAACAAACACCAGAGATGTACGGCCACGAGCGGACGAAGTATAGATCAGATAACCAATACCGTACTTCGCATTCACTGTCTCGGCCACTGCGATATAGGTCCAACCGATGGCATACATTGTGGCGAATGACTGACAGATAGAAGGCGCTGCAATTGGAAAGATGATTCGTGTTACTGTACTGAACTTCCCTGCGCCGTCGATACTGGCTGCCTCGATCACATCATCACTGACATCATCCAGGGCGATCAGAACGCTTGGAAGCATGAACACAAAGCTGGCTACAAATAAGAAAGCGATCTTCATTTTCTCTCCGATTCCAAACCACATAGTCAACAGTGGATAGAAGGCAGTGACTGGCAAAAACCGCATTGCTCGAATTGCTGGATAGAGCAGCTTTTGAAGCGGATGACAGATTTTCATCAGACAGCCAAGAGGAATGGAGATGCCGGCACTCAAAGCGGCTGCCACCGTAATGCGAACCAGCGAATATCGGAATGCTTTCAACATTGTTCCATTTTGGATCAACAGGAAGAATTCCCGAAACACAGCGCCTTTCTGGGGAACAAAAATTGGCGAAGTCAAAGCCGCGCCAATGTCCCAGATAATCGCCAACAGAATCAGAAGAATCACACGATAGATCCAATCTTTCTTCGTCGTTTTCATTTTGATACCTCACAATATTTAATTTTCAAAAATGGCCTGTACCGGAATTGAACCGATGTCTCTGCCGTGAAGGGGCAGCATCTTCACCTCTTGACTAACAGGCCATAACACGCGGCAAGCAAGATTCGAACTCGCGGATGTATTACCATCAATGGATTTCAAGTCCACCGCTTTAAACCACTCAGCCATTGCCGCATATAACAAGCCTTTTCACATCATGCTCGGGATGATTCTTGACAATCGCGTAACAACGTGATACACTTTTGCCAACTTAACTCTCACTAGACACACCAGTTCCTCAATGACGGACATTGTTCTCGCGTCTCGAGCGGATTGGAGGTGCTTAGATGAAGCGTTAGGCGAAAGATTTTCTTGATGTCGCTGGTGACATTTGCAGTATCGTCGGGCTCATACTGATGGTTCTGCAGATGAATCACGTCATCGGGTAATCCTGACAGCTCAGTGGTTATGGCCGCTGGGCTGTTTTCTTTTCTCGATCTCTTTATCAACATCTTCCAGAAAGCTCATCCAGTTTTGAAGATCAAATTCATCACCAAAATCAAACCCTTCATCCAGACGCTGATATAGATCCCGCTGAAAGCACCATAGCGTTTTATCTGTCAACTCACTCAGATGCGGCGTAATGAAATCGATCACAAGATCAGGCATATATGTTCTGCGCCCAACTGCGTATCGAACAGCACAATTACAAATGGCACCGAAGTCATCATCATACGGATCAATCATTGCCATAATGTTCGATCTCCTTTCTATAAAATAAGGGATACTGTTATGTAATTTGTTTGGCACGCCCAGCAGGATTCGAACCTGCAAAATGACAGTTTTAGAGACTGCGGCTTTAACAATTAAGCTATGGGCGCATATCGAATCCGAATGCCCGCCCACGGATATGACGCTCGCTCTTCTATCTTGTCAGCGTCTCCACAAGACTGTTTACCCAACCACAGACAGGTATTGGTGCGATCGGTGGGAATCGAACCCTAACGATACTCAAATTAAAAGTTTGATGCCATACCACTTGGCTACGATCGCATATAAAATGCCTACTCATTTCAGAATGATGTGATGATGTACACTTTCAACAACATAATGAACTTTCGGACTTGTCGTGGCCGGAGTTTAACCGACATCAAGCAGTTTCCTGCCGTGCTACCTTTTGTTCTGCTACACGACCATATAAACTGTTTTTGAGTTGGTGAGACTCACGCACAGTTGCGCTTGGAATGCGGATCTTACATCGTCAGCGCACGCAGTTTGACCAAGCTTGCTACATCGATCACTGACCAGCCCTGTGAAGGCTCGCTATTCCTGATGGTGGTCCCGGCTGGAATCGAACCAGCGACACGGGGATTTTCAGTCCCCTGCTCTACCGACTGAGCTACAGAACCACGAAGAGGTCCTAACCTGACTCGAACAGGTGACATAGAGATTAACAGTCTCTCGTTCTAACCAACTGAACTATAGGACCATAAGCGATTCGGATGGGGATTGAACCCACGACCCCTAGCGTGACAGGCTAGTGCTCTATCCTTCTGAGCTACCGAACCATATAAACGGCAGGTATTGTTACGCCCCTGCCAAGGCGCTCACCATCTACCAGCCATGTGGTAAACAACGGGACTTATGTAATCGATCCACAAACCTGTGCCCATGGATTTTATAAATCTTTGACCTGTATGCTTTGTTCTTTGACCTTTAGCTAAGAGTTTAAGCTTTGAACTTTCAACCTTTAACCTTTAATCGTAAACTTTAAGCTTTCCGTACATCATCTATAATTGAGCGATATAACGCTCGATGTTTTTGGATATCGGATTCGAACCGATGTAACAACCTTTATAGGGTTGCGTCTTAACCTCTTGACTAATCCTAAAACCAAGTATTGTTCTTCAAAATATTAGAACACTTGCATTATGACGGCGTATCAGGCCACCTTTTATAAGTGACGACTTGCTTTTTATTATTTTGATTTCGCCAAAAACAGTGCTGTCACCAGCAAAAAGCGAACGATCACAGTTTGTTATTTTCGATAGACAGTGAATACAGTGTGCTTTCCGAGAGATCAGTATTCGATGGTGATCTCTGTGATTGCATTGGAAGCAGACAGAACTGCATCAACCTCAGCCTTGAACTTATCGATCTTGGCGGCGAGTTCATCCTTGGCCTTCTTGATGTCAATACCATCGATCAGAACCATAGTTTCGCGCTCAATATAACTGTCACGTGCGTCTCGAATAGCCTCAGGGTCCATGTTGCTCTTTTCAGAAGCAGATGCAAGACCCTTAGTGTAATCATCTGCACGATCACTCAGACGGGCATTGGTCGTTTCGATCGTGGCAATGGCGCTGGAATACTGACGCTCCATCATAGCGAGCAGCTCACGCTTGAACTCGATACCGTGCTGATTCATATAGATAGCCTCCGCAACAGTATAGACAACACCATCAATGGTCACATGAGTCTCTGCATTGGACTTTGAGATCGCACGCTTGATCGCATCGTGACGAGCAATCAGATCCTTGATGGAGTCCAGAGAACTCTGTGCGTCCTTCTTATAATCCTCGATGGGCACACCGTTCAGCTTTTTCATGCTCTGCTTGGCTGCTGCACAGAACTTGGCTCCAGAAATCGTTTTAATGATCCGATTTTCCAGAACCTTCAGCTCGGCCAAACCACGATGGATTGTCATAGTTTCAGTAGTCATAATCATTCTCCTTATGTAATTTATAATCTTTGACTGCGGTTGCCCGCTGTTCTAGTGGTGCTGGAGACAGGGCTTGAACCTGCAACCTGAAAATTACAAATTTTCCTGCGCTACCATTGCGCCACTCCAGCATATAAAGGTGGATTCACTCCACCGATTGATCAGATCAAACAGACGTTTTTCTGCCGCCCGATCTTTTTCCTACTGTAAGGAATTCATATAAGAAGCGAGTTCGCTCTGATATGTAAGCACCTGTTGATGCGTCTGGTTGGTGTACCGACCTTTCCTCAGGTACTGTTTGTACTTCCCTGCCCCGATCTGGTAGCGAAGAAGCGCCTCCGAATCGTTGCCAGTGTACTGCTTATGATACGCCAGCAGCTGAACACCACATCTGATGCCCGTTCTATCATCCAGCAGTTCAGACATGGATCGAACGCCAAGCGTCCTGTTGAGATAATCGAAGTTGACCTCGTTGACCTGCATCAGACCGTAATCGACTGTGCCGTTTGAATTCACATGAGTCAGGCCGCTTTGGAACCTGCTTTCGTTATAGATCACACCGAGCGCCAACGAATAATCGACATTGTATTCGTCACATACAGACTGCGTATACGACTTGAGTTCATCGCTCCAGCCCTGATATGTCTCGACCGGACCCGCTGCTTCACCGCTGAGCAAATTCGTCAGCAGATAAACGCCGGTTACAACAATGGCTGCAATCGTCTTTCTCATTTCAATCACCTCCTATTCATTATAATGACAGTGTAAAGTGTGAATGGTAAAGGAAAAATTCAGGGGCTGGTCAGGCCCCTTCATTTTTATAATTTTCTTGCTTTCTCGCGCATTATTTGATACTTTCGGAATGTGAGCGGCGTATCATATTGGTTCTGTCTGAATTTTTCAGCAACATATTCGATACCATACTCATGCTCTTCCGACATGATCTCATAGAATTCGCGCAGGTTTTTGATGGTGCTTGTTTTAACAAGGATGTTTTTATAGTTAGATGTTGGCGGAAGCCCCTCGACAATTTTCTTTTCTCTTCGATACAGGTCTTTGAAGTATCCAATTGGCACAGGGTTATCATTGGAACTCTCTCTGCTTGTACGAATAAGATATGGACCATCGCCGAGATTCATTTCTAACTTCCCAAGTTGTCCCTTTGCGTGGTTTTTGAGATAGGTGGTCGTGTTTTTGGCTTTACAGATGATCGACCATGCGATATCGTGATCGATATATTTCCCGCAGACGGTTCTCGTGTCTACATCAACGTCTTTTCTTTTGATGACGCGAATCTCTTCGGACTGGAATCCATAATACAGCAGACACATGATTGCGCCTGTCATAATTGCCCCTTCTTCCGAGAACACAGAAACGACGTAGGTGAAGAAATCATCTTCTGATGGAAACACATAGTTTTCAGCCAATTCATCGGTACTCTTGTTTGCAATGGCTTCCAGCTGGTTCTTTACACGCTCAGAGCGGAAGGTGGAACTGGTGTCTTTCTTTTTCCATCCGGACATTTCCATGTCAAAGAACGGATGCTGATAGTACCGCTGCGTTGAGAGCAAACCCTCATCTCTGCACCACATAATATACTGCTTGAAAATAGACAACACAAAGATGCTGTAGTTTTCATTCAGTTCGGAAATCCACCTTGAGAACAGATCATTTATAAATTCTTCGTCTTTGTCAGACTCGATCTCATAAAAGTCTTTCTCATACTTCTGTTCGAACGCGGCAAGCTTATGAAAAATGCTGCGAACCTTGTTATACCTGTTCTTACTCTTAGCAAGAATGATATATTCGCCAGCGGAATCCTTAGCTGGATCTCCGTTGGAATCTTTTTCGCACATTTTATCCAGAATAAATCTGGTCTTGAGCTCTTCATTATAATATTCCGCACTCTGTCTCATCGTTTGATATCTCCTTACACAGTGGGTCGGTATATGAACTATTAGATTCATTGTACACTATGTAAGAAGATTTTGCAAACAGAATCGTAGATTTTATGATGCAGAGACCAGATTTGTACTGAATGCCGCCGCAAGCATCGGACACTGGATTACCATGGCGTTCGCTGCGCGCTGCCAGTTCTTATCAGAGAACGTTCCGATTGGTTCGCTCAGCTGAGAGTTCAGCAGCGTATCGCGGCCTTCGATCACAAGAGTGGATTCATGTGGTAAGCCATCGACTTCACCTACACCAAAATCAACATGGACCGGGTTGCGGCTGTTCCAGCGTTTTGTGGTGAAGGGAATCACCTCACACTGGCCAGAGTTTTTGTTGTAGATGTTGTTGCTGACGATCAGATAAGGATGAACGCCATAATATTTATGGACAGTTTTTCCTTCCTGCTTAACATCTGCAACATAACCGAGACGAATCTCACCGATTTTTGGGACACTTGAGCCAGCCTTAAACATATTATGACCTCCTTGCTGACCATCTGTTTTACTTTGTGTCCTTATTATACCATATTCATTCACACTTTACAATACCAATTCAAAGATTTTTTAAAAAAAGTGTGATTGGCTCCTCTACACAATCGGATGTAATAATAAGGTGCTCAGACTTTTTCCCCCTCTCAACTTCACAAGAAAACACGTTGCCTGTGATATTGCAGCAGCAACAAATGATGTCTGACCTGGGATCAAGCTGGCATTCGATACTGATGTAGCTGTATCGCTTGCCTTTTCTCAGTGCAACACAGGATGACTTGGCTTTGATCATACAGACATTTTCTTCGTTCCGGCTGCCCCAGAACTCAATGATGTCATATGATCGGATATGTTCGTACATTTCCTGGGCAGTATATGTGATCCGCATTTTGCCCTCCAAACAACTAAAAGATGTCCTGTTTTTCTAACCAAATTCAGTTCGGTTGTTATTTTACCATAAAACATGGCGCATTTCAACCCGAAATAACAACTTTTAATTGTTTAGAACCATTGTGCGCAGACTTCGTCTCACTTCCATCGCACTTTCATATTGTTCAATTGCTTCTTCCAAATTTTCCTCTAAGTCAGTTAATGCCTCTTCCTCTTCTTCCCATTTATCATGGGATACACCGTCGGAATCAGGTTCTGCTCTTAATTTTGAATGATTTTTTTCTACAGCTGCTAAAACTGACTTCAAAGCGTCATAAACTTTCATAACTTTCTCATCCACTCCCTCGACCGCTGATTCTGCCGCTCATAAAATGTGACTCCTGTCACATCGTTCACGACAACATCATCATACGGAATGCCTTTTTCGTTCAGATGGGCAATAAACCAGCGCTTCTTACAATAACAATATGGGGTTTTGTATGGATTTCCGTACTCACTCGCAGGCTTACCACAGGCATTATATACGTCACCACACATACTCCACCACTCTTTGCGAACACGATCTCGCATCTGAAGGATATCTGGTGTCCCATGATAACCATGTGCTTCACCAAATTCATAATCAGCTTTCTTTCGGCTCATACTCTGCCCAGCACTGACCGCGCCAGAAGCTCCCAGCCCCAGTAGACCTAAAACAAACGATACTGCTCCACTCATAATAAATCACTCCTTAAACAAAAATATCATCGCGGACTTTCGGTGTATAACACCGAGTTTCCAGACGAACAATTTCAGACTGCACTCTGCCGGTTCCCCAGTCATCCAGATTGAACTTCAATACCATCTCGATCAGACTCATCGCATCCTTGCATTCACGGCGGATCTTACGCGCCTTCTTTAGTTCATTCTCCAGAAAGCAGCGCTGGACTGCATTTGCCTTGACAAGCTCAATGGCGTGCTCCAGATCATCAATCTCATCTGTTGCCCGAGTCAGATCAGAATAGAGGTTTGCATACATCGGCTTTAAACTGCTGAGAGTTTTATCGACAATTTTAAGACTCTTTTTAAAATCAGTCATCCACTCTGAATCTTCGACAGGATAAGATACAGGATCGAACCGCTTTCGTTCTAGCTGTGCGGGGGCGACCATCTCTTTTAACTGTGCTGATGCTTCCTTGACTTCGATTTTCTTTGGGAGATACCCGGCTTCTTTATATGTACGCGGCAAACAATTCAATACGTTCCAGGCTTTGCTTTCTGCATCATACTGCGAGGCCAGGCTTGAATCGTATGTTGTTGTGAATTTGCCATTCGGCTTTTTTGTGATATAGGTGTGTCCGTTGGTAAGAACATACGCCATTTATATCATCCTTCCTACATTATTATAATAGGGGTCTATAAAATCCTTAATGCTCTTTCAAAACAATGGACTGGCCTCGCCCCATGACCCAGCAGTTTTTACCAGCGTAAGCACAATCCTCGCAATGGCCAGAGCACTCATATGCATCTGCTGGCGCTTCACAATATCCATCTTTAAATGCCACATAAGCAACTGGAAGATTATAGGGGTTATTTACATTATAGTCAGGCCAGGATGAAAAGAGAATATGTAAATTTCTGGGAATCGTACCGCCAGCTTTCACAAATGTGTTAACCAGATCGTATTTCTTGGTGAATGCGAGAAACTGGGTGCGAGGGAGTCTAGTTGCGATGCGACACATCATATCGAAATATCGTTCATCCACGATATCTCCACTGACATGCCACCGAAAATAAAAAGACCCATAAGCAGCTGCAGTCGCTTGGACTTCAAAGCCGTCAGGGTCTGTTAACCACAGATTCAAATTGTTGTCATAGGCGTTTCGTACCGTGGTTCGCCAGTCGAAGTGACTGACATAGCACGTTTTTGCGCACGGAACGCCTGGAGCACAGGTTTTGATACGGGGCATCGAGATCGACTTGATACTCCCCATCTTGCTGTTTGCGTTCGACACTGACAGCTTTAACATATTCAATTTTCATACCCTCATCCGTGGAGGGTATACTCCTTCCTTATTATAATACTACGAGACCAGTCCTATAAATCGGACATCAAGCCATTTTTAGCGCCATTCGATTGATAGTTATAACTAACTCGTTGACACGGTTTCTATCGATGGTGTCCGGCAAAGCAGTATTCACCTTATCGTACTGCAGGCGCTTTTCATATTCTTTGTGGAAATCTTTTACATCGTGCTTGATATAACCGTTTGCAGCCTGGAATTCGCCGTTTCGAGCCATCATCAACAGGTCGTGATTTTCCGCCCGATTCGTAATGATCTCACCCTTTTCCAGAATATCAAAGACCATAAGGTAAAGACGAATCATATTCATAATGGTTTTGTTCATTCGCTTCTTTGTACTCTGATCTTCTGGGTATTGATTACACCATTCGCCCAAAGTGACTGCCTTCTTGAACAATTTATCTGCAAAGCCACCAAACGAATACACGACCTGTCTGGATAGGAACAACTTCTTATTATCCATCAAAAGCTTTGTGGCCGGATGATAGCTGATGACAAGATCGTCAGCATTTCCAAGCTGCTCCAGCATGTTCGGATTACCGCTGCACATTAGCTTGACTGCTTTATTGAAGCTGAATACCGTTGTATCAGTAGTTTCATCGACCCAGTGATCGAACGTGTCCATGCCAAGTAGTTCATGTTCTGTGTTAAGCGCTACACCGCGAATGTCAACGTCTGACCCTTCCACATTCGTTCCATAGGCGTGGCTGCCGCCAATGGTCAAAAACATCACTTGCTTGCCCAAATTCGGATTGGTGCGCAGAAAATTATACGGTTCGCTTGCAATGATCAACTGCAATTCCTCTCGTGTCATTTTTTATCACCTCACTCATCCATCAATACTTTCCCAGATTTCCCCACGATAGCGATGATAGTTATAGCCATCTGTAAACGTCTTGATCATATATGTAAGATCATCGAACGAGAATTCGCCAGGATTGATCTTGAGCTCCGGAATAGTGTCAAAATCAATATCGCAATCCTCGCCAAGTTCATCCCGCAGAGATTCGTCCGAATCATACCACTAGAAAACCGAGTTACAAATCATTTCGTTATCAAAATCAATGATCAAATCGCCCTCAGACCAGTATTTTTGCTTGTCCATTACCTGCTCAGAGATTGCAACAAGACCATCGTTGCGGGAGCCATCGTCCTTAAACTCAACATTCGGGAAACGCTTATTGAACTCCGGCTTATCCTCAAAATCGATACAGCCTCCATTGGACTCCATGAAGCGAACGATACGCAGGATCAATTCGTCCTTTGACGTGGTATCTTCCCATTTGACATTTTTAAGGATCTTCTGAGCTTCGTCCAGTGCGCTGGTTGTATATGCAGACCAGTGATAATAGATCGTGGCAATATCCTCGTCAAACGCATGGACCGTAATAACCAACCGCTGTCCCATTATTTCAACTCTCCTCTTTCGTACAGTCGCTTTTTATATTCTTTTGACCTTCGGTGCGCTTCCCGCATTGTTTCTGCATCCGGGCGATAATACATCCAGTGTGTTCTGTTGTATTCATCGTTCTTTCGTTTTGCCCGCTGATCGACAATGAGAGAAATCGTTTTGTGCGAGACGTTATACTCCCGCGCCAGACCCCGGAGTGAGTATTCGCCGGTTTCAAACTTACGGGCGATTTCTTCCTTTTTGGCCTTGGTTAACTTCACCCGACGATCCTGAGTTTCTGATAACCGACAGGTTTGCCACTTGCTTGCCAATCAATCATCCTCCGATTCCGCGAACGCCGATTCAAACTCATCCTCATAGCTTTCGAGCTCTCCGTTATCATACTTTTCCAGAGCCTGCTGCATTGCATCGTCTGTATCTTTTGCATCCTTGATATGTACTTCGTAATAGCGATTTGCTGTAATATATACTGTGTATCCCATCTTGCCATCTCCTTTTAACAATGACAGAGTAACCACGAAACCAGATCATCATGCTTGAACCAGCCAGCCGGGAATCCGCGCCAATTGTTTTTATCCGTCCAGCTCCTGGATTTCATCTGGCCGATTTGCTGAAGCTCTACTGAAAGACGCACCATGAATTTCTTGCAGTCCGCTTTATTCTTCATTGCTGTCTGCATTACAAAATTATCCTGCAGCTTGCCATTGACGACCTCACAGATCGCACATGGACAGTTGTGACAGTTCTTTTCTGCGCACATCAAACATGGCGACATTATAATTCCTCCTTATACACCAGCAATATGACTGGCCATCATATCTGCCGTGTGAGTCCACAGCACATTCTGATACTGGCTAATAGCTCGGCCATAATATTTCCATTCGTTCGTATCTGTCTCATATGCCCCCATATGCCATCGAATACACGCGACTTCTTCTTCTGTCAGGGTGATAACACTCGCCAGCATACAGATAGATTTTTCGCCATGATGACTGAAAATAGAGTCATTCAGATACTCATATGTTCCTTTATCCGGAATAAAAAGATACTGATCTGTTTTGCAAACGTCATGCAGCAGCCCAATTAGATACGGAGAGCGTGGATTGGCCCATTTTAGACCGAGCTTTTCTGTTAAAGAGACCAGATTTTTGGCAACGGCGATACTATGTTCAGCAAGACCACAAGAATGCGCGCCATGATATTTTGTAGACGCAGGAGCCAACCAAAACTCATGTTCGTTCAGCCATTGGGTGAGTTTGATATAATCATCCCACGTCAGATATTTTTTCAAGTCTTCATAAATCTCGCCTTTGAGTTCGTCCTGCTTCTTTTCGATTTCTTTGTTCATACCCATTCTCCTTTCAATTCAGCAATATCGACCTTTACTGGCCATAATTACACCTCTTTTATAAATGATAAATCTGCCAAATATCCTTATAGTCATAACCAACAACAAACATTGTTGTACCGTCTCCATCTACGTGTGGTTCACGATCCTCTTCTTCGTTGTCATCTTTCCATGTTTTATAGTAATTCCAATACGCGCGTTGAACGCATTTCTGCATTTCCTTTTGTGCTGCATCGAAACTTTCAAACTGATTCACGTTGGCGACATAAGCCGAAGTTGTTTGGCTCTCATAAATATTGATAAGTAAAAACATATTGCACACCTCCAACTAAATTGTTTTGGCGGCGGTTATATCTGCCCCAGTACCGCCAATCACCTGGCATCCGGACGTTAACCGAAAATAATGATTTCTTCCATTGATCACACCTCAAGATCAATATCAAAAGAAGCAGTCCCATCTTCGTTCTCTCGATAATTCATTTTAGCGAGAGCATCGTTACAAGCCTTTAACTTCCTTTGTATTTCCTCTACGTTTGGATGCCTTAGAAGATACTGAAACCGTCTTGCTTCGTCAGCGTCCAAAATAATATCGCTATTAACGTAGTGCATTTTATTCCTCGTTTACAATTTCGATTTGGCACATCTTCATAGCAGCCAATGCGTTCTTGTGAGACTCAGGAGTAACACCGGCACAGCAGCTTGCATCCACAATGATAGGGACTTCAGGCTTTGCCGTTTTTAAAAGCAGCGCATTTGTAATCACACAAATATCTGTGCAAAGTCCAATCAAAGTGATGGAATCAACATTCCCAGGAAACAACGTCTGATAGATTCTTTGATTGTCGTCTAACGTTGCATCAATGAACAACTCATAGCTGCCAAACGTTTTCTTATGATAGATTTGCTCGTAATCTGTAACAAAATCGTTTCCGATTTCATTTATTAGCTTCCATCCGTCTGTTCCTTCAACGCAATGAACAATGGGAAGATGTTTGCCCTCCTGAGTATTAAGATAGTTTTCGTCATGAGTGTCCATCGTGTAGAATACCGGACCTTTCCAGTTTTTGATCTTCTCCACGACCTTTGGCACAATAGCCTGAGCTTCAGGAGTACCCAGCGAACCGGTGACAAAATCGTTCTGCATATCGACAACGATCAGGACATCAACCTTTTCTTTTTCCATAAGAACTCTCCCTTACCAGTCAACCTCGTAAAAATTAGATTTATACACAGGCATCGGCAACAGTTTGAATGCGTTCGCATCGTGCATTCGATCAATCTTGGCAGCCGTAGCACTATCACCGCCGAAATCACCAGTGCGAATATACTTATCGAGGAAGTCATAGGTAAAGCCGAAATTGTCCTCGTCGGTTTTGCCAGTCAGACCATCAGCAGGTGCTTTCTCGATGAACTTTTCAGGAAGACCCAGTTCACGACCGATCGCCTTAACTTCGGTGACGGTCAGCTTACCGAGAGGACTGAACTGACCCGCGCCATCACCAAACAGTGTAGCCCAGCCGACATAGTCCTCTGAATAGTTACACGTGTTAGCCACTCGCCCATTCCTGCTCTGAGATACCATGAACAGGGTCGCCATACGGATTCGTGCCGGCAGATTTACACGAGCCTGCTTGGAATCGCACAAACCAGCTGCCCGGCCATTAGCCAATAATGAGTTCACAGTTTCGGCAATATTGATTTCATGAGATTGGATTCCCAGATAGGCAACCAGTTCCCGCGCCACATCGATATCGCTCTGGGCACCCTGTGGCATCAAAACACCGATTACACGGCCATTGCCCAGCGCTTCACAGCACAGAGCAGCCACGATACTGGAATCCTTGCCACCGGAGATACCGATCACCGCGTTGCAATCAGGGCCATTCTTGCGGAAATAGTTCCGAATCCACTCGACGATTTCATCTTTGGTTTTTGCTGCGTCAAATTCATACTTGCGCATATTATTTACCCTCCAGTTTCCACAGTTCTACATCGACACCTTGAAATGTAACGTCGATGATCTTTTTGACGGTCTCCCAATCAGCGCCACCACGGACGCATCCGATTTTATACGGCATTGCGACCTTCCAACTAAACTGTCTTGCCTGCTCTGCAACATAAATTAGAGCTTCCATCAGAGCGCCAACTGAAGTGTACTGTGCCCCGTTGTAACCGTATTTATCTTGGCCAAAGCAATTAGCGATATAGAGTTGTTTGCGACCATCATATACATGGACAATCTGAGCCGTGCCAAGCAACCCGGCACTGTAGTTTTTATGAAGCTCGCACAATTCGTGATATTGCTCATACACATTTGGGAATCTCTCACGGACTTCTTTAGCAACACCTGATCCCATAACGCCTTGACAATTCACCTGATGACAGATAATATCTGCGTCAGAATCAAATACGTTGCCTTCTTTGATAATTACAGCCATATTTCACCTCCGATTTAACTCTTTGATTCCAAAATATTGTGCTCCTCGTTGACTGTGCAGATTAAAATTCTCAAGGTCCAGCGTCCACACCATCACGTTCAGATTGTCAAACGCTCCTGCCTTAATCAGCTTCACAGCATCTTTCCGCTCACCTTTCCAGATAAGTCTTTGATTACTCCAAAACTGAAGAATCGGCTTCTCCATCAGAATTCACCTTCCCACAGCCGGTCGCGGACTTCCTTCAAACTGTACTCCTTGACCATATCGCCATTACGGAATATGGTTTGCAACAGGTTACCATCCGAATGAGCGGCGTGATCCATCAAGCCATCGACATAAACCAGCTCGTCGTTTACATCCTTAGTGACATAGCACATACCCTTCAGACTCTTCTTAAAGTGATCAGTGTCGGTCTTTGGGTCCTTGAAGATCTGAATCTCCTTACCATTGACCACGCCATAAGTTGCCTTGACTGCCATGCCAAAAGTATCACGGGTGAACGGCTTCAACTGGCCATTCTGCTCGATGCACTGCATAGAGAAAGAGCCAACACCAAGGCTGACATTGTTGCAGGCAAAGCCATGTTCCTTGAGTTCGGCATAAATCTTTTCGCACCGCTGCACCGTAATAGAATCACCATACAGAGCCTTCACATGAGGATTGAGTACCTTGTAGCCCTTACTGTTGACTGTGCCGCCAAAGATATCCCACAGATGATAGACCGTCTGCGTGACGATTTCGACCGGGTCGCCAGAGTCGCCACGGATCAGCAGCGTACCATTATGAGCCATGATTTCATCCTTGAGCTGCGGCAGGATATTATCGACAAGATTCCAGTAGTCATAAGAGTCAGACACCATGCTGAAACTCATATTAGGATACAGCTCCGTCAGCGCCCGGCGGATGAAAGTGATCTCGTCGCCATCGACAGCGAAGTTAGAACACATCACACTATGCTCGGTACTAACAGCACCGAACGCAACGGGCTCTTCTTCACAATTACAGCGATACATTTCTTCCAGATACGGAATCGCAGGAACAGTAGCCGTATTCAGAAAACTCAGACACCAACCGGCGCTTGACTTAACTGCCGACTGCATACACTCCTGACCACGGAAACTGAAATCACCCAGAGCACGAGCATGCGGCACGCCATCCTCCACGGTTTCATCGTAATACTTGTCCACGATATCGCGATACAGAGTTCCGACCGTTGCAGAAATCATCGGATGCCACAGCTCAGAACTCATAAAAGATTCGAGGAACTGCGGAACCCATGCGAAATCAGGATGCGTATTGCTCATCTCCAGAAACGGCACATGGATGGGGCAACGAGTACCTTCTGGCAGCGCCTTGATTTCAACAGGAAGATATCCCAGATCATGTAGCGCTGCAATCTTGCTCAGATCGTAAGCATCCTTACCAATGGTTGCATCCAGAACACGTTTATATTCTGCGACGACCTTATCCTTGGGCTGATTGAAGAACTGCTCTTTGAAGTAGCGCACCAGATAATCCTTGCAGAATGCCTGAATGCCGAACACGACGACTTCATCCACACCATCCAGTCGGCTCATGCGTGGAGTAAAATAACTGACCAGCTTGGTAGTGCCGGCCGGAAACTGCTTACTGTGGGTTGTCTTGTAGAAATCACACAGCAGCATCGGGTTGATATTGATCATTTCAAATCCTCCAGTCCAATTTCTGACCACATTGTCCGCAATAGTGATCATATTGACCAATTAACGTTGTATTGCACTTTGGGCATCTGTAGCTTTCATACTTTGGATCGATTACAACTTTCTTGCTCTCGATTCGATTGAAGTAATCACTCAGAACATCACTTATCATTGCTTTTTCAGACCAGTATGCATCTCCATATTTGATACTTTTCGTTAAGCGCTGATATGCACTAAGGATTTCACCTTTTGCATACTTCATATTTAGCCCTTCAATAATTCTTTTACAACCTGCCTTCCATCGATTCCAAGGCAGTCTCCATACTTCTTTTGAATTTTTTCGTACTCTTCTCTTGTGCAGTTAACCTTGAAAGACATTTTATCTTTTGACGTATGAATTCGGAATTGAACATAGGAACCATCATAGTTACCAGACAGTTCATGACAAAAATCTTTTTTCCACTCTTCATCAAGAGAGTCATTTAGCATTTCATCAACGTAGTCAAAAACATAATTTTTGTCGGTATGAAGATTTGCAATCAACTGTTTTAAAATCCAAGTAAATTCGGCAGTTACTTGACGTTTTTCGACATCGCTTTTAACTTCTCGAACTACGCTCAGCCTGTAAAATTGATCGTTGGCATTATAAGTCATTGCAATCGGAGCAAGCCGCCAACCAAAATCTCCATCCGTATTAAAATGAATATCTAATGCCCAAACTTCCATATCAGTCCTCGTCCCACTTGTGTTCAAAAACAGTGATCTTGTCGTGATGGCCGGTGAAGATACTGTCTGTGGTATAGACCATATGAATCAGCTCCGGGTCGTCAAACAGATGACCGCGTTCCTTATCCAGAATGCTGTTTTCGCAGTGGCTGACATATATATCGATATCACCAGCACCCAGTTCCTTCAGCTTCTTGGCCGAATAGAACATGGTACCGCCGTAAGAACAGATATCATCGATCATCAGAACCTTTTCATCAGGTTTCACTTCACCAACAACATCCAGACCGAGAATTTTGCCCGTTGCCCAGTCCCGCTTTTTATCACCATGGATGATATAGGCGTTGCACTTGACTCGCTCCAATGCCCAGTGAACAGTTTCCTCATATCGTTTCATTGCGCCGGCATCCGGGAAGTAGATCACATCAGGCTTACTTTCTTCGATTGCCTGACAAATCTCACGAATCGGAGTATGTACTTCGCACCGATCGATCAGTGCCGGAGCCACATCACTGTGAGGATCAAACACGGTAACGCAGCTGAATCCGCACCGATTGATCTCGTCAGCGAACCACTTGAGGGTGAACACATCTTCGTCGTGATAGGCGCGATCCATACGAGCGTTCGGGATATACGGCATAAACAGCTCTACTTCTGCACCGTTATCCTTTGCGTCCTTTGCGATCATAATAACCGTGGGAAGCTCGGCCATGGATTCAAATGTCCAGACGATGCTGATTACGTTGAGATAATTGATGTCCAGATCCTTCTTGATCAGCGGAGTGCCGTCAGGGAAAGAATCGATCTTATAATGATTTGCTTTGATCATATTATTTCTCCTTTGCGAAGTCCTTAAAATCGTTCCACTTGATTTTAACGATTACCCGATTGCCACGTCGATCTTTTAGTTCAACTTTTGGACGACCAACCAGACCTTCCATATAAATGCTATCAATCGAAATTGTAGACTTCGGATGCTGACATACAAACTTAATACCGTCTCGAATCGTTCCCGTGAATAAAACAGGAACCGCTTGGATGTCAAACATCTGAGCAGTCTTCTCAACCCATTCCCTACTCTGGTAGTTATCACCGATCAGGACATCGAATAAGATAAACCACTCGTCAGGCCGGTATCCATGACCGCATCCCTGAATCTTGCCACCGTAACCCTCGCCAAAGAGGACTACTTCTTTGTCACCGTAAGTTTGTTCAAATAACTCTTCTGCTTCAGGTGTACCAAAGATTTCATTCAGTGCGGCTGTCAGATTCTTAGGAAGTTCGGCGCGTTCAGTTCGTCCTGCAAAACTTACCCTATGACCGTCCCAGCAAACACGCACGTTCGTTCCATCCACTTTCTCAGTGAACTCCCACTCGTTATTTTGTAGGAACTCGATGGTCTCATTGCGAAAATCTCCAAGAATCAGTTTCTTTGTGCCAACAGTGTCTCGATTGAAAACCGTCTCAATCTTTTCATAGGTGCGCATCAAATAAGCCTCCTTAAACCATGTAGTGAATGTCTCTTTCACGAGTACGAGAGATGATGACTTTGACCACGCCATTGTCCTTTTCAAAAGCTTCATAACGATCCTTTTCATCGTCATCACTCTTGGAATACGGATTGATCACATCAACCTTCTTTCCATCAATGAACTGCTCACCGTTGGCGGGGTTATACTGGATATCCTCGGTGTTGATGTAGCAATCAGGCCAGTAGCCATCTTTCAGCTTGACATCAAAACAGATACGCTGTGCACCATTGAACATATCAAAACGCTTGGTGCTGGACGCACGGTAACCATCCTTGAAGATAACAGTGAGCTTGTAGCTGGTCTCGTTCATATTGATGATATTCAGATCTTTGATGGCCTCTGCGAATGGAGTGCCCAGATTCAGTTCAAAGGCGATAGACCGCAAGCAGTCGTAGTTCAGATCGATCTTGCCAGAAAAATCGACCACAGCTGGGATCTGATCGTAATACTTCTCTTCGAGCTTATCCTTGAGATAGGTTTCGACCTCGTCAGCGCCCGGGTAATCGAAGCGGAAGTGATAGTGGAAGCGGCCAGGACGGTTGACCAGATAATCGTTCAGGCCATTGAGCTGGTTACAGGTGACAACGAACAGCTTTTTGCCCGCGCTGGTGCCATCGAACAGACTCAGCATCGTATCCTGCGGACTTTCATTGTCCCTGGCCTTGAATGTCTTATCAAACTCGTCAAACAGAATCATAACTTCCTGATCGATGGATTCAATGAAATTGGCGATACCGCCGATATAGCGGTTAGCCAGAATGACAGGATAGCCCTGCTTGACGGCCTCGATTGCAATCATCTTAGCGGTCAGAGATTTGCCGATGCCTTTGTTGCCGCTGAGGATGACACCCAGGTTGCGGTTGAACACTTTGAACGAATTCAGCACTTTGGCAACCTTGCTGCTCTGGACACCATACACCTTTTCGTTGATGACCATATCGGGGCGGCGGGACAGATAGAAACCGGTCATCTCAGAACAGTGGATATCATAGGTACCCGCCGGAATCTTGTCATACGCCTTCATATCGTCGCCATACAGGAACAGATTGCTTGCGCTTTCAACAACTTTCATGTTTGATACTTCCCTTCTCAGTTCAGCTCTTCCAGCTTCTTCATCAGATCCTCGATGCCCATGTCTTCCAGCGCCTTATCCTTTTTCTTTGCCACGATCTCCATGATCTTATCGCGCTGTGCCTTCTTCTCGGCGGCGGACACACGCTCCGCTGCCTCAGCCAGCTTGACAGACACGATGTATCTGACGATATCGATCTTATTGGCCAGATCCTGATCCTCGGCGCTCTTAGTGGCCAGCAGAGAATCCTCGTCGGCGGTCTTCTTCTGACGGTTCAGCATCTTGAAGATGGCATCCAGATCCTCGACCCGCAGACTCCACAGATCCTCTACGGTCATAACGCCCTTGTAGTTAAAGCGATAGCGATTACGAGTTGCGATTTCAAACAGATTCTTTTCCATGATAATTTCTCCTTTCAGATTTACAAAAGTGATTCACAAACGCATTCCTGTTCCACAAAACTTTTGGGAATTAGCATTTGTTCTGTCCAATAAGAACTACAGCATTTTAGTTTTACAGTTTTTTGAGACCTAGAGTATTCTTTAATCTCAAATTCCGACCCAGCAAGGCGAACCATATTTAACGTTGGAGTTGCACGATAACCGGCATTCTTACCTCCAAATGTTTGATAGACCGTATTGATATTCAAATCCGGACGAACCATAACATGATTGCCTTGCTTAAATTGAAGTGGAATTACATAATCCATAACGAACCTCACAAAAGTGATTCACAGTAACATTCGTTGCCGATTTGGTCAGAAAACATGTCGTCTGTCCAGTAGCGACCTCTTGCTTTGTATTTTTTACCATCGATCGTATCGACTATTTCTTCGATTTCGATAGTCTGTCCACAAAGCTCTATCATGTCTTCAGTTACAACATCTGAAACAACGTTCCTCCAAGGAGCGTTTTCTTTTCCACCTGATCGCATCCAATAACATTTTCTAAAATCTAAATCCTGGCGGACAATAACGACATCGCCTACATGATATTTTGTATCTTGCAACTTGTGCCTCCTTATAACAAAGATTCGCAACAGCACTCATTGTCTGCCAAACCAGAAAACATGTCATCGGTCCATCTAAAATCATGCGTTTCTTCTACGATATAGTGCCCGTTAGAAGAATAATCTTTAATATGAACCAATTGCCCATGAAGTTCCGACATATCCAATGTTACAATGTTACTGTTGGCTTTTGGATAAGGACCAGACCTCATATCGTAAAAGGCACCATACTTAAGATCATCTCGAACTAAAACAGCGTCGCCTATTTTATATCGATACTCCATTTGACACCTCATAGCAGAGATTCACAGCAGCACTCTTTTTCGTTCGCCAGACCAACAAACATATCATCTGTCCACAGGATTTTCCGATTCGTTTCTTTGATGATATATCGATTGCGGCAATACTCAAGAATCGTGACAACCGTTCCCTCCAAAGCTTTTCGTGCGCGAATCGTACTTTCGCTCACGCAGATCACATTAGCAAGCGGGAACTGACTCCCAGAGCGCATGTAGTAATCTCCGTTTTCTCGAATTTCATTGATCACCACGACACGATCACCCGGCTTATAACGATAGTTCATCAAATCACCACTTTCAGAACTCGCTCGGTTGCCCCCTGCACCTTAACGATGAAGCTGTTGTGCTGGGTCTCAGAGAAGCCAACACCGGACAGCTGGTCATCCACGGACTGAACTGCCATCTGAGAACCCAGCGCCTCAAACACACGCTTATGCTGCAGCAGGTCTGCCTTCAGGAATTCATTGTAGAAACCATTGGGCTTTTCGGGGTTGACGCAGTCCTTGAGCATGAAGAAGTAGTGACGGTTGCCATTGCCGGTCTGTTCGTCCCAGTAATTCGGAGAGTACATCGCCACAGACACAGGTACAAACTGATTGGAATTCACACCCCAGATCTCGCGGGTGCTGGTAGAACTGGGCAGCAGCTCCTTGATAGAGAACTTACCATCCTTCAGTGTGACTTTTGCCACGGCGACATTCTGACCACCATGCAGCGGCTTATCATAGTTGAAGGAGTAGATGTTGCCATCGAATTCGATCTCAGCACGGAAACCTGTTTTACCGCCACGACTAGCGAAGCAATGCACATAGAAGCTGTACTCACCCTCCTTCATCTTCTTAATATCAGGCCAGGTGATGTTCTCGACCGCAGCCTTGCCCTGATCAGGCCAAGTGATATCAACGTCCAGGCGGCCATCAGTACGAGGGTGCCACTTGTTGCCGAAATAGATGTGATTCTTATCGGGTTCAATGCAATGAGCATCCTCATCGTTTTCATCCCATTCACCCGGCACATCGTTCCACTGAATCGAGAAACGCAACACACCATCCACCTTACCGCCAGCAGCCTTAACGTTTTCGCGAATATCGCTGTCTGCCATATTGCCGGTATAAGCCCAGCTGAAACCATTGGACCACTTAAACATGCTTGGCGCGCTCTTATCCTGCGGCGCAATCAGAGATACCATGTTCTTCGAGAAGCGATTCTCCATGAACAATTCCAGACCTGCCGCAGTAGGCAGAACTTCTTTGACAAACTTTTCGATGCCGATTTCTTCTGCACGGCCGAACTTCTTGGGATCAGTACCCAGAGATTTCGCCATTGCCTCAAACGGATTCGCAGCGCCCATCACCCGATGAGCAGCATCACGGTTACAGAACAGGATGTTGTTGGCGGTGATGTCATCCAGAGTGGCGAACCGACGAGCCAGACTGTTCATATAGCCCAGCTCAGTAACGGTTTTCTGTGCGTCTTCCAGCATCTTCTTGGTGAAAATCGCCTTGGGACGCTTATAATTTGCAGGAGCAACAATGGCCTCAAACGCAGACACAGCAGCATCCACGTCCATGCCCTCGCTCAGGTTTACCAGCAGAGTACCGATTGCCGTATTGCGAATACGAAGCCGGTTCATCGATGCACCGCCGGGAGCCATCCAGACATAAGCGGACTTCTTTTCATCGGGCAGACGATCATACACCTGCTTATCGCTCTTGAAGCCACGAACCAAACCCTCGAACTCCTTGCCGCGATACAGGCTGTTCTGAGCAATCAGCTCCAGCACAGTATCCACAGCGTCCATAGTCAGCTCTTCCAGAGAGCGCTTGAACACATTGGCAGAATCACGCCACTCGGCCATCTTGGTGGACACATCATAGGAATTGACAATGAACCGCTGAGGAATCTCGACAGCGAAATGATCCCAGGTGCGAACCGCCTTGTGATCAGCGTCATACTCATAGTTCATCTCTGTGCCGAACTTGCCATCAGAGATCATGTTGCGGCTGATGTAATACGGATTCACAACGGCGCAGGTTTTCACATAGGCAGCCAGCGCATCTACAACCGGCTGATAAACGTCAGACTTGGTGTCGAAATCCCAGACAGTGACCATCTGACCATCCATGAAAGAAACAAGCTTACCGATGTTTTTCACGAAGCGACGGCAGCAGGAGCAATCATACTCACGGCGCTTACGGAAGGTAGGATTCGTGCCAGCCGGGAAGCTGTCCAAATAGAGGTTATATAGCTTGTCCTCGTCGGCATTGGTGATAAACAGAGGTGCGCCATCCTTGACCATCTCATCGAAATGCTTCTGAAGCAGAGTGCGGAATTCTTTGAAGTTTGCCATTGTTTTCATTCTCCTTTTAAATTACAGTAAACTGTCACAAATACATTCGGTCGGGCTTTCAAACATCGACTCAGTCCATAGCCATGGAATTCCCTTTAGCGTATAGAGATCATCATCATCGCCATAATCCTCGACTTCATAGGTTTTGCCACCATACTTAACCATATCGTCGTTACAGTAAAGATCTCGATTGCCTGCCGAAGGACCATATAAAACGGGATAATAGCGATCGCCAACCAAATCCGAACGGATCGTTACCAGATCACCCGGCCGATACAATAAACTATCCATCACCATCACATTCACCTCACAACAAAGATTCGCAACAGCATTCGCCACTATCTTCTTCAACAAACATATCGTCAGTCCACAGGACGGTATTTCTACATTCTTTGATGACGTATCTGTTAAAGGCATATCCTTCTATCGTAACGATTTTGCCCAAAAGACTATTTCTTATATCAATCGTTCTTTCGCTGATTGTGACAGTGTTTTCCGCCAGCTTATCTGTAAGGGGACCAGATAACATAAGCTGCACAGATCTTGTCGATTGCCGCATTGAACTTGTCATACTTCTGCTCAGCCAGCATCTTCAGCAGATCGAGTTCATCCCTGGTTGCCGGGTGATCCTTGAATGCCCACGGAAGCAGACGAGGCAGACAGCTCATCATCATCTGCATGACCTGGATTCTCTTGGGCGAAGGAGCGAACACCATGGTCGCCTGCTTGGTTTCGTTCTGGTAGACCAGAGCGTCACCGCTGCGATCGACATACAGAGAGACATCCTCGAGACGAACCCAGCCCGCCTTCTTGTAGTCCTCGTCGAACATTTTCACCTGCTTGATGTAATCGGCTGCTTTCTTGTTGGGGATGAAATGGAAATACAGACCGAGCTTGATCTTTGTGAACGGACCACGCTCACCAGCGTAATAGGCTGCTGTCAACTTCTCATCGTCCGGGAGCCGGATCTCGTTCTCGACCACCAGAGACTGCATGATGCCCTTATTCTCGGGATCAGCGGTAAAAGTCGCCAGCCGCTCCTCGTTCATCACTGCCCGGAGAACGGTCAGGACGGTGTTATCTTCGGTTTCGAATTTGTTCCTGCTCTTGATGTCAGAGAAAAATTCGTTGCATTCGTTCGAGCCGAGCTTCGTCAGCAAACCAGTGAATGCCATAGTTACTTCCTCCTTAAATTCATATCTTGCATTTAAAAAGCCCAGATACTGGACACATATAAGGCAGACTTTAACCGGCCTGCCAGCGGCTGCAATGCTACTTATCTGTTGTAACCAGAACAGATTTATATTCGGACTTTATTCGAGATTCGCTCGAACAGATTCAGGGTCAGACTCCGTTAATTCCTTAACGGGCGTTGTCCATCTTCTGAACACAGACCAGATAAGCCTTCTCGGTAACGTGCATATCGGCAAAGGTCTTGTCCATGTCGCCAGGCTGCAGAACACAGCCATCCAGAGAAGTCTGACCAGCAGAGTAGTTGATATCGTTCTCCTCCAGGCACTGACGCAGGGTAGTGTCCTCAGTAGCCATGACAGTCTTACGGTTGGTGTTGGTACCCACAGTGATCTTCAGCATAATATGTACTCCTTTTTAATTTGAAAAATTTATTGTTGAAACGTCGGATTGACGAATCATCTTAAACGAATGCCGGACGTATTGCGCTGGAACATCCGGCGTGGAACCACAGTGGCGCTCTTACCAGGCGGCGCTCTTACTCAGCGGCGGCCTCAGGCTCAGCGTCGTTCTCGATGGTGATAGCAGCGTTCATAGCGGCCTCATCAGCAGCGATAGAGCTCATAGCCTCGGCGATCTGCTCCTCGATCTTGGTGCAGTTCACGATGGCCAGACCCAGCTTCTCACGAACGAACTCGTTGATCTCCTCGACAGTAGTCTTGCCGTTGGGCAGCTCGATGCTCATGGTAGCGACCTTGGGAGTGGTGACAGAATTCTTTGCGAAAGTCACGCCCATCTCATTGGCAGAAGCAGAACCGCTGACACCGATAGCGCAGACAGGCTCCTTCTCCTTGCCCTCGCCCTTGTACAGAACCAGAGCCTCGGGACGGAACTTCTTGACCTTCTTCAGGGTCTCGATGTCGTAAGCAGAAGTGACGAAAACGTTGTTGTACTTAACAGTTGCCTTCATAATATTGATCTCCTTTATAATAAAAAAATGTTATGTAAACGAGCCGGTTTGCTCGTTATACCGTTGTTGTTAGCAGCTCTTTCATATCGTCAAGAGCCTCGTCCCATGTGTCGGCCGACTGAATGAACTGGCCATTATCCGCCGACACGATTTCATAATGGCCGTCCACATACTTGATATGCATCCGTTTTCTCCTTTCATTTGACAGTGTAAAGTGTGTTTGGATGGCGAAAAAATTAAAGCAGAGACTCGCAGCGGCATTCACTGGTTGACTCTACAGGTGCCCACCAATCATCATGCAGGTGCTCGATCAGGCGAAATTCTGGCTTGCTCCATGTGTACCCATCGCAGAGCTGCACTTGAAGACAATCGGTATCTTCTGTATACCCAACAACGATTCCCTCTTTACCCTCATTGGGATCATCAGGACCCCATGGAGACTCAAGCCTTACGCGATCACCGATACAGAATTTTCTCTCGTCCATGTCGCTCAATCCTTTCTATCCATTTCTTTGACCTTGTCCACAGCATAATCGATCACGTCAGTGACATACTCAGTGGCGTTGTTGATGTTGTCCTGTGTAAACATATCAGCGGCGAGCATCTTATAGCAGGTATCTTCAGAAGGAACCACACAAACCAGAACCGCGACAACAAAAGTTGCAATTGCAACCTTGATGCAGAGTTTTACTTCCTCGGCCACATCTTTGTCTTTAAAGCCACGATCGTCTGCATCGCTCATAGTACACATGAACATAATCGCTCCTCCGATCATAAGCACGGTTAGAATGACGATTAGTAGTGTTCTGACACTATCTACGATGCCAATCCAGTAGAACACCCAAGGATTGATAATGGAGTTCATACGGCTGTTCCCTCCTTACTTGAGCCCTTTTAAGATATTTTCCTTCAAGACTTTGCACAAGATATCAGTGTACACTTTCTTATCTTCTTTCGACATCTTCTTGCTGTTGAGCCAATCAATGGTAGTGGTAATCATGCTGTTACCAACCACATCCACCACGTCGCTTTTGTCTTCTCCCGTATCGAGAGTAATATCAGTCAGTACGCCGTTAAGAGGAGTTGTGCTAATAATCACCTTCATAATACTTCGTCCTTTCGGTTTTTTATTGTTGATATTCGAACATGGTGCGGCTAGAGGGACTTGAACCCTCACCCGAAGACCAGATCCTAAATCTGGCGCGTCTGCCATTCCGCCATAGCCGCATATAAATTAGGTACACCTGTACTCCCGATTCTCCAAGCAGGACAACTTCCATTCCGGACCACAATATCCGAAACATTAGGGCGCAACAAGGAAGTCGTGGCTATTTTATTGATCGTACTTTTACCACCATGTACCTATTCCCCATTTTGTTAAAGACCTAATGGGCAAAGCTGTCTTGCCTTGCGGCATGGAGCAGCGAATGGGAGTCGAACCCACATCTCCAGCTTGGAAGGCTGGCATATTAACCGTTATACGACCGCTGCATATATACCCGGCTTACAAAGCCTTGTTGCTTTCGATACGATATAGACCGAAGCATCGTATCAAAAGAGCCGGGAATAACAAGAATGAGGTAAAAGGTCCCTGCTGAATAACATTCAAAAAAGACAGGAACCCTGGTGCGATTGGATGGACTTGAACCACCGATGCGCATTCAGCCTGCTGCTCTACCAACTGAGCTACAATCGCATAAGATACTCGGCTTACAAGGCCAATTGCACCCTTTCGAGCGAGCCGAGAATAATTGACAAGAGTTATTATGTTACCCCTTTCGGGGTGGTGCTACCGGCGGGATGTGAGCCCGCAATCCATCACTGGCATTCGCTCTTAAGGCGAACGTGTATGCTTTCCACCACGGTAGCATATCAAAGCTGTCTGTCCAGCAGTCAACCGTCTTTCCGATTTGCCAAACCGTTTCACCCAATAAGCTCCCGACTCGATCGAGCCGGTGGTGTTTCGGATGGGACTTGAACCCACATGCTTGCGCAGAAGTTTTTGAGACTCCCCTGTCTGCCGATTCCAGCACCGAAACATATATACTCGTCTTTCCGAGCCGCCACTGCTTGCGCAGGTCACTCCCCTACTTCAAATACCATGTAGTACATGTGATTATCTTCACCATCGCCGACTGCCGCACCGATAACATACTCAGGATATGGGTTCAACTCGCATCCGCAAAAATCAGCGTAGGATTCAGTGTCAACTTTCACTGCATCTTCGTACCGAGCGGCCTCATCTTCAGGCATCCCATTGAGAAAGCACTGAAAACTAACAGCGGCAAAAGCAATCGCATCGTCTCTTGATTTGAATGCTTTATCGATACTTACCGACTTGTAGACATCAGCTTTCTCGTTGGTGTAATCGCTTGCGACGATGTACATCTGAATCACTCCTTATCAAAGATATCGGTATACTTGGTGAACAACTTACCGTTATGATAATAGGTATTGTAGTCACACTGAGTTACATACCACCAGCGTTTCTGATGACCAGCCAGTAGGAAGTCGTGCAGATGGTAAGTTTCTTTGTAGTGCTCGTCCACACGCTGCCGGAATGTGAGCTCGTCGATCTCGTTAGACGTCTCAACAAAGTCGGCGATCTTATTGATTTCCTCTTCATCCATCATGTCATCCACAACAAAGACAACGCGAACGATTTCATTGCCTCGACGGCAAATCTTATCAAGATCATCCAGTCCGTGAACATGGTAGACAACACGGTCGAACTTATCAAACGGAAACAACATAACCTCGTGATTGTTTTCTGCATCAAAGTAACTGGTATGCAGTTCGGTCTTGCGCCAAGAGCGTTGGCACATCTCGAAAAAGCCAAGCCACCATGCCTGATGCTCCCACCAGTGAAAAAGCGGATCGCCGCCACCAGACACAGATACCCAGTTGCAATCGTTGCATTCATTATGAAGAACTTGCCACAGCGGAGCGTAAGAAGAATACTCCCCTGTCGGTGTCATCTTGAGCTTGTTATTGCGGACGATACACTCAGGGCAGCTGTAGTGGCACCCGAAGTTCGTGATAATGCTAAGATATTTGTCAGCCATTTCGATTACCTCTTTTTGATTTGTGAATACTCGTACACTAATGGTGGGACGTGAGGGATTCGAACCCCCGTGAAGAATTAACCTCATCACCCGGTTATGAGCCAGGAGCTTTAACCAACTAAGCTAACGTCCCAGAGAGGAGGATTTAACCATGTAACGACATCGGCGAGGAGCAGGCGGCTTACAAAGTTTGCGCAATACTCAGTCGCGTCAGTGGATACAACACATAAGCGAATTGGTCTCTTATGGTGTCCATCCTCAAAGGCTGCCCTTTTCAAATTCACTCTCCGATACTCTGGGCACCGAGCATCTATGCCACTTTCGCAGGCAGTGCCAAATTCGCCTACTCATAATAGAGCCATGCACATTCACTGTGGCGGGTAGCTACTCCCGTTGCATCATGGTTATTATTTTCGGTCAGAGCGTTATGGGTGTGTCAGAGGGGGAGTATGATCACCCACGGTGGAATTGCGCCACCCCAGCAGCTTTGTACTACACTACGCCGCTGCATCGAACCTAGCTGGAGCCCAACAGAATCGAACTGTTGTACGACCATCAGCTCCATATCAAAGCAGGATTATCGTACCTGCCCGGCATTTTCAGCCACGAGCGAAGAAAAAGGAAAAGTGAAAGAGAAAAAACTTCGCTTTTTTGCACAGGGAGAAAGGATAAAGCCCTATGCTATGGTCCGGGTGACCCGACTCGAACGGGCGAAAATCTCTAGGTCCCAAACCTAGCGCGATACCACCTTCGCCACACCCGGTTATATGCCGGTCTTTCCCGGCTGCCAGCCTCAAAGGCTAATGGAGGAAGTAGATAGCTTAGATAGCTGCCGCCACGATCTTTGCAGCCTCCTTAAACACTTTCATGTTCTTATCAGAATGCTGGAAGATATCAGGAGTAGACTTGGGCGGCTTATTGTGAGAACGTACATACGCTTTACGCATTCGGTCCATCTTTGCAGTGCCGATCGCGTCATAGATCTTTGCATAGGTAACCCAATACCCAAGCGTCTTATCGCCCAGCTTTTTTGCGATGGGTTCAACGATCGGAAGCGTGATACTCGGCTTGTAGTAATAATATTTCTTTTTCGGCTCTTCAACCGCAGGAGCTTCGACTGCCGGTGTTTCAGCCGCCGGTGTTTCAATCTCGACTGCGTGAGCCTCGGCCACAACAGCCGGTGCGGGTTCTTCAGCAACGACCTCAGGAGCGGGTTCTGCCCTATGGCGAGTAGGAATCATATCAGCAGGGATCATAGGCGGCTTCTTGGTGAGTGCCGACTTAATCCCCTTTCGGACCTCAGCGTCATGCTTTTCGTTATCATACCGATCCTTCATGATCGACATAAAGATCGACTTCCACGTTTCGCTGTCCTCGATAATGTCCAAGCCGCTGAGGTTCTTGATGTCACCCATGTAGCCGACCCGCTCAACATACGCCTTGCGTTCGTCTTTGAAATACCAGCCATAGTTGCGGCCGATATAATCATAAGCCTGTTTAAGAACCGCATTCAGCGTCAGACCAGTCATGCGAGCGATGGAGTTGCCGAGCTTGTAGATCTCAGTCCGCCATTCGCTGCGTCCTTTGTATGTAGTGGTGTGGGTTTCCTTTGCGGCAGTTGTGGCGGTCTGCTCAGGCTGCTTCTGCGGCTGACCCATCGAGATAAGCTTTCGTTCCAGCTGCTTGCAGACGAACAACACATTGTCGAGAGCGTTGCGATCCTGCTGGCGAGCGGCTTCGAGAGCGTCCATCTTGGAATGAATCTCCGCCAGCGTCTGAGTCATCCGGTCAAATCGCTCCTGCCGCTTGAGCTCAGTCTGATTGGCATTCAGCGATACGGTTTCACCCCGCATCAGAGCGGCGATCACATCCCAGCAGAAATCAATGAAAGCATTCGCTTTGGGTTGAGTGCTGTAACGGCAGATCTCCATGACACCACGCATATTATATACGTAGGTTTGCTGTTTTCCACCAGGGGTAATCAAATTGATTAACCCTGAAAGCGGATCGAGACGAGCCGCATTGCGCTTGTGAATCGTTCCAATCGAAATTGAAGGATTCTTATATCCCAACGCCGTACCGACCTGCTCACGGGTCATCCAGAAATCATCCTGAGCTCTGGTGTGATCGACCGCCGGATTCTCATAGACCTGAATCTCCATGTCACCGAACTGCTTGGTGGTGGCCACTTGCATTACTACATTCGCATTCATTTTTTACCTCATCCTTTTCGTTTGGTATTGTAAAGTGTGTTTCGCTTGAAACAAGTATTACACAAAAACGTATCGTTGTCAATTGGAAAATATTCACAAATGACAGCATTACATTTTGTTTGTATTTGTTGCTCTTATCACAACCTTCATTATTATAATATAGGCGATTTGTGATCTAAATCTGTCTGAAGCCACTGACTGGAGGAGGAATTCGGATTCTGATCCAGGGGTTGAGATCTCAGGTGTGGTCGTTGGATGCGCCGGTTGGTACTTTATGGGGCTCATTCGGCTCTCGATGACACCGGTTGGTGTGGCCAGCGATGTCTGGTACCTGCAGTCGACGCGTCTTCCGCCTTCCTCGGGGGTGTCCCCTTGGTTAAACAATTCGTTCCGTTCGGCTTGGCCTGAACGTGCAAACCTTTCGACTTGCTATTCATCTCAATCTGTTTTTGCGGCGACTCTGCTGTACTATGCGGAATCGTCGAAGGGCATTGCGTTCATCTCATTCACCTCCTGATTCAAACCTTGCTGTTTTCTCTAATAGAATTACAAGACAAAAACACCTAACACATCTCAGTAGAGTAATTTCATTACAGAACCATGATGTATGTTTAGAATATAGTCAAACTCTTTATGAATTTGGCTGAGAATCGATGCTGGCCTTATTCTGTCGAGCCGCTTGTGCTTTTTTGATTCGCTCACGAAGTTCTGCACGCTGTTCATCGGTCAGTTCGCGAGGCGCTGTCGGCGTTCCGAACCGAACCAGCTTACGCGGAACCGAATACCACTTACACAGGATCAACCCGTCTTTCGTGCGGTGGATCTTGGTGAGCTTGTACTCGTCAGGATGCTTCTCACACATGGCATCAAGCTTACGCCAGTAAACAGGATCGTTGGTGCACACATCGGCCGTCTTATCCAGAGCGCCAATGGTGATGATGGTCTCCTGCTCAGCCCGGGACATCGAAACGCCACCATGCTCAGGAATGGCTTTCATTATGATTTCTTCCACGATTTATCGCTCCTTACTCGTCATCGCCGTCAAAGACAAAACCTTCTGCCTTCCACATCGAAACAACAAATTCATCGTCGCTTCGATCAGTTTTCAAAACTCCGCTCAATCCATGTGCGGTGTCAGTGATCTCGAAAACGAACTTACTTCCGTAAATTTTGAACAGATGACCGTCTCTCTTGCGTTTGTTGCGGCAGGTCAGGTAATCCGTCCCACGAGTGGTCTTGCCCAGCTGAACCCACTTTGTAGGCACATGGATCTGCAGATAAGATTTCGAGCCGCACACAATCGTGAAATCATCGTGCTGCTGGACCAGCTTGAGGAAATCCTCCGGTTTGAATTCGTGTACGCCAAGATCTAAGCTCGCCATAAAAACCCTTCTTTCTCTTTTTCTCCCTGATGGCTCTTCTTCCCCTTAACAATCTCCTTTATCTCCTATAACCCTCTTAAACTTAATCATCAATTTTATTTTCGCGTCGCTTGTTAATTGGCGATTGCGTAATTGAGTTTGAGTTCGAAATAGGAATGAATTATTGTTGCAAGCGAAAGAATGAATTAGCGATTAAGTTTTCAACATTTTGAACAAGTGAGTTTTCAACATCGCTATCGTATCACTCGTTCTTTTGTGACTTAATTCGGAATCTCAGCAACGACCTGAATCATCTTGATTGAAGTCGGCATAAAGATTCGTCCTTGCAGCATGTTCATAAAAGTAAGCGTCTGAAGCAGATCGAACCAGTGCGAACTCTGTTCAGCAGGTGCCGCATTCAAATCAGCGATCAGGCTCTCCACAACCTTATCGTCAAGGAAATCGAGCTGCGTACATGCTTCGCCGCGCTCATAGCTAGTTCCGATCTTAACTTTTGCATCGTATGTAATCTGTACTGACTTCATACTGTTACGCTCCTTTTTATTATACAACCGTTTGGGGTTTTGCTCAACAACTAACAGGCGTTGATTAGTCGCCATTTTCTTCTGCGTCAACGATCTCAACGCTCTCGATGGAGTTCGGCACGTACATGCGCTTTCTGAATCGCTCCATGGTCTCAAGCGCCGTTTCAAGGTGAATCATCACACCATGCTGCTCTTTTGATCGCTTCTTATACTTTGTATCAATGGCAGCACGCAGCGTATCGACCACATCATTCGGCACAGATTCGAACTGGTAAGTAGCCTTCTTATAATCGAGCCGCGTGTTTGTTGCGATTGCTGCACGATATGTTACTTTGATCGTATACAAATTAACACTCCTCTTATTGCGCCGCTCGTTCACACAGAATTGCGGCCGCTTCTTTCAGAACGCAGACTCGTTCAGCTTGGCTTGTACATGTAACATGGTGTTGATAGCAAAGATCTTTAATTCCATTCGCAGCATCGTCCCAGATTCTTAAAGAGGTATTGTTAAGATGACGATCTTGTTGATATTTCGGAATCAAGTAGTCGAGTTCGAACGGGATGTGCTTTTTAATTACATCTAACCCTCCAAGATGATTGATATAACGAATGTTGAGTTCGCGGAACGTAAGCCGCTTATCGGTTTCGTTGTCAATATCACAAAAATGAACACCGACTGCTTCATTGAATGTCATCTGGCAAAACCTCCTCTCCCGTTATTCTTCGAGTGTGATATCATCGTGACCAGCGTCTTCAAGCGGTTCATCTGTTGCCAACGCAATGATTTCGTCAATGTTGTTTTCGATCAGATACTTCCAATCTTCCAGACGCTGATTGATAATCTCCGTCGCCTGAATAATGACCGCATCCGGCGTGATACGCTCATAGTTGCATTTCAGAGCCAGGATCAAGTCATCGAATGTGACAGGATCAAGAATCGTATCGCTGGGAATCATGTCCTTACCGAGTTTCCAGTCAGCCATAATCAGAACCTCCTGAACTGCACGAACTTGCCATCAGCGTAGCAAGGAGAGTAACACTGAATTCTTGTACCGTATCGCTCAAGGAATGCGTTTACAAAAACAGGTTCGCCCTGGAGAATTACAGCTTCCGGTTTCATGGTCATAACTGTATCAGCCGTATCCCATGCGAGAACTCTGACTCGGACAGAGGAATCAGTCGGCACGATAATAGGTAGCGCACAATCATGAAGAGTGCCATCTGTACACAGCTTGCGAGCTGCATCGAGCTGGGCATTGGACCATTGGGCGATAGAAAGTTCAGTCATATTGAGAATCATTGCTACGTTTGCCCCCTTATTCTTTTACTGATAGTTCTTTTGCCATGATTCTTTCGCGCATCTCGGCTCCAGTTGAGGAAATGTAATCGCGAGTAAGAACCCATACATCTTCTTCGCCGCAGATTTCGGCAGGCTCTTTGAATAAGCGAATGGATTCGTCTGGCTTTTTACCACCAAAGATTTCCTTCTTAGCCGCATCTGTGATACAAGGATCATTGTAGATGTTATGCCACCATTTTTCTTGTTTTTTAAGATACTCAAGTGCTCGTTCTTCAGTAGCAAAAAGATCGTAATGAAACTTGTCGTCGTGAATAGTTTCGTCACGGTCTTCATGGGACATAAAAATTCCCCAAACGAACATACTGCGCCGCCTCCTTTCATTCCATCTCGATCGTGACACTGTTATACTCAGGGGTTCGATACATCACATCAGCTTCCCACATCTTGGCACAATCATAGCTGGCGAATGCACGGCGGACCACTTTGAGCGGGATTTTGCCATTATTATCGGCATAGAATGTGATCTTATAATGCTGGAGCTGATAGCCAGCGTCTGCATAGTCAGTCATAGTACGGGCCCTCCTTCTAATACCATTACTTCACTTCTTTTGATTCGATCTGGATATAGTGTTCGAACTCATCGCCGTCTAAATTCTTCCAACGATAATGAAGATTGCCGCCATCAACATCAAATACGACGTTATAACACTCCGGATCTGCGCTCACCGATTTTGCCATCTCACTCAGCATCTTCATTGCACGCTTGCGACTGCTATAAACATCACCATTGTAACGATTGAAAATCGCCCACGGCTTGCCCTTGGTTCTATTGGAATAGGAATTATCCAAAATATGCACCATCATGGTTACAATTTCCTCCCATTTGTTTTACTACGCATGTAGTGGATGTGGTTACGTCTGCCTCGGTACCACCAGTCGCCCGACATTAACTCACCAGTCCGCGTTTTGTCTCCCATATTTCAGGCGAGGAACATGGTCGGTGACACCAGATAGGTTTACATACAACCTATCAAAATATAATTTGGGTACCCGATTGTGGCATTTTTCATTACGTCGCCCTTGCCACGTGCCAGCGGCGTCGAAGCTATTTGTTTTCACACAGTATACAATCAATCGTCAGAACAGTTTGTATCGCCATGCCATGAAAACTTTTTCATTGGATTCAGACGCGACCTTGCACCAATGGCAATGCCCTATCGGCTTGCTATTCATGTCTAAAAACACGTGATTTGAACCTCCTTTCGTTTAGTTTCGCTCATTCAAGTAAACGCTCTATAATTTACTCTCATCATTGATTTATCAGTGTGGCCATCACATCAAAATCAAATCGGATTTCATTATAGCAGCGGAGCGCCTGCTTCTTTACGCCGCAGCGTTCTGGGCTTGGGACCAGTACAGGCTCTGCAGAACCCGTAGCCGCATTAGACTGAGCGACTATTGCCGCCCAGCCCCCTCTGCGATTACTTACGTTTAAACTTTGCTTGGGTACGCTTTATTCATTATCAGCACAATCGAAATAAACATCATAGAGTATATCATTTATGACATTTTCGATTGACCGATTGGAAATCATTGTATGTAGGTTATTTTTACCAGCAGAGCACTTACTGTAGCGTTCTTACATCACCGGCGGCATCGGAGTACCATCCTGGCGACCACGGCGGTACGGACCACGGCGAACTCTCCCCTGGGCAACAGGATAACAGGTAACCGGGCGGTTATGCAGAGTAGCCAGCCGCTTCGTGATAACCTTCGCACCATGAACAACCGTCATAGTAGGCTGCGGATGGAAACGATCATAGCGGCGGTCTGCAGTGTAATCCCAGGGAGTGATACTTGCATCGTCGGTCGGCACACGGTACGGGCCCATCATACGGGTCTTGCGCTGATTGACATTGACCGGAATCAGGAAATCGTAGTTCAGGCTGTTGTTCTTGACCTCGGTTTCGGTGAACAATTCGCCACCTGCATAGGCGCTCCACATTTCGATGCCACGACGGGTGCCCAGATACATAGGCTCATTGTTTGCTTCGAACTTAACACGGAAATACAACATAGGTTTACCTCTCTTCTTGCTTACACATTTTGATTTGCTTTTTATGTAATATTTGAAGCCGCTGGGTTAGACCACAACAGCAATCAACAGAGTCAGGGCGATCGAGATGAGGAAAAAATCGCGAATCGTTTCCGTCATTTTGATCGGATCTACGGTATCAAACCAGCGTGCTAGGGTGTCAATCACCTGATTGTAGCGTCGGAAACACCCCAGATAATACAGGCCGGTTCCGATTTGCTGGAGTGCGCCCACCAGAAGCAACATGGCGGCGAACGCCAAGACAATAGGATGCTCAAACAATCAAATCACCCTCCTTTACTGTGAATGGCAGAGTCAAAATGTGAAACTGCAATTCGATTTGAACACGCGGCCGGAGTCTGCTATAGGGCAGGAAGTACGGGTCAGCCAATTCGATGCGGCGCTTATGACGGCGCTCTTGCATCCAGGTGGAATCCGTGTCACTAAGGTATGTTGCGAACATAATTCATATTGCTCCTTTCGATTGCTGCGCTGCGGCGCTTCTTACGGCTGCTGCGGCGCTTATACTCTTGTGAATTCGTCCAGATAATAACGAGAGCCATGCATAATGAAGTACGCATGGCCCTTGTTCGTCTGATAGATTTTGTGGCGGCCAGCCTGCTTGCGGCGCTCACCATTGTTGATTGCAACTTCGACACACGCCTCTTCAATCGCTGTGATCTCAAGCCCGCCCCAATTGTTAAGCGGATACACAGCGATTGCGTGTTTCTCTGGAGGAAAAACGTCTCTCATAATTCAACCTCGCTTTCTTGCTGAATAGAGATTTTGTCAGCGGAATCATATCAGGACTTTCAAACACGATAAATCCACCCCGATTATTGATAGATGCAACCAGCAAACCATATTTTTCAATGATGAGCCAGTTCAGGCTGTTGGGATTGTACGGTCGGAATGGTTTCGCATCAGGAAATCCAGCCCTCGCATCACTGAAAAACTGCGGGGTCAGCTCTTTCGTATCCAAATTTACGACACGAATCGGCGTAAGAGTTTCGCTTTCCGGGTCCAGCACAACGGCGCACAATCTGTCATGCATCTGATAGATCTCTGACAAAATCATTAGAAAGTGTCCTCCCCTTCCCAGGCGGCTTACAGCTTGCCACTCAAAATGCCCATCACGGGAACACGCTGACCTTCGCTCTGCTCGTACACATGGGCTTCGGTTACGTTGCCATTGTGAACTTCGCGTTTGGCGGTTTCAAAGTTCTTCTCAGCCTCGGCGTAACTCTTGCAGGGGTATTCCATTTCGCCCATGATGGGATTATTCCATTTGATGACGAGAACGTAAGGTGCTTCAGCAATCACCTGCTTGTGGAGAGCCTGCTCATTAGGCTGCACGAATCGGTCAGTTGATACTACACGCTTCCGAGCATCTTCCTTAGTATCACGTCCCGTCTGCTTAACTTGTTCTGCTTTAAGATTCATCAAACGAGTGAGCTCTTTTGCCGTTCCCCATGCGTTATCAACCATCGCCTGAGTCTCTTTAATATTGAGTAGACGGTGCATCACACATGCTTTTTCATAGTCAGCAAGTGCACCTTTACGAGCATATTCAAGAATAGTCAGAACATCCAGCATTTTTGTTTACCTCTCTTTTTGTTTTATCAATTGGCAGCAAATGCCATTTCAATCTTCCTCAGCGGCGTTTTCACAGTCACACCACAAAATGTCTTCGATGATATCATCGTCGATATCCTCCGGCGTGCCATTGCAATTCATAACCAGAATCACACTCTGATACATGGGCGGCACATCGTTAAGGTTGTCCATTTCATATTCTGTTCAAGCAAAACATACCATGTGGCGCAAAGGCTATAAGGGACTTGAGAAGAAAGGCAATAAAATTGCTCAAGGTGTTGAAGTTGCACGACAGATGCAACAAGATGGCAGTCTTAAAAATGTTGATTTTAAAAACATTGACGAACTGATTGCAAAGCTCAATAAACTTCCTGCTCAAACCGATGAATACGCTAAAACCCTGGAAGAAATCGTTCCCCTTTGGGAGGAAATAAAGACAAAGGTTGATGCTGTAAACGATGCTGAAAATAAAGCTATAAAACAAGCTAGTGCTCGGATTGCAGGAGCATCCGCAGTAAACAAAGCTATGGATTCCAATCAGTCTTTGATTGGAAAAGTAAAAAGCAATAACGGAACAGATAAAAACTTTTATTCTCAATTAAAAGAAAAGCAAGACAAGTTAAGCAACTTACTTACCAGTGTCGAGGGAGAAACCGATCCTGTACAAGCTGCAAAAACATAGGCCACAAGTAATTTAACAAAAACAGCAGCTAGTAACATCAATTCTATCACTGATGCACTAAACGCGCTTAATAACGAATATAGTGAAGCAACGCAAGAAGCCAAAAAATTTAATGCAGCCACTTCGCAGGAGCGTTCGTTCAATAAAGCGTCTACTGAAGTTGCAAATTTGAAATCAATGATCCATGATTACCTTGATGCAAATAAAAAACTTCAAGGCACAGACACAGGAAAAGGATTTTATGAGCTATTAAACGCTTTGAATAGCAGTGATGCACCTGCACGAATTGGCGAACTAAAAAAGAGGTATGCTGAACTTCGTGCTGAGTCAAAACAACTTGGACTTGAAACAGAAACCTTGGTTGATAAGTTTGAAAAGCTTTTTGGCCAGCATCTGAGCACTATGATTACCATGGCCGCTTTGCACAAAATGCAAGACGCTCTGCGGATCGTATATCAGAATGTAGTTGAAATCGATACAGCTGTTACAGAACTGCGCAAAGTCAGTGAATACGCCGGCAAATCACTTGAAGAGTATATGAGCCGCGCGTCTGAGCAAGCACAAAAGCTTGGTGTTTCGATTAGTGATTACATCAATTCGACTGCTGATTGGAAGCGCCTCGGTTATTCTGATGAAGACGCCGAGAATATGGCTACCTACTCTACCCTGCTCAAAAACGTGGGAGACGGAATTGATGATGTTAACACTTCGTCTTCGTATCTGATTTCGACAATGCAAGGCTTTGGTTTGCTTGCTGATCAGGCAGAGGACGTTGTTAATAAAATTGACGCTGTAGCAAATACACAACCCGTTACCGCGAAAGACCTTGGTGAAATCTTGACTCGCAGTTCTGCTGCTATGTCGGCCGCTAATAATACGCTGGAAGAAACTATTGCGCTTGGTACTGCTGCAAACGCAGTTATCCAAGATGCAGATACGGTCGGCACAACCTTAAAAAGTCTTTCCATGTATCTCCGTGCTGCTAAAAGCGACGCAGAGAATGCAGGCATTGAAGTAGATGGCATGGCCAATTCTGTGTCTGAACTTCGTAGTGAACTGAAATCTTTGACTGGCGTTGACATCATGCTGGATAGCAAAAATTTCAAGAGCACATATCAAATCATGAAAGAGCTGTCTCAAGTATGGAGTGGCCTGTCCGATGTAACACAGGCGAATGTCACTGAGATGATTGGCGGAAAGAGAAACGCAAATGCAGTTAGTGCTATTCTAAATAATTTTGACGTTGCTGAATCTTCCATGGAATCTGCTGCAAACAGTGCAAACGTCGCATGGGCTGAGAATGAGAAATACCTTGATTCTATTCAGGGTCGTCTTGCTCAGCTTGACGCATCTTTCCAAGCTCTTTCTACCGATGTACTTGACTCCGGCCTGGTCAAGACTGTCGTATCTCTCGCAACTGGACTTACAAAAGCCGCAGATGCAATGATCAAATTTACTGGCGCTATTCCAATGGGCGCTGGTATCGCAACCTTTATAACTCAGCTGGGTAAACCCAAAATGACGGGTTTCACGATTGTGCCCAGCAATACTCCGGGTGGTGACACGGAACAAGCCTGCTGCGCTTATTATATTAAGTGCTGCAGCGCGAGGGAGTATTTAGTAAAACCGACGAACATGGCAGCGTAAGCTGTGGCGAGTTTGGGTAATTCTCGTCCGGGAACCGAAAGGAATCCGCAGGCAAGCTCTGTATGTGCCTACATTATTATAATAGGTACTGCCAGAGACGCTTCAGAGAGCATAATGTCGGAGTGGAACTACGTGCGTAACAACGTCGCAGATTCACTATTGGGTGCTCCAAATCACTGCTACGCATGTTAAACGCATGTGGGCAGAAAAAATTACAGGTAGTCTCTCCCCTGCCGTCAAAAGTGGAGAAAGTAAAACCATGGTATACGCCGTGGCGTTGACAGAAGTATTATTATATGATAGTATCAGGAGGAAAATATGAACGAAGAGATGCGAAAGCTCTGCGAAAGAGTTTGCATTGAATACTGTGAAAGCGGGATCATATCAGAAGATCTTTACAAAACATTTATGAAGGAACACAGCAACCTTCGTTATCCAGATATGGAAAAAGCCGATGCCTTTATGCGTGATTTCATCGATCGGTATATTAAAGAACATAATCTTTCTTGGCGATGTAATCGGTATCTTTATGGGGAAGCTTATGGATTTAAGATTTTTACTGAGATTGATGAGCTTCCAAAAAAAGTACAAATTCTTTCTGTATTTTAAAATCATTTAATCGGAGGGGCAAAAATGTCTGACGTTATAGCTTTTACAATCAAATATGATAAAGTTGTAGATCAATTGATTTTCCCATGTGTTCTTGCACATAATGGGATTATATTAAAAGCTAACGCGTTAATCGACACTGGTGCTATGGCGAGTTATATTTCGAGTGACTTATCTATGGTTTTAAATCCAGTGAAGACAGGACAAGAGACGAAAGTCATTACCACTCAGTTCGATGGTATTTATCCTATTGTAATGGTGGAATATCTTGGTGTACCTAAAAACACTATTTTCGACAAATGTAAATTTATAGTCAAACCTTTTGCTTCCAACAATTTCAATCTTATTCTTGGTATGGATTTTCTTAATAAGGGAGATTTTGCAATTAGTCGGATTAACAATCGTACAACAGTTACAATTCGTCGTCCATCTATATCTGCTATAGAATGTCAGAATATAGTTGATGAGAAAGATATTCCGCAATTGATAAAAACGATGCGCAATCTTCCAATTAACACCATTCGCATTGACAACTAGAATAGTTCTGGCTATAATAAAAGTACAATCGCGTATCCAAAATATATGGAGGTATTATATTATGCCAAGACCCAAAGGAAGCAAGAATAAAGCAAAGGTTCTCGATGGTGTTGATTACGCAGCGCAGATTGCTGAGAAAAATACTGCCGCAGAATCTATCGCTGAAGAAATCGCAGCACTCGGCACGAATATTGCCGCGCTGAATGCTGAAAGAAAAGCAAAAGAAGCAGAGCTGAAAAAACTCAACAAAGAGATTGCAAAGCTAGAAAAGAAAAAGGCTGATGCCGATGAAAAGATTGCAGCAGAGCTGAATCGCAAAAAGGCAGAAGACATTGTTGCCAACGCACTGGCCAGCGGCATGACTGCTGAAGAGATCGCTGAACTTCTGAAATAACTGCTGTGCAGCCATCATAATGAACAAGCCCGACTTCCCTACTACTGGGAGGCCGGGCGTTTTGCATTGCTTTTTACGACGGTCTATGATACACTCTTGTAAAAGGAGTGTTAAATCATGGAAAACAAAAGCAAAACTTCTGTAAAACATCCAGAAACAAAAAGCAATCAAGAGCATATTCAAAAACGTAATGGAACTTACACATATTCTCCAAAGAATCAAAATCCAGGAAAGCCTAAAGAAAAAGTCAAACAGAGGTGATTAAATGACATGAAAGAAATTATAGAATTCTTACCAGAACTTTTTGCATATTTTATTCCAGGTGCTATTACATTAACTATTTATAATTTTATATTTCTTAAAAAGCAAGACCACTCTGCTTTTATTTTCTGGGCAATTATAATTAGTTATATTGTAAAGATAGTAGTAGACGCTTGTGCCATAACACGATTCAATGTGGCTATTTATGTCGTTACTTGTACGATGTTGCCATTTATTTTGTATGGACTACAGAGAATCGGATTGATTGATCGACTGTTTTCGTATCTCAGACTATCTGATATTCAAAATATTTGGCTTTCAACATTAGATCTTGATGGTTGCAATTACGTCATCGTTTATTTATCTGATGGTCGTGCGTATTGTGGACTTATCCACCAAGCTGACGATGATTGGCTAATCCTTACTAATTACAATAGTGTCCTAGCAAAAAAGACAGACGAAAACTCAAAATCTAAAGATGACGAGCCATGCGATCAGATTCTCTGCATTCCAATGTCAAATATTGAGTGTTTTGAAATGGCTTACGACGATGGCTCTCCAAAAATCAAAGAATTTTATCCATTTGACTGAATGAAAAACACCTAGAACTGACGAGGTTCCGGGTGTTTTATTTATGCCATACGAGTTAGACACGTCCTACCACTCGTACCCACAATTCTTACACTTGGACTATTTACCGGGCTTCGGTGACTGACTGGACGGTTATTTATCATCATCGTCTTCATCAGTATGAAATTTAGCCAACTCTTTCTTTTCGAGTTCTGTAAAGTCAAGATGATATCGTGTTTCAAGGTAGTCAAGAACTTCTTCCAATGCGTATCCGATATAGAGTTGGTTTTCGCCAAAGTCGTATCGCATACTTTCTACAACATCCGAATTAACGTAGACAGCTCTTGTGTCCCATTTGTATTCTTTCCCATCATGGACATCTTTATAGTTGATTGGATAGCGATACCAGCCGCCTCGTCCATAGTTGTTGTGTTTGTTATAGGTATTATTGGCTATCTTTTCTTCTAATTCTGAAATAAGTTGTGCTTTTTCAAGTGAAATTTCCATTATATGTCCTCCGCGCAAGCTTAAAAATTGCTCCCACACTGCTTACAATGCCACTGCTTGCCGATCTTCCCGCTGGCAGCACCTACGAGAGATATAGACACGGCGCGACTTACGGTGCTAATCTTTTCAGTGTTCGTGGACTTGCAGTAGGGACAGACGACGCGCTTGCCGCTGGCAAGGTCTTGCTGGAGTTGCTGGTTTTCTTTGATACGGTTAAGTTCTGCTTTGCGCTTTATTTCCTCCTCCTTACGGGTAGCCTCTTCATTCCTTTTCTTTTTGTTTTTTTCTTTCTGTGTTTTTTCCTGTTCAAGAATGCCCGGGTTTTCTTGTTCACGAAGATAATCTAAATACCACATGAGAAATTGATAGTTCTCGAGAGAATAAGGTTTTCCTATATTATCTATTACAGTAGTGTTTTCTCTATATTTTTTTACAATTTTATCATGTTCACATATTAAAGATGGATTGCATTTTAATATTTCATCTTTCATATATGCGTATACAACCGACCTGTAAAATTCCATCGGTTCTTGTTTATTTATCATAGGATCGTTTTTTAGGTACGTATAATTTGGATTTTTCTTTAGAATTGTTTTTCCTTCTTCAGTTACAATACCTGTATGATATATTCCTAAAAAATTTTTTCCTGTTCCTGTTTTCACATCAATATCGTGTTTTAATTCTCCAATTTTCATAAACTTCACCACAACTTGTGTTATTTGACCACTAACATAAGTATACGATTAGACAATCAATAAGTCAATGATTGAAATCAATAAAAATCTTGACGGAACTTTGGAGAAAGCTATTAGAGAGTCTTCTAAATTACAGAAAAAACCTGGATTCCTTCAGACCGCTATGCTTGCTGGTGACTTTGCAACGGGTATTAGTAAGAAAGTTAACACCTCTGAATTTACCGCAAACAGCACAGATTCGAATGTGCAAAATTATGTTTCCCAGTTGGCCGGATTAAACAAATCACAGCAATCTGCTGTTCTTAAAATGACACAGATGGACGATGCTGTCAAATACGTTGTAAAGGATTTTCTGAATTTAACAAACTCCGGGAAGGATGTTAGTGCGTCTTTAATAGAAAGCACTTTAAGCTCCAATGGTTTTTCTGATTCCCTTTCTAAACAAGTTCTTGAAGCAGCAAAACTTGTTGATGCTCAAGGTAAGTACCTCGTTGTAAGCAAAGAAACGGCACAACAGAATCTCGAGAGCGCTTTAAGACAAAAGGATTTCACAGAAGCTGTTAAGAACACAAAGCAAACCGAGCAACAGTTGGCATCAACTATTATAGCTACTGTCTTAGGACAGCAGGCCCAAACTGGTGCTACTTGGCTTGAGACATTCGCTGTAAATGCTCTTGCTGGTGCTCTCGCTATTGCAAAACAGGCGGCTATCGGACTCGGCATTGGTTTCATTACATGGGTCGGTTCTAATATAGTCAATTACATTTTGAACCTCAAATCCGCATCCGAACAGCTTGTTGACGCAATGAACGATTCTCACGATGCAGCAGATCAGGCAGCTCAAGATGTTGAAGATATTCAATCTAAGATTGATGATTTAAACAAATCTGTAAAAGAAGCCGGCGCTGAAAAAATTGAAGACATTGTAGATCCAGCCGAGCGTGAGCGTCTTCAGGCTGTCAACGACATGCTTGAAGCACAGCTGGAACTAAAGAAGCAGATTTCAAAAGACGCTGATGATAAGGCGAACACAGATACTAGCGCTGTTGTGAATGATAAATCAGAAAATAGTATCGTTAAATCTAGTACGCAACCACAGGTATCTTATGATTCTAATGGTAATCCCATTACGATATTCTCTCCTACACCAGATAAAGTCACCAAGACTGAATCTCTCCAGGAGTATACAGCAGCACTCGAAGATACTACTCAAAAACGTCGTGATCTTCAGGTTGAACTTGACCAAATTGAAGCCTCTAGCGGAAAAGATTCTAAAGAGTATGCAAATAAAAAGAAAGAACTCGATGCTCTGAATGAAACTTTTGAATCCCAGAAAACCAAGGTCGAAGAATTGTCCGCTGCTGTTTCAGAGCAGATGGGCAATTACAAGACAGATGCTGATAATTTTGATCAGTACAAAGATGAATATGTTGCCGGCACGAACGCAATGACCGCAGCCACTAAGGCTCTTGCAGATGCACAAGACGATACTAGTGTTGATACGACCAATGTTGATATCTTTGCAGAAAAAGTTAGTGCAGTCAAAGCTTCTATGTCTCGTCGTGGTACGAATGATTCTAAAGGCAATTCTTATATCGGCGCTGTTAATGAATTTAGCGGCATGACTGGCGATGCCGTCTTAAATATCGACGCTGATACCGAACATCAAACAGAAGCGGAATCGAACGCACTAAAAATTCTACACGAGACAGCTGATAAAGCACATATTTCTTTTGGAGATTTGATTGGTGTATTTGAGCAATTTGGTTTTCTTCAGGTAAGTAATGCTGAGGCAACTAACAACTATGCGTCTCAGCTTGAAGAGACAATGGGCGTTATTGACAACATTCAATCCGCTTATAAGAATTGCTCTACTGCGGTTGAAGAATACAACAAATATGGGTATTTGAGCATTGATTCTTTACAGAGTTTACTTCAGATGGATGATGCATACCTCAATACCCTTGAGCTTGTCAATGGCAAACTTCAGGTCAACCAGAGCGCTTATGCCGATCTTTTGGCCACTCAATATGCAGAAGCTCAAATGGAAGCCATTTCTCAAGCGATATCAGAGCTAAATGCGATTGCAAAGGGAGATGCCGCAGAAAAAGCAGAGACATTCACAGAAGCAACTGAAGACGAAAAGAACAAACTTGAAGCTCTTGCTCCTGCATTAAAAAATGCCACAATTGGAACTGGAGAACTGGCTGGTGCCCTTGCTGCTGCCCGATCCGCTGAAAATGGAGACAATACAGAAGAGATAGAAGCAAAAATCTCGTCTGTTATGACGGCTTTAAATACCAGATTGTCTTTGATCAGCACTAATATGAATAACGCCATGAACAGTGCTAGTGGTCTAAAAAATCAACTGAATGGATTTAGTGATTCCACAAAAAATTCTTCTAAAGCTGCTCAAACTTTCCTTGATGCATGGTCTACTGTTACATCTGCACTGAAAGAGTTTAACGAACAAGGTTATCTAACAATGCAAACTGTTCAGAGCCTGACCGGCCTTGAGGATAAATATTCTTCGGTGCTTCAGAAGAACGATACAACGGGAAAGCTTGAAATTCAGACTGCAAAATTCAATGAATTGATGGAAGCAGAATTAAAAGATGCTAAAATCAAAGGTGATAATGCGAGCGCAACCCAGTATAACAAGATTCTTAAGTGGACAAACCGTAACATCAAGGATCAGACCATGTCCTACTGGGATCTGGTTGCGGCGATTGAAGGTTATTCTTCTGCTCTTTCAGGGGCAAAAGAAATCACCGACGGTTTCAAGGATGCCTGGGATAATGGCAAAACTGTCAAACAAAAAACAGAGAAAAGCCGCACTGGTGCACTTGATTATGAAGGCACCGAAGCTCAAAGTGCTGCGCTGCAATCCATTAAAAAGTACAGCCAATACGACCCGGATCTGATCAATAAAGCCTACAATAAAGACACTGGCAAGATCGACTTGAGTGGTGATGTGCTGAAAGATGCGGTTGTAGAATCATTAAGACAACAGGCAGAAGCTGCCCGTACTGAAGGTGGCGCGGCTTCCGAGGCGATTGCAAGAAGTTACGAGATTGCGAAAGAGAACATTGAGAACGACGTTATCTCCGTTCAGGACTATTTCGACGGACTGGGTTCTACGGTTGAAGAGTTTAGTTCCAAGATCGATGAGATGCAGAGCGCCTGGACTGATCTGAGTGATGTTACAAACGAGTATAACACTTACGGCGGTTTGAGCATTGACAGTATTCAGAAACTGCTTACAATGTCCCCCGAGTATCTGCAGTTCCTTAAATTGGAGGGTAACCAGCTTGTTTTTAATAAGGAAGCGATGCTGGCAAAAACCAAGGCCGACATTCTGGCAAAGGCCGCAGAGCTCGAACTAAAAGAGGAAACCAAAGATCAGGCAGAGATTCTGCGTGCGTTGGCGGACTCTCTTGACAAGGGCGCAGATTCGATGGAGGGCATGGGCAAATCGGCTGACAGGCTGAAGACCCTGATGTCCCAACTGAACACTGTTTTGAATTCCTTTATTGGTGTTTTTGATGACCTGAACGACAAACAGTCCAACGACCTTAAGATTCAAGGTGAAGCCTGGATCGATGTTATTGACAAACGTATCGACGCGCTCAATGAAGAAAATGATGCACAGGAGCGAGCAATCGAACTGGCAAAACTTCAGGACGAGTACGAGCGAGCAAAGGCTAACAAGACTGTCCATGTATACGGCGGTAAAGGTCAGGGTTTTGTATGGAAGGCAGATGAAAATGCCGTTCGTGAAGCTGGACAGAACCTGTCTGACAAGCAGCGCGAGTATAAGAAGCAGGACGAAATCGATAAGCTGGAAAAGCTCAAGGATAAAGTTCAAGAAACCAATAATCTTATTGGCACCAGCTGGGATGATTATAAGAAAAAGCTGAAATACACCGCTGAGTTCGAAGCCATGACATTTGAGCAGATGGAAGGTCACTATGACGGTTTCAAGGGTAGTGTCCTTAACAATATGCAGGCCATTCAGGGCGCGACAAATGTCAAGAATGTTATCAATGATATCTCCAATCTGATCTCTACTTTGGAGACACTGGCGAATATTTTGAACATTCTTAATGGCGGAAGTGGTGACGGCGGCGGAGTCTTTGGCTTCATCAACCAAATCAAGAACATGTTCACTGGCGAAAACGGTGATTTTGATCTGGGTGGTGGCTTTAAGAAGATGTTCGATGGAGCTGCTAAGGTGGTTTCTGACGGTTGGAACTGGATCACTGGTAAGAACAGGGCTGGTTCTGCCGCACTAAAATCAGACACCACTGCGACATTGGATATCCTTGGCAACACAATAAAGGTGAATACCGGCGATATTCAGCGTGTATCTGGTGGATTCTTTGAGAGACTAGTTGGTGCTGCGAAAGACAATCTTGGCAGTATCGGTAAGTTCTTCTCAGGTGCATAGACATCTATCTCTGAGAAAACCGGATTGATGTTTACTGATATTGGCTCGTTCTTCACAGAAGGATTTGGCCTGTTGAACAGTCAGACAGGACTTGGTCTTGGTGGCATTGTTGAGACCGTCGGAAGTATGTTTGGCCCAATTGCGGCTGGAGCACAGTCTATCGGTAGTGCCATCTCGTCTGGCGTTGTAAGCTTCTTCCCTTCTATCTTCGCCGGACTTGGTACTCTGGTGACTAGCGTTGGCAGTGCAATGGCCGCTATGATGCAAGCGATTGCTGCTGCTCTTTCTTCCATTCCTATCGCTGGTTGGATTGCTGCCGCCGCAGCTGTTGCAGGTGCAGTTGCTCTAATTGCTACGATTGCTTCGATTGCAAGTAATGTTTCCAATACACAGGTTGATGAACCTACTCCCGCATTCCAAGCAAAGAAATATGCAAAGGGTACTCGTGGCGTTAAGAAGAGCCAGATTGCAAACGTTGATGAAAAGGGCGAAGAGCTGATTGTTCGTAACCCAGACCAGGGACGCATGACCTACCTTGAAAAGGGCGACGGTGTTATTCCTGCAAAGGAAACCGACAACCTGATGGCGATTGGCGCTGACCCCGAGGGCTGGCTGGCAAAGGGCTTGGCCGAAGTGACTGGTAGTGCCGCAGCCGGTGCCGGTATGAGTGCCCAAGGTCCGAGCGCTCAGTTGAGTGGTGCTGCAGCTGCCGCAGCCGCTGGCGTTGGTTCGATTTTCAAGAGCGAGTATGACGAGATCCTTGGCGATACAACTGAGTTTATGTCTGGACTCTCTGACATCTTCAAGAAGAGTGATAATCCGATTATTGCCGCCGTTCAAAGCATGATTTATATGGCCACTAAGACTGTATATCGTATGTCTACGGTCGGTAAGATTAACTCTTCTAAGACAGTGACAGAATCCACCAGCAACACAAAGAAGGCGACCCAGAGCCAAATTTCGTCTATGACGAGCAACTTTGAGTCTAGCTGGAAATCTGTGGCTGGCGAGCTCGGTCTGGACACAAAGGATATTGAAGAAACCAGCAAAAAGATGTCTGAGAAGATGAATGAGCTGGTGAACAACACCTTTGATGCGCTGAACGAAAACACCGGCCTTAGCGCCGAGCAGGTTGAAGATGTCACCAACACGATGTTCGATTCGCTGCAAAAGATTTATACCAGCGGATGGAACAGCCTTGCTTCCACTTCTGGCGATATGTCTGAAGAGATTGCCAAAAAGCTGAATGCGTCTTATAAGTCTTCTGTTGACAGCACAAATAAGGCCATGAACGAGATCTCCAAGGCATTCGGTCACAGCTGGAGTAAGGTTGGCGGTGGTGTAAAGACCCTGAGTACCAATGTTCAAAAGACAATGGAGCAGGCATGGGCTGACACCAGTCAAGACACCCAGAAGCTGATGTACGATATGCGTGCATGCTTTGACAATAGTTGGAGCATGAACGAGGCTGGCGTAACTCATCTGGCAGACATGACTGAGCAGACCATTGGCGGTGCTTATGACGAGATCACCTCTGATGCAGCAAATACGTTTGGAAATGGCGGTTCTCTGTCCACTGAGACAGACAACGCATGGGCGAATGTTGAGCCTGGCGCAAAGGACATTAACACCAATCTGACTTGGATGATGGACCAGTCTTACAACGCCATCAAGGCCGGATGTGAAGCTGCCGTTACATCGATTAAAAACGATTTGGCGACCACAGGCGATGCATTTGAAGCCGTTGGTAAGAAGGCTGCTGATACTTCTGCCGCAATCAGTGAAGCAAGTCAAAAAGCACAACAGAGCACACAGCAGAATACCGGTCCAAGCAAGGGCGTGACAGCCGCTGCTGGTGCTGGTATCGGTGCTGCCGTTGGTTCATTCCTTGGGCCTCTGGGTGCAATTGGCGGTGCTGCAATTGGCGGTTTCTTTGGCAGTCTGTTTGGCCATGCAAATGGTCTGAAGTCTGCTAAGTTCCCGCACATGGCTAACGTTGACGAGCAGGGTCCTGAGATGCTGGTTCGTAAGCCGGATTCCGGTCGGTACACTTACCTTGAGACTGGCGATGGTGTTGTTCCTGCTGATATCACCTCTCGCCTGTTCGAGATGGGCGGCAACCCGGATGCATGGTTCCAGAAGCAGATGGCAAAGTACGGTTCTCAGCCGATTGTTCAGGGCGGCGGTGGAGATGTTACAACTTCGATTGGCGATATTATTATCACGAATCCCGTTGGCAGCTCTGATGCTCTGGCAAATGAAATCAAACAGAAGTTACCGACTAAGGTTGCTCAAATGCAAAGCAAGCGGTAAGTAATAGTTTTTACAGCCGATACCACTAGGATAGCCTAGCAGGTCGGCTTTTATTTTTGATTAGGAGGAATAGGATGGCAGATAAATCAGTAACTGATGTGCTGGCCGAGGTGGTGACTTCTGCCGCCGAACACGCCGTAAAGAACGCAAAATTTGACGTGTCCGCCTATGGAGTGATTACAGAAAAAGAAGACCAGCACTATAAAATCGCTGTATTCGGTGGCGAGTACGGCATTGTAACAAATCACGACTACATTGTGGGCCAGAAGGTTGTTGTGACTGCATTGCAGGGCAACTTCCGTAACCTGATCGTATCGGAGGGTAATACCAGCGTTGAGATTTTGACAGTGAAATCTCTGGTGACCGGTGTCGATAGCTTGAACGCTGAATTCTCATCGATGAAAGACAAATCACAGCAGACGGAGAATACTGTCCAAGAGCAGTTGAGGAATACGATCAATACTTGGTATCGAGACGGTGTTCCCACGAGTGATAACTATCCAGCTGTCAATTGGGACACTGATGAGTTAAAGAAGGCGCATCTGAACGACATTTACTATGATAAGCTAACTGGCATTTGTTATCGATGGGTTTTTGATCAGGGCGAACAAGCATATTCTTGGAAGGAAATTATCGACGCAGGTGTTATTAACGCTATTGCGATGGCTGGTTCTGCAACAAAGATTGCCGCAGAGAAGGTTCGCGTTTTTACAGACACGCCTAAAGTTCCATATGATGTAAATGACCTATGGCTTTACGGCGGAATCGGAGGTGCATTGTATATCTGTGTTTCGGCCAAAAATGAATCTGGTAAATGGGAATTCAGCGACTGGGCTGTTGCGACAAAGTACACGGATGATACGACCGCAAACGCAGCGGTTGAACGTGTTGGCGCTCTTGAGACAAAAGAAGCCAACGATGTAGCTAGTTTGTGGCGCTCGCTGAACGGCTTTAACGACAACATTGGCGGCTTTACGAACAGAGATTATAAAACAACCAAGAAACAGGTATATGACAATAAAAGCAACATTGAGAAAAATGCTTCTGATATTACTTCGTTGAGGACAGACCTTGATTACGCAAAAACGGCTGAATCCAATCACTATCAAGATATGACACGCAAGATTTCGGCTGCAAATACCAACATCTCGACCCTGAAAACGAACGTATCAGATATCAATAAAACGATTTCAGAAATCACTGTTGACAATTTTCTGGCCGCATTGAATCTGGCTGTGAATACCAATGGTGAGCTTTGCTATATATCGAAGGATAATTCGGAGGTGATAACTTGAAACCAATTCTATCTAAAATCGGCGCATTTGATGCCACAAAGGATCATACATTTCAGTTTGCCGCATATGCAGACATTGATATCATTGCTCTTATCGTCTTCGATACTCCAACGGGCAGTATTTTGCAGGGTGATACGCTTTCAAAAGGCGTGTATAAGTTTGGTACATTCCCTGCCGGTGGCACTGGTCTGGCACGATATTTTACAATTCCGGCAGGCACGTTTGAAAACCGCAAAGATCCGTACTATATGATTATTCGCTGTCGGCTGAAAGGCACGAACCTGTTTTCAGAATACTCGGACAAGCTGTTGTTTTATTGCCATGAGGAACCGACAATCAAGCTGAATGACCTGAGTTCTTCAGGTGTGACTACTATCCCCTACCCTTCTTATTCCTTTGAGTTCTCTTACAAGTATAAGGTATCGGAGGGTGAATCAGTCAATCGTTATGAATTTTGGCTTTATGATGCGAATCGCGAGCTGTTGAAAAAGTCAGTGAGCTACTATTATCGTGATTCATTGAAAGGGTTCCAGATCGATGGACTGGATAACCATACCCTGTACTATCTGAGAGCAACGGCAGAATCTGTTGGCGGCTATCAGCTGGACACTGGCTTGCAGGCATTCCGAACTGACTATCCAGAGTATGTGGATGACGTAGAATTCACCGTGCAGAATAATTATCGTATGGCTAATATCAGTATGCACGCACAGTATTTCCTGACAAGAAGCAGTGGTGCAAATGCCTTGCGAATCAAGCGGCGCAAGAAAGGCGCAGCAATCTGGACTTCGCTTTATCAGGAAGAGATCGACCTGAACCATGTCATTATGAAGATGGGCTGGTCAAACCTCCATATCAATAAAACGACTGGTCAGCCGATGGGTAACTATAAGGCAGTGACCTCGGATTATATCGACAAGAATCGAGTTCTTTCCTTCCAGTTCAAATCTGAAGATAAGGCGTTTTGTCTGATTGCATATACTGCTGACCGCAAGTTCATCAAGGCATCAAGTGATTTTACATCGACCGACGAATTCAGAAGTTCCAGCGAATACAAGGAGTGGTTCTCTGAGACCTTCTTGAACAACATGAAATACTATCGTGTTGAGGTATCGGCAACAAAGAATCAGGATTTGGAGCCAAAAGACTTCAATGATTTTTATATGTACAGCGCTGACGATGGTTATGTGATGATTGATTACACCGACCTATATGCCATTGGCCGCAAGACCGACTATGAGTACGCCGTAGCTCCCGTTGCAAATGGCATTGAGCTTGGCTATGCGAAGGCCAGCGTTGTAAGTGACTTTGATGGTGCTGTGATCACTGACGGCAACAAGACCTACCATATTTTCCTTGAACCGAAAGTGGACAGTGTTGAGAAGGTACGTTCTGCTACAGTTGTCGAGACGATGGGAAGCAAATACCCGTATCTGTTTGCTGGCAGTGAAGCCAATTATTACAGCGGCCACTTCTCTGGTGTTGGCATCCGTTTTGATAACACAATGAAAGATTTTGATATCAATGGCGGCAATACGTTCCGTGATGAACTGAGCGAGTGGCTGACCAACGGTAGTGCGAAGCTGTTGAAGATGTTTGATGGCCGCAGATGGCTAATGGGTGTCAATGGCAATGTGTCTATCTCCTGCTCTGATCATTACGACAAGGGCGTATTGGAGTTCGACTTTGTGGAGCTCGGTGACGCAGAGAGTGAGAGCGACATGTATAACAATGGGCTGAGTGATTATCAGCCGGGAGGCGGCGTATGACATACCTTCCGACTGACGCAGACCTGGCGCTATTGAACAATCATTCGTCTAATATTTACTGCCGCATTGATATGCTGAACAAAGATTTTATTACAATTGATAGTTTGGAAGGTCTTGTGATTGATGGTTCTATTTCTATCGACTCAGAATCTGACGTGCGGCGAACCTTTAATGTGACCCTGTATCTGGGTAAGAAGAGCGGCATTTCTAGCCTGACGGAAGAGGATTGGATCAGTAAAAATGTGCGTGTATTCATTGGTCTGTCAGGAAGAGGAATGTCGAAAATCAGTGCTTCAAAGAGTATTGACGAGATGATCAGGGAAAATGCGGATTATCAGCTCGCTACGACGAATTATGATGATTTGATTCAGGACATCACAAATAGAGGCTATGCAAAATACGGTAATATCGACAACCTGAATCGAGATGTGCTGGTGTGGACACGAGCCAATATCTCAAAGTATCATACGTTCTTTGACCAGATCAATGACGGCACACCACCGGATGATCCAGCTGAAGCAGAGGAATGGTACACCAAACTTGGTGATTACTCTACGGTTTTGGGAAGTGATGATCCAATTTGTCAAGATGGCCCTTATATCGCATTTACACCAATGCTGCAGACCAAAGACGGACTTGTGCCGCTTGTGAAGGATGATATCTGGGCTTATCTGGATGCTGTGGCAACAAAAGCGAAGTCAATGAGCGGCGGTCTCTCCCCTGCCAATATCCTTGAGGTAGACAAATCAGGCATCGATAGTTTCGTGTATGGTAACAAAATGCATGTCCATGGGATGATTGCTGCTGTTGAAGGCATGGTTCTGAACGGAGTTACGCTTGGCAAGGTGGATGTTTCTGCTATTGCCGGTTAGAGCGAGGACGAACTAAGGGAGACCTACGGAAAAACCAGTGTGTTTGCAGGACATTCCATGCACGACATTCAAGCAGAAGTGATTGATACAAAGACCGAGCTGAATGAGCTGTATAACGACCTGTTCCTTAGCTATTCCAATTCAGCTGACAGTTCTTATGTTAATGGTGTGAAAATCTATTGGTACAACGAGGGGTGCTATACATTTACATCCAATGGCTTTACATATAGCGCAACAGAAAACACTGTGCAGGCAAGCTGTGTTGACTTGGTTTCTCGTATTAATGGAGATCTGGGTGGACAGCTGGTTGGTGGCACACATCGCATTGAGAAAGGCACTCGTATCGGTGATGCCATCTGGGCGGTGATGAGAGATGAGACGGAGTTTAAGAAATATTCTATCGACTATTGGAGCCGCACTGTTCCACATGACTTGGATTACGATACCGGCTCGACTGTTTGGGATATTCTATCAGAATTGCGTGACCTGTATTATCCGTTTGAGATGCGTTTTGACGATGATGTGTTTGTATGCAAAGAAATTCCCAGTGGATTTGATGACCCGCCTGTGCTTGACCCAGAAGTATTCGAGAAGCTTGTGACCAACGATGGCGAGTCGGCCACAGTGGATTATGCCGCTGTCCGAAACTGCGTTGAAGTGTTTGGTGCAACGATTGAAGCGGATGGAGCTGCCACTGTAAAAGGATGGTCTGGAACAAATAAAACAATCAACCTTGTATTGAACGCAACCGAATCAACATGGAAAAGTGAAACGAAAGTATCTTTTGTGGCTCCTGCAAATGTTGAAGCTGCCAAGACGGACAAAAATGGCAACGTAACAAGTGGCGCTATGACAGTTGTGTTGACATTTACATGGAAGTACAAGGATAAAGACGGCAATGAACAAGTTGGCTCTGAGACAAAGACCAGCACGCTGTATCGTTCTTTGACTGATGCCAATGGTTCAGATGTCATTCAAGACCCCGGATGTATTAAGGCTACAAAGTATTATGTTCTTCAGTGGAATCCGAATACTGGCCGCATCTACTTTTTGGGCCAACAGCAGAGTCACGCTATGGCAAAACTGGTGGACGAAATCCCAGCTGCCAAAGAGATCGAAGCTCAAAAGGCAGAAGATAACTGCGACAATATGGCTTTTATCTGTGTGAATGACCCGAACAATATTGATGACCTGTATAATGCACGGTTATCCATTGAAAAGATCGGTCGTAGAACTGAGATTTTATCGGGTGGAGACTACGAGAATTACACCACGGATGACGCGGCTATGGAAGTTTGCCAATACGAACTATGGAAGCGTGCCCGCCTGACTGACGGCCTGAGTGTGACTACGCGACTAGTTCCGTGGCTCGACGTGAATGAAAAGATCCAGTATGCTGCCAAATATCTTGGCGGTAAGACCCCCGTGGATTGGATTATTAAGAGCATCTCTATGAATCTGGGCGAAGGCACAATGTCGCTTTCTATGAGCCGCTATTATCCCTATTACACTTATATCGTAAACAACAAATATACGTTCTATCAGGACAATTTGTTTGATAAATATTTTCCCGAATTAACTGCCACTACGGCAGATGAACAATAAGAGAGGAGTGAGCAAATGGCACTATCTTTTGGAGAATCTAAGCGGTTGGCTGCGAAAAAAGCCGCAAGCCCCGCAAATGTTTCTGTTGATGATATAGATGTCGCAACTCTGGAATTAAATGACGAAGACCAAATTGCCGTGTATGATGATAACGGAGAAGAGACATTTGAGCGTAGTGGCAATTACACCTGGTTTGCTGATTACTCTGATGACCAGTGGTCTTACATCGACAAAAACAAAGACATTCAGCTGGATGTAAATCAGATTAATATCACACAGGAATCCAACTCGCAGGTTATTCCGTTTGAAATGCCGCGTTACTATGATGGTATTGACCTGCTTCAGATGACGATTCAGATCCACTACCTGAATGCAGACAGAGAAGAGAATTACGCTTCCCCTATCAACGTGAGCTACAGCAATACCAAGATCCGCTTCTACTGGCTGGTAGCAAATGATGCTACTGCAAAAGATGGCGAGCTGCAGTTTGAGATCATGGCATCCGGTGCTGTGAATGTCCCGAATACAAGCACCACCAAGAGCTATCTGTGGCGCACCCGCCCGAATGGCCGATTGAATGTGCTGAAATCGCTGACCGGCAAGCAGATGGTCGATCCGAGTGGCAATGACTGGTATACCCAGTTCCTGGCAACAATGAGTCAGAAGGTTGGCGAAGCACAGGTTGCCGCATCCGCTGCTGAGAAGAGCGCACAGGACGCAAAGAATGCAGTTGCAAGTGTGGATGAAAAGCTGGCGCAGTTCTATAAGAAGGACGAGGTTGATGGCTTTGTTACGATGCTGCGTGGTGAGATTGCTGCCGTTGATGGTCTGGCAAATTTCAATGTGCAGTATGACAACGATACTCGCACCCTGACGTTCCTGAATGGTGCTGAAGAGATCACAAAGATCAAGTTAAACACTGACCCTTCTGCTGAGTGGGTAAGCATGTATAACGGCATTGTGGACAATAAGATCAGCACTGCTGTGACCCCTGTCCAGACTGAGCTGACTGAATACAAGACCGCAAATGATGCCGCTGTACAGGAGCTGAAGAATAGTGTTGGTGACCTGCCTGAGACCCTGAAGTCCTCCTATTATAATAAGGAAGCCACCGACGCATTGCTCGATAAGAAAGCAGACAAGACGACCGTTGACGTGCTATCCAGTGATGTGAGCGGCCTGAAGAATACAGTTGGCGGCATTCAGACCTCTGTTGACCTGGCCAATGCGGATATCGCCAAGATTCAGGAAACCCTGAAAGACTTTAAGCCCGATGAGAATTCTGGCCGCGAGTATGATATCACCTACGAAGATTCCAAGCTGAACCTGTTGGAGAACGGCACGGTCAAGACCACTGTTATCATTGAAGGTGGCGGTGGTGGCGGTGGCAGTACCTCTACGATCACAATTGAGCGTATTGGCGAATCTTCTATCGCTGTTGTTAAGGGCGACACCGCAACTGTCGAATTCAACTTTACTTCTGTGGATAACTCCGGCGAAGACACTGGCGATGCTACTGGCGTATGGTACGTTGGTAACACAAAGGTCGCAACTTCGACTGTTTACCAGGGCAAGAACAGCTTCGACATCACTCAGTATCTGCACAATGGCGACAACAAGATCAAATTGCAGGTTACTGACTCCGTTGGCAGCATGGGTTCAAAGACTTGGAATATCAATATTGTCGAGTTTTATCTGGAGAGTATCTTCGATGATTCTCTGGTTTATAGTGGTGAAGTCACTTTCCGCTTTACTCCATACGGAAATATCGATAAGGACGTTTCCTTTACTCTGGATGGCAAAAAGCTTGGTAGTGTTACAACTGCGGTTACCGGCAGACAGATGACCTATGCAATTCCGGCACAGAGACACGGCGCTCACCTGCTGGAAGTGACCATGACTGCAAATATCAATGGCAAAGCTGTGACCAGTAATACCATTTATAAAGATATCATGTGGGCAGAGGAAGGCAATAACACACCGATCATCAGCTGCGCCACAAAGGAGTTCACAGCAAAACAGTACAGCACCACCGGTATTGTTTACACTGTCTATAACCCGGCCTCTTCTACTGCAAGCATTACGCTGGAAGTTGACGGCATCAAGACTTCTACACTGACTGTTGGTCGTACTGCTCAGACTTGGAGCTTTAAATCTTCTGATATTGGCACCCACACTCTGACAATTACTTGCGGCGCTACCATCAAGAGCATCACCGCAAAGATCGAAGACCTTGGTATCACTATTGAGCCCGTTAAAACCGGCCTGATGCTGGACTTTAATCCCGCTGGCCGCAGTAATGCAGATGTGAATCGTTTGTGGAGTTCCGGCAGCAATAAGATGACTGTCAGCGACAACTTTGACTGGGTGAACGGTGGCTACCAGATCGACGAAGATGGCGACACCTACTTCTGTGTCAAGGCCGGTACGACTGCTACCATCAGCTATAAGCTTTTCGCAGACGATGCAAAGAAGAGCGGCAAGAATTTCAAGCTGGTGTTTAAGACCACGAACGTCCGCAACTATGATGCTACTGCTGTGACTTGCTTGAATGGCGGTGTTGGTCTGAACATTCAGGCTCAGAAAGTTACGCTGACCAGCCATCAGAACAGTATTGATTTGCCCATCTGTGAGGACGATTTCCTTGAGTTCGAGTTCAATATTCTGCCGGACAAACAGTTCCGCGAGATGGTTCTGTGGTGTGACGGTATCCCCTGCCGTGTTGAACTATATGATACCAGCGACAGCTTTACTCAGGCTGCTCCCGTTGGTATTACCATTGGCTCTGACGACTGCGACGTTATTGTGTATCGCATGAAGAGCTACGGTATGAATCTGACGGATGATGAGATTCTGGACAACTTTATTGCCGATGCGAAGAATGCCGAAGAGATGGTCTCCCGCTATATGCGTAACGACATTACGGACGCAAGCGGCGAACTGACTCCTGACTTGCTGGCTGAGAAGTGCCCTGACCTGCGTATCATCAAGATCTCTGCACCTACTTTCACCACCGGCAAGAAGAACGAGGTCGCCAACACAACGATCCAGCAGATCTATAAGAATGGTCGTGCTAAGGAGGATAATTGGACTGCCACCGGCTCCCACAAGGGTCAAGGCACCAGCTCCGACCACTATGGCGCATCTGCTCGAAATATTGATATTAACTGCAAGGGCGGCTTTACGTTTGGTGACGACACTACCGGCGACACCTATGCACTGACCGAAAACAGCGTTCCTGAGAAGTATTTTAACATCAAAGTCAATGTTGCTTCCTCTGAGAATGCAAATAACGCCATGCTGGCGGATGATTTCAATGAGTTCAACCCCTATGTGCGTCAGGCTAAGAAGGATAATCCAAAAGTGCGTGATACCATGGCGTTCTATCCCTGTGTCGTGTTTATTCAGGAGACCGATACCACCAATGCGACCGTATTTAACGATGGTCAGTGGCACTTCTATGCCTGCGGCGACATTGGCAACTCCAAAAAGAACAAAGATACGATGGGTATGGACCCAGAGAACCACAAGGAATTTATCGTTGAGATCGACAACAACGCCGATGAGCAGACCCGCTTCCTGAGCGGCGATTTCTCACAGGAAACTTGGGACGGCGACCACTCCTTTGAGTTCCGTTACAGCAACCCTGCCTGCACTGATGAAGAGATCGAGGCCGGCAAACAGGCGTGGATCACAGCTCAGAACTGGGTGGTAAATGCGGATGATGAGGAATTTAAGGCACATTTCAAGGATCACTTCGATCTGGATTCTGCTATTTTCCATTATCTGTTTACTGAGCGGCACACCATGGTTGATAACCGTGCAAAGAACGTGTTCCCGCACACCAGCGATCTGATTCACTGGGACTTCTGCTTTGACTACGATAACGATACCGCTATGGGCAATGATAACGAGGGTGGTCTGACTCTGACTTATGGCTACGAGGACACTGATACTATCGGCACAAAGAATGTGTTTAACGCTGCTGACTCCAAACTGTGGTGTAAGCTGCGCGACCTATTCCCCGATGAGATAGCAGCGATGTTCCGCAACCGTGAGAATGCGCTGGCATGGAGTGCAACTCGTATTTTGAAAAAGTTCGAGGACTATCAGGATGTGAAACCCGAAAAGCTTTGGATCATGGATATGTGGCGCAAATATTTCCGCACCTACGAAGATCCCACCATCAATACCACCAGCTATCTGCCCATGATGCATGGCAACAAGCGACATCAGCGTCGGCAGTTCCAGCGCTATCAGGAAAAGTATATGGCATCTAAGTATTCCGGTTCTGCCGCAACCAGTGATGATATGACCATTCGTGGTTATACTCCCACCAACTGGACTGGCGTGAAGCCGGATGGCACCTTCCATATCACACCCTACGCTGATACCTATGTCTCTGTTCTGTACGGCTCTAACCCTGTGAAGGTGCGTGGCAAGCGCGGACAGACCTACACGATTGAATGCCCGATCACAGCAATGAACGATACTGAAGTTTATATCTATAACGCTTCTATCATTCAGAGCATTGGTGATATCTCTGGCTTCTATCCCGGCTATGTTGACTTCAGCCACGGTGTTAAGCTGACTGAGCTGAAAGTTGGTTCCGGTGTGAGCGGCTATAAGAATACGAACATGACCGATTTCGCTGTCGGTAATAACACTCTGCTGGAACATTTGAACTTGCAGAACGTGCCGAACCTGAAGAAATCTATTGGTCTGACCGGATGCACCAGCCTGACCGAGTTCTATGCTGACGGCTCTGGTATTACCGGTGTCTCTTTTGCAAGCGGCGGCAAGATCAAAATCGCCCACCTGCCTGCAATTGCCAGCTTAACCGCAAAGAACCTGAATTATCTGACTGACCTGACGATTGAGGATTACACCAATATCACTACGTTGACAGTTGAGAAGTGTGCAACCATCGATCTGAAAGATATGCTGGGCAAGTGCACCAACCTGAACCGTGTGCGCATCACCGGCATTGATTGGGAACTAGCTGATACTTCCCTGCTGAATCGCCTGTATGCAATGAGCGGTCTGGATGAAAATGGCTACAACACTGACCATTCTGTCGTGGAAGGCAAAGTGCATGTGCCTATTATCCGTGAGCGTGAGAAGCTGCTGTACACCGAGCGCTGGCCTGACTTGGAGATCACTTACAACACCATGATCAACCAGTATGCTTGGAAGTTCGTGAATAAGGATGGCGCTGTTCTGGATATCCAGTATATCGACAAGGGCGAGCGTGCAGTTGACCCTGTGACCCGCTCTGACAATCCGATCCCGACACCTACCTTCCCAAGCACCATCAGTACGGTATTTACATTCAGTGGCTGGGACACCGAATTCACTCCTGTTTTTGAGAATCAAACTGTTACTGCTGTGTACGATGAATCTGTGCGTCAGTATCGTGTGCGCTATATGAATCGCGGCGCTGTTCTACAGCAGACAACTGCTCCGTATGGCTCTATGGTTCTGTATGATGGCGATACTCCAACCTATACCAGCGAAGAGACTGCTTATAAATATTATCTGTTCAGTGGTTGGGACAAGGGCGGCTATGTCAATGGCGATAAGGATATCAATGCTGTTTACGATATATGCGAATACGTCAGCGGCTATTTCAGAGACAAGCAGCTGAGTGACCTGCGTCCTGTTGAGATCTATGCCATGACCAAGGTAAATCTGGAGCAGAGTGTTGTTTCTGACAAAGACGCTATCACCATCAAGATGGGCAACGACTTTACCTTTAGCGACGTGGAAGAGAAAGTTCTGTTCAACGAGCCGAAGATCTTTACTGGCAAGAATTATGTCGATACCGGCGTATCTCTGTTGTCTGAGGACCGCAGCTGGGTTATGGCACTGGACTATCGAATCGACGAAGATTCTGCCGCAAACTCTGTGATTGCTCAGTGCTTCCAGACCAACGGCATGAATGGTTTCCGCTTCTGGGTCAACAATGGCTCTAAGGTTGCCTGGGGTACTGAATCCACCGCCGGTGCACATCTTGGTTCTCGTGATATGATCGTTCTGCGCCATACTAAGGGCGAAAATGGTATTCACGTTTATGCGGCAAATACCACTGCTGCCGAGATTGGCTATATTCAGCTGAACCGTACTCGCACCACACAGACGAATGCCACTCTGGTGTTTGGTTGTGCTAAGGCAGACGACGGTGCTTACGAGCGTTACGCAAAGGGAACAATCTACTGGGGCAAGCTCTGGTATACCGATCTGGGTGACGCTGCCTGCCGGAAGTTGGCTGCATGGACACATGAGGACTTCACCTTCGAGGCTTGTGGCTTTAAACGGTATTACCTGAGTGACAATTCCAACAAGCGTTGTTCTATCACCTTTATTCAGGCTGGACTGCTTGGTCAAAAGATGGCTCTGAATACTGGCTCCACCAACACTGGCGGCTGGGCAGATGCGAATATCCGTACATTCCTTGACGGTCGTATTCTGAATGCTCTCCCGATTGGTTGGCAACAGATCATCAAACAGGTCAAGGTTGGCAGTACCATTGGTGATAAGAGCAGTGAAGTTGTGACTGCGGACAGCTATTTCTATCTACCCTCTGTGGCCGAGCTGTTCCCCTCTCAGAATGTCGAGCCTTATATTTATGAAGGTACGGCAATCAGTTTTATGACTGATAATACCAGCCGCATCTGCAATGACGAGAATGGCAATCCCGCTGCATATTGGACGCGAAGCCCGAATGCTCAGTATGGCAGCTATTTCTGGTCTGTGACTGTGACTGGCGAATATTACGGATTTACCCCTGCAAATAACGAACAGGGTATCCGCTTGATGTTCAGTGTTTAAGGAGGTGTTGAGAGTGTACTACAAGGTATTGAAAAATGGCCGGGTGATCGATGCTCTTGACCACCTGCGCTTTGTAAAGTATCAGCCCAAGCACGATATTATGGTGAACTGTGTGGAAGATGATGCACAGGGAATTATCAGCAGTGACGGCAATCATATCTGGCATGTGGACGGGTATTACCTCATCCCTCGCCCCGAGTATGACACCGTGGAACTGCAGGAAATTGACCTGTATGAATATGAGCAGCTGAAAGCCTTGGGTGGTAAAACGCCTGAGGCTATTATTGATGCTTACACTTTGAGTTTGATTCAAGGAGGGCTGCTATGAGTGACGAGAGGAAGTATAGTGAGTTCGTTGAGAGTATGCATCGGCTGTACAATGACGGAATGATTCAGGACAAGCTCCTGGACAATCTGTTTGCCGGACACAAAATCTCAAAGGACGAGTATCTGTATATCATCAGGAAGGAGGTGTGATATGTATACCTTTTTGATCAATGAGGATAATACACTGACCGTAAGCAAGCGGGAACGCATTATGGAGCGCAGTAAGCAGGTGGATACTCTCCATTTTCTGGCTGACACTACATACAAGGATGTTGACATGAGTGAATTCACCGTGATGCTTGAATACGTTCTGCCCATCAGCAAGCGATATAAGACAGAGATTCTGGAGAAATCAGAAGAGCTTTATAAGAACAAGCTGGAGTATAAGCTGCCTATCGACACCAACCTGACCAATGAGCCGGGCGATATCCAGATTCAGCTGACATTCGTTGATGTGACAATGGACCCAGATGGCACGACTGTTCAGCACGTGCGCAAGGTTGGCCCCGGCGTGATCACTGTTGTTCCCATTCAGAATTGGAGCGACATTGTTCCTGATGAGGCTCTGGGTGCACTTGACCAGCGCATTATCGCACTGAATGCACAGATCAAGGCACTGAGTGATCGTAACAACGCTATTCTGGATGGTAAGGCTGATGACCTGAGCTACAATGACGACCATACCCTGCAGCTGCTGGCCAACGGTAAGCCCATCGGTAGTGCAGTCAAGATTACTCAGGAGAGCGTCGAAACTGAAGACGGTAGTTTGCGGGTGGTTCCGTTCTAAGCCATCCGCTTCTTTTATAAGGAGGCAAAGATGGCACAGGCTAAATATTCCAAGCTTGGATATGGTAACGCCGAAGATGTAGAAGCTGCGATTGCGCTGGGAATGTTGGACGGCAGGGATATGATCATCACAAAGGATTCCTCGGAGTTCATGTATGTGCGTGATGACCTATCCGTTCAAAAGATTCGTCCCCGCAATCGTTGTTTCGCCAGCGTTACTGAAGCAAACGAGCAATTAAATGAGACGGAAGACACTTATGCAGGTCAAACCGTTATGGTGAAAGACGAAAATGGCAAATATGCTCCGTGGATTGTTCAACAAAGCGAAGCCACGGGGCTTTTTTCTATTGAACCTTTTTATGTTGAGCCGACAAATTTTGTTTGGCAAGAATTTTAAGAAAGTGAGGCAAAGATGGCTAATGTAAATTTTGGCTATGGTACAAAAGCGAATTATGATAAGCTGACTACCAAAGATGCCAACACATTGTATTTTATTACAGACACGCGCCAGATTTTCAAGGGTACTGATGAGTACACCAAGAGCTGCAAGCTGGTGAGCGCTCTGCCTGCAAGCGGTCAGATTCAGGGTCTGCTGTATATCCGTATGACTGACTATACCTTCCACATTTGGAATGGCACTGAGTTCGTACAGCTGAATCGCCCCATTGTGACTGAGATTCCCAATGCGGATGCAAGCGACGACAATCTGCCCACCACCAAGGCTGTGGCTGACTATGTGAATGCAAAGATTGCCGCAACCGAGGGCAAGGAAGGTCTGTTCGTTACGGATGTCACATACTCCCCTGCTACCGGCACTCTGAGTGTGGCAAAGAACGGTGCTCCTGTTCCAACCGTGATGAGCGGCCTGACCCATGATCCCACCTATGATGCTGAGACCCGCACCATCAAGCTGCCTGTGTTTGGCGGCGATGAGCTTGTGATCAATCTGGGCAAGGATCTGGTTGTGAAGACCGGTACATACAACACAAAGACCCACGAGATCGAACTGACTATTACCACTGGTGAGGTCGTGAAGATCCCTGTTGCTGCTCTGATCGATATCTATGTTGGTGTGGTCACTCCTACTGCTGAGGTCACTGTTTCTGATGACAATAAGATCTCTGTCAATGTTCGTGTGTCTACCAAAGGCAATAACAGTATCACCGTTGAGGAAGATGGTCTGTATGTTGCAGTGCCGGACGCTTACACTAAGGCTGAAGCAGACGCGAAGGTCAAGGTCGTTAATGACAAGCTGGACGAGCATATCAAGGATGCTGTAAAGCATATCACTGCTGACGAGCGCAAGGCTTGGAATGCAAAGCCCACTCAGGATGAGCTGGCTGCTGCGAAGGCTGAGGCTATTTCTACTGCCGCCGATGACGCAACCACCAAGGCTAATGCTGCTTTGACTAGTGCAAAGACTTATGCAGATGGTCTGAATACCACTATGGATGGCCGTGTGCAGGTGCTGGAAGGCGCTATTACCTGGAAATCCCTTGATGGCTAATTGATTTGTTTCACCACATGGCAATGACGCTGTGTGGTGAATCTTATTAATCAAAGGAGTTGAGTATGGCAAATTTATCATTACGCGAGGTCGCACAGTCTCAGCTGGATCAAGCTCCTGTGATTGACGGCCAACTGATCGTATGTACTGATACTGGAAGCACTTATCGAGATATCGGCACAAGACGAATTCAAATCAGCAAAGACTTGGAGATCGTAAGCTCGCTTCCGCTGGCTCCTTTGTCTAATAAGATTTACTACCTGCGTCCAGACAGCTTGTATGTTTATAGTGGCGATGACTGGATTCTTTTGAACCCATCAAAATTCACACTGGAAGCAGACAAAAATGCGGTCAATGGCGAAGTTAATATCAATCTAATTCTGAACGGTACGGCGCAGGACAAAATCAAAATCGCTGGCGGTGGTGTGACCACAGTGACAACTGGCGAGACGGGCGATATCACGATTGATACCCCGCACCCGGATGAATTGCTGGCTGCACTGACGAATGAAGAGATCGACGCGATCACTGGCGGTATGGTTGATGATAGCGGCAATCCCCTGCCTACGCCGCAGGTTGTTGTGGATGCGACACTGACTGTATCTGGACGTGCTGCTGATGCAAAGGTAACTGGTACAAGGATCTCTGAGGCGCTGAGTATTGCAAAATCAGCTGATGCCGGGCTGACCAACGTACGCACCGAGCTGGACAAGTTGAAGCTGGATTCTGTTGCGGTGGACAAGACTATGACAAAAGAGAATTTCGTCGCTGATGCCAAAGCTGTTGGTGATGCTCTGGCGGGGAAAGCAAATGTAGAACATAATCACGATGACCGCTATTATACAGAAGACGAAATCAATGTAAAGCTCTCAAAGAAAAGCGATGATGGCCACACCCATGACGAGCGATACTACCAGCAGAATGAGATCGACGAGAAGCTGAAGGTAAAGGCAAATACGATCAATATCCACACACTGACTATTCCGACTACAAGTTAGCTTACTGACGATACGGTGGACCGATATTCAAAGTATATTGACCTCGACATCGATGGAATCACCTCAAAGGATGTTATTTCTATCAGCGTGACACCGGCCAGTGCAAAGGTGGCTTCATACGCCCAGTTTGCAAATCCTGAGACCTTTGATGGATATGTGCGTCTGAGAGCTGTATCAGTTCCAACGACTGCGATTACAGCTCAGTATTATATCGTGCAAGGCGGCGGGCAAACAGATAGCGGTAGCGGTACTGTTGTTGAGGGATATACCAGAGCACAGGTGGATAATAAGATAGCGGCGGCAATCAAGGTAGCCAAAGAAGAACAGAAGCTGCTTGATCACCCTGTTGGAAGTATTTATCAAAGCGTAGAACCGACAAGCCCCGCTGAATTGTTTGGTGGAGAGTGGCAGAAAATTGAAGATCGTATGTTGATTGCCGCAAGTAGCACGTATCCTGTAAAGAGTACGGGTGGAGAGGCGACACATAAATTGACAATTGACGAGATGCCAAAACATAGGCATTCTTTGGATAGTCTTAGTTATAGTGCTGGTCCAAGCGAAATTGACACTAATGGAAATGGTGTAGGTTATAAAAAGAGCCCTACATATCCTATTTATGCATCAACTTACGCTGGCGGCGATGCTGCTCATAATAATATGCCACCATACTACGCTGTCTACACTTGGCTCCGTACAGCATAATCACATTGTAAAAGGAGGATTACGAAGCATGGCAATCGGGGACTTAAATATCGCAGGGGGGGGGGTAGAAGCCTACCCTATTGGCTCGATTTATATGAGTTTTAATTCTACTGAACCAAGTATATTGTTTGGTGGAACATAGGAAAGAATCAAAGATAGATTTATTTTAGCAGCTGGAGATAGCTACACGGCTGGAGCGACGGGTGGCGAGGCGACACATGAACATAATTGGGGTTTGCGATATAACTTGTTTTATGGTGGATTCATGGGCAGAGATAATGAGGTTTTACGTGGATTAAAATATTCTGGAACTAGTATCGCAGGCATTGTCGAAAATACAAATACAGGCGATTCTAATGCGATGGTTTCAAATACAGGTATTGGCAGTGATTACACAACAGACACTCGCAATTCTGCCGGATATAATTTGATTTCAAACACCAGTTCCGCTTCTTCTCTGCCGCCATACTTGGTCGCTTATATGTGGTATCGTACCGCATGATTGTGGCAATTTTCGCTGCTAAAATATTCGTTTTATAAGGAGGCAAAATATGGCACTAGGAGAAATGAATAGCGGGAACAAAACACTTCCTGAATGGAGTGAAGTGCAGAATAAACCATCTGAATTTAACCCTGCCACTCACATACATAATGCCCTTTACCCTGAAGGAGATAATCGAAATGATAATACTTCTCCGTCTGATTATTATGGCGTTGATAGAAACGACTATAACGGTCGGCTGATTTTTCGTGGTTTGAAGCTTAGTGACAAAATTGGGCTGTCAAGTGGTCATTCATGTGCGTTTTTGATTGGTTTATCTTCTTGGTACGATGACACGGGCGGTGGTTCCTTTGAATTCGCTTTTAGCAATGGTAACATTTACTATCGTCAAGGCACAACTTCATGGGGCGACTGGAAGAAAATTGCTACAGCTTAAAGGAGGTATGAATTATGGCTTTAGGAAATATGAATATTGGTGTCGATAGTGAGTTCATTCCGTCCAACCTCAATACGGTTCTTACCCCCCCACAGATTCTGACGAAGTTGTGATGAATACGAGTGTAGCCGGGTATCACCGTAAGCCACTAAGTGCATTGTGGAGTTAGATTAAGAGTAAGATGGATGATGAAATTATCACTATCACAAAGAGCATTACTATAACAACAGACTGGCAAGATACAGGAATCAAAGGGAATGATATTCCTGGATTTGGCACATACGCTGTACAATTTCATGGTGGTGATCCAACGATAAGTATCTGGGGAGATTATTTTTCGGGTATTATGACGTGGTATAACAGTGAAACAAACAACAATGATGCAGACGAAATATCACTTCATTGTGCAGGTCATGCTCGAAATGGTCAATTATTTTATCTTAGAACATTGCGTCATGGTCGAGGCGGTGATGATTTGACATTGCAAATTAAAGGAAGTTCTACTGCGTCGAGTGCTGATATTTTTACATTCAAATTCCGCAGACTGATATAAACAACGCACTACAAATAAAACGTTTTTTTATAAGGAGGCGATCACATATCGATGAGTGACGAAAAGAAAAGTTGGCTAGACAGAGCGGGTGCGATTCACCTCTGGAAAACGATCGAGGCTATGCTTGGAACAAAGGTAGACAAAATCGAAGGATTCGGCCTGTCCAGCAACGACTATACAACAGAAGAGAAAAATAAACTTGCTAGTTTAAGTGACCCTAATGTAGCTACTACTGAAAACAACGGCTTGATGAGCTCGGCTGATAAAGCAAAGCTGGATGGTATTGAAGCTGGAGCTAACAATTATACTCATCCGGTATACGAAGCAAAACAGGCTGGATTATATCGCATCAGTGTTGATAATACAGGCCATGTGGCAACAGCAGATAAAATGACGAATGAAGAGTTGACTGCAGAGGGTGTCTCCCCTGCCGACCATACGCATGACCTGGGCGAATTGGTAGATACACTGGAGACGAGTGCTGATGCTGTTGAAGATGCTAACACTGTTATGGTTGGTGCTACAGTTACGAGTGACGATGGCAGTGCAACTACGAAGTACACCCGCAGACCACTGGCTGCTTTATGGAACTGGATTAAAGCGAAGGCAGATACGTTATATGCTGCTGTTGGACATACACATAATTACGCTGGTTCTACTGAACCGGGTGGTGATGCGCTGAACGCAATGAAGTTGAAAGGTTACGATGTCAGTATGTATGGAAGCGCAAACTATTAGAACGCGATTCCTCGAATTGACGATGCTGGCGTTATGGAGATAGGTGAATATCTTGACTTTCATTCTACAGATGATAGAGATACGGATTACAATATTCGTATGGCAGCTTCTGACGATGGTACGTTGGCTGTCATTAAAGCGGCTGGACAACCTGCTTCAATTACAGCAAATCTAAATGGCACTGCTGATTTTGCAACTGAAACGCAAATTGATAGACAACAAACGGTCGATTTATCAAGTTTAGATACAAATACTTGGTATCCTGTTGTTACACAATGCGGTTGGCCTGGCCTACATCATATCAAATGTAACGTTCAGTTAAATTCAGGAACAAAGCCATCATGGTCAACACATAGTTCTGGTTTTACCGCTGTCGTGGAACTACTCACATTAAGTCCCGGTTGGGGCACAACAGGAGGACATTGTATATGTCTTTGTAATGATCAGCGGTTTATTTCAGATTCATCAAAGCCACCTGTTGGGTATACAATGATGTGGAATGGTTCTATGTGTGTATTCTGGCTTCGTGGCGGTGGTATATATCATCTATATGCTGATTATAAAACCACATAGAGTTTACAAACATCATCTTATACAAACAACGAAGAAACAGTATCTCCCACAACGTCTTATCCGGGTATATCTATAAATCGGTCTACTATTACAGCGAATATAGACGGGAACGCTACCATCGCTACCACTGGTGTTCGTGATTATAATAATGCAAATAATACAATTAAAATTGGTTGGTCGGGCGCAGACCTTGATGCCAACACGCTTGCTTATGTTGCTGGCTATACTTCCGATATGAAGATTCATACTGCTTCGAAAGATGGCGTGCGGAGCTGGTTAGGAAATGGCGTTTCCGCCTCTGGCTAGAATTACGTTCGTTTCGATGACGGAACACAAATATGTTGGGGTTCATGTGGTAATAACTCATTTTCTAGTTTTGGCGCAGCTTTTGCCAACACAGATTATCGCATTGGTATGAGTGAATGGAAAAGTAGCAGCTGGGAAAACTATGCAATTGGTGGTAAATCAACCACTGGTGTCACCCTGCGAAGTGAAAATAATACGATGGAATATATTGCAATTGGACGATGGAAGTAAGAGGTGATGTATATGGATGAAATAAAAAAAATCGAAAAGAATGAGGAGACAGGGACACCAGGCGAAACCCCTAGCGAGCCAGTTGAAGGTCTCCCTATTCTTCCATCTATTGAAGATGTTGTAATTGGCTATCAGGTAAAGAAGCCTGTTGAAACACAAGCAGAATGTGACGTGTATAGTGTTGTTGTTGCCGCCGTGACAAAACATAACGAGACTGCTGTGTCTGGTGATTACTACTGGATGATTGCTGATTTAGACGACTGTTATGAAGTACAACAGCACGAACCAGTTCCTTCAGAGGATATGAAGCTTGAATCTCTCAAAACAAGTAAAATATCCCAGTCAAAAATCGCTCTCTCCACCTTCCTGTCTCTGCATCCAATCCAATGGTCTGATGGCAAGTATTACAGTGTCACCAGCGAGAAGCAAGCTCTCCTTACAAGCAATCTTGCCCTATATCAGATCTCTACAGCCGCCGGGCAGCCTTTTAAACTGACATGGAATTCTACCGGCGATGAATGTGTGGAGTGGACTTATGACGATCTGGCCGCTTTAGCACTGGCGATTGGTGTATATGTGAAACCATTTGTCTCTCATCAGCAGGAATTGGAGATTGGTATCAAGGCATGTACGAACAGTGCAGAGGTAGATGCTATTGAAATCAGTTATGATGCTGTACTAGCAGAATATCTGGATCTTCACGCAGATAAGGATGTGACCGAATGAGCAACAAACTTCGTGAACTAATCAAATGTGGCATCCTCTTTTTGATCGGAGGATGCCTTTATTATTGCATCGAAATTCTGTGGCGCGGGCACTCTCATTGGACGATGGCCGTTGTCGGTGGCATCTGCTTTCTTGTGATCGGTGGACTGAACAACTATATTCCATGGGAAATGCCGCTTTGGAAACAGGCTGGTATTGGAGCGCTCTTTGTGACTGCTATGGAACTTGTGGTAGGTGTTCCGCTGAATTTGATGCTTGGCTTACATATCTGGGATTACTCTTCCCTGCCGTTCAATCTGCTAGGTCAAATCTGCCTGCCATTTACAGTATTATGGTTCTTCCTTGCGTTGCTATGTATCTTTGTTGATGACTGGCTGCGTTACGTTCTATTCAATGAAGAGCGCCCGCATTATCACTGGCGTACTGTATGTGATGGCGGAAAACGCACATAAAGAGAAAGAGCCCCTGTGACGATGGCTACATCACAGAGACTCTAACTCATGCAACAACTCATAGAAATGAGGTTGTACTAGCCCGATGGAGGGTTTGTACTGCTATCACTATATCACGTTGATAGAATTTTGTCAATTGAAAGGAGGAATTATGGCGCAGGAAATCTTAAAGCCGCTGTTGTTAGACGAGACCGGCAAAGAAATCGTGACAGCACTAAACGCTATTGTTACACAGCTGACCGAGATCAATGAAACACTGAAAGCCAAAAACACAGACGGTGGTACGAATGGTGGTGAGAAAACATGATAGGAAGTTTGAATGCCGCACCTCACGTCTATTCTTTTACCATACAGCAGCTGTAGACCATGTTACTGAGCATCTGTGGTGGCATCACTGCTATTTCAGCCGCTATCGCTGTTATCATCAAGGCAATCAATCATGCGAAAGCCCCGGATGACAAGCAGAATGAGCGACTGAATGCCCACGATGCAGAGATTGAGAAGATTAATAGAAAACTAGGTGCAGATAAAGACAGGCTCGACCTGTTTCAATCCAAGCTGGTCTCATTAGAAGAGCACCAGAAAGAAAACAGTATCACGCTGGAAGTACATGACCGTAAAATTCTCGAATCAGAACAGCGTATCAGTCACAGTGAGCAGGGCAATAATGTCACCATGAAGGCTCTGCTTGCACTCCTCAGTCACGGTATTGATGGCAACGCGATCGAGCCAATGAAGGAGGCAAAGGCTGCACTTGAGAACTATTTGATCGATGGTCAGAACAACACAAAGAATATTACGAACTAACCCGAGACTGCGTGTCCCGGGCTTTTTTATTTTGGAGGTTTATTATGATGGATATTATCAATGAGCTGGTTTCTGTTATCGTCCGCCTGGTTATTGCTGGTGCTGGTACTGCCTTTATGGCCTATGGTATCCCCTATCTGAAAAAGATCGGCGTGTACAAGCTGGTACAGATCGCTGTTCGTGCCGCAGAGAAACTGGGGGCAACCGGCGCTATCGAAAAGGCCGACAAGAAGAAATACGTTATTGAGGCTCTGGAACGTCTGGGTGTGAAGATCACTCCAACTATTGAGACCATGATTGAGGCCGCTGTCAAAGAGATGGACATCCAGAACGATAAAATCAAGGACGAGTTCAAAAAGAATTGAAGGTGTGATGAAATGGGTGTTATTACATACTCTATGAAGAAGGACTAGAACAAAAAGGTGTCGGCTCATTTTTCCGTCTATGAGTTCGCCTGCTCCGATAAGAGTGATACAGTTCTGGTTGATAGTCAGCTGATTGAGGTGCTGGAACAGATCCGCGCTCACTTTGGCGCTCCTGTCCACATCAACTCTGGGTATCGTACTCCTGCCTATAACATCTCAATCGGTGGAAGCCCTCGTAGCCAACATTGTAAAGGAACTGCCGCTGATATCTGGATCAAAGGCGTTGACCCGATTCGGATCGCACTGTATGTATCTTCCCTGCCCTACTTTGCAAAGAGTGGTGGTATTGGATATTATAGCCGTGCTGTGCTTACGAGCGGCTTTGTTCATGTTGATGTGCGCACCACACGCAGCCGCTGGATCAGTAAATCTGGCACGAAATATATCAGTGTAGCAAATCTTATGCCGACTATCAGACAGGGTGCGAAAGACGCTATGAATGGCGCTTCTTATGCTGTAACTGTACTGCAACGGCATCTTGGTGTTAAGGCTGACGGCATTTTTGGCGCGAATACCAAGGCGAAGCTGATTGAGTATCAGAAAGGACACGGGCTGGCTGCAGATGGCATCTGTGGGCCTGCTACATGGGGTTCGTTTTGATGGCAGACAACCAGAATACATTTCGTGCAGGAGACAAAATTAAATTAGACGGAATATTATTTTCAAACAGCCAAACACACTGCGGTATGCGCCGCTCTGGTGAATGGTATATTTTTGATGGGAAACTTGTGAACGGGCGTTATCGAGTGACGAATCTTGAGAGCCGCATCGGCAAGTATCCAATCTCAGTGAATGTATCGGGCTATGTAGAGCCGAGTGATATTGAACTGATATAAAACGAATGGGGTATTGATCCTTAATTGGACCAGTACCCCATTTTTTAGCATTTATTTTATCTCCTCCTGCAGCCATTCCTTCCAACCATTGATTGTGCGAGGGCAATTATCTTGTTGTGCAACTATTTCATACAAAAGCGCTGCTAACTCATCGTCCGATAGATTACGAATCGCTTGAGCCTTATTAGCCGCCGGGTGTCTATGAAATATAAACGCGAGTGCAAGGTCAAGTATTTTTGGATTGTTCATTGTTCCACCTTATGAAATACAACTGGAGCATCCTCTATTTCCAAATCAGCGGCAATCACCATTGGCGACAACCACCTTAAAACCAACAGTCTATTCTCAGGCTCGTTCTTGGGACCTGTCCAGAAATGATGCCAGTGACCACGACGCATGTGAGGGCGCGGTGAGTTGTGAGTAGTGGGTTCAGAGTCGCTATCAGATGCCTTCGTTTTCTGTTGACGGATGGCTGCGCCGATTCTTTCGCCAACATCCCATTTACGAATCTCAGAATATTTATCTTTGATTACTTTGCCGCGCTTTGTTACAGTTGCCTGTTCTTCATCTGGGGCAATCTCTGCGTTCTGTGCCAAAATATAAAGGACGACCTGCATGACTTGTTTGATAAACGTGATCGTCTCTTCATCTTTTGCGGGGTCTGCCTCTGCATACTTTTCCAGCTTTTTATTTCCTTTGGCGTGTTCAGCGAGCTGTTCATTTAACTTTTTGATACTGTTTTCAATGGTTCCGGCATCAAGGTCGATGGGATAAGTGAACGAATCCCCATTCTCAGAAAGGAACGTCAACTTCAAATCACGCTCATGCAGCTTAACATTATAATCAAGAGACACGAAGAAACCGTGAATCTTTTCATTGTCGAAATAAGTATTGGGCAACTCAACATAAAAACACTGATACGGGAGATGCATCAGAATATCGACAGGTATATCGATGTCATCCTTTTGTTCAAAGAGAAGGTCTTTTATATCTTCGTTGATAATATAGACTTCTTTACTGAGCCTCCACGGTGCCAAAACAGAAACGAGCTGCGCACATGTCACAACAGCGCTCACTTCATTCATCGACAGACGGCTAAGGTCATGCCCATCCGATACAACAGTCAGTGCGGCTTCGATTGGAGTATAACACCACTCAGGCCATGATACAAAACTTGCTGTACCATTCATATCATGGAATTCTTCCATCTCTTTCCACACGATAGGATATTGAGTAGTGAGAGCTCTGAGCATTTTAAGAGGGAGATAGATATCTTGTTTCATAATATTACCACGCCTTTGAATTGATATTGTAGTTTGGGAAGTAATCTGCAAGTTCTGCAGCGTCCAGATAAGCCTCCCAAGTTGCACGGGCCACAGCACGAGCTTGATCAGCGTCACGCAATTTAATTCTCCTTATGATTCGGATGTCCTCGATAGCGTCCTTCTCTTCTTGTGTTGTATCGGGGTCGCTACGATGTTTATCAAGCCACATAGATACCGGGAATTCATTCGTTTTGCTGTCATAGCCTTTGCGCTTCTTGAACTCTTCGATGATATCTCCACAGTCATAATACCTATCCATGAGCTGATTGTATTCTTCTGTGGCCTTGTTATACTTCTCGTGTGCCGCCTCTGATTTTTTGAGTAGACGATCGACGAGCTCTTGAAGTTCCTTAGTAGGGATGGTTTGAAATTCCTCCATGGTTGCGACCTCCATTCGGTTTTCTTTAACTCCATTATATCACATAGCGAACGCCATGACAAATAAAAAAGGGCGCAGGTCGCCCTACGCCAATTGAAAAATTACTTATTCTTCATCTTCCAGATCATCGACCTCGTCATCTTCTGTACCAGGCACGATTGCCATCTCTTTCAAGCTTTCGCCCTGTTTGATAACATTAGTTTTATCGTACTGCTCTTGCTCTCCCATAACCGTATCCATAATAGCTGCAACTTGTTCGTGCATCTCATCTGTGATATGAGTATAGTATTTAAGAGTAACATCAATCTTGCCATGCCCTAAACGTTCCATAACATATCGAGGATTGACTCCTTTACTTGCAAGAATGGTAGCATGGGTGTGACGGAGATAGTGGAATTTAAAATCAAATCCAGCTTCTTTCTTACAAATGCGAGCAAGAGTTTTATCAGAGCTGGTCACATACATTTCGCCGTTTGGTTTAACATTGATAAAATCATCAACGGTAATTAACACAGCTGGCTTCCCATAAAACTCTGGACGACGATCCATGACCTTGTTACTTCCCTTCCAGCCAGCACCAAACAGCTCTTTATTCTCTGCATATTTATTTTGAAGGGCTTTCAGATAGTCGATTAGTTTTTGATTCATTTTTATACTGCGCAAAGAGTTTGGTGTTTTAGGATAGACAAGGCTCCATACTTTATCTTGGAATTGAAGCTGACACCCAACTTGAATGGTTTTATTGTCCCAGTCTATATCGCTGAATCGCAGTGCAAAACACTCTCCTACACGAACGCCGAGATATAAACCAAGTTGGTAAGCCGTGTATAGATTTGTTGATTGGAATCGCTTATCCATCCATTCGATTTGCGGCTGAGTATAATATCTTATCTCCTTGCCATACGCACGATAGTCTTTTGGTGGAGTCACATCGTCCATTGGGTTGGTTTTGATATATTTCTTTTTCTTTGCAAGAGCAAATAACACAAGAAGAAAATTATAAACACTGCGAACATAAGCCGCACTTAACCCTTGTTCAGAATGACCAGACATTTTATTTTTCTCTTCTTTAACTTTATAGTTGATGAATTTTTGAATTCGCTCAGTTGTAATTTGATACAGATAGTTTGAAGCAAATTCTGGTTCTATTTGATTTCTATAAAGTGACTTGTAGCGAACAATGGTTGTATATTTTCGAGTCAGCGGAGCCTCCTCTTCAATGAATTCCTCATATAGTTGTTGCATTGTAATTTTTTGTTCTGCTTCTATATATTCACCCGTTTTAAGTAGTTCATTTTCTACAAGAGTCATTGCGGCAGCCGCTTCCTTCTTTGTGGCAAAGCCGCCTTTCTCTTTTTGCATACGCTTACCATTGACAGCACCAAGGTCAACTCGATACGACCACTTGTCGCCTCTTTTTCTAATGGTACCCAT